GACAATTACATGGGGCTAAATAATCCAAATGTATTTCTGCCAATTATCAGTATTGTTGTCTCTATCCTTGTGGTAGCAGGCGGATTTGCAGCATTCAAACAAGGTTTCTTTAAGCAATCGAGCGAGATACAAGGACAGACCATTGATGCACTCAAAACGCGAGTGGAAACACTGGAGTCTCAAGCAGAATCCGATGCCAAAGAGATCAAGCGCTTGAGAACCATTATCAACACGGTCAGATTCGCGCTCAAGAAGAAGGGGATACTCATCGAAATCGAGGGCGAATATATAACGCTGATCGAAAATGATGTCCAGAGCAAGAGCACACGTATGCAGGCCGACGACCCAACGGGCAAAGTACGACCAATCAAAACAAAACTCAAGAATAATAGCGACGATGACGATATAGACGCAAGTTAGCGTCTAGACGAAAGGATATATTCATGTCAAATACGGTCACGTGGAACGATCCAGATAAGGTGCAAAAAAGTCAGGGACAATATTCCCCAGGTGTGATGTACCTTGTTGATCCCGTCACCCAGAAAGTAGTAAGCCCTGGAGGTGGGGGCGGAGGTGGAGGCGCTGTAACCGATATCACAGCGTCGGGCAATCTGACCACAGCGAGCGGCGCTGGTAGCACGGTATCCATAGCGCTCGGCACTGGTCAGGCAACGTGGGAAGCGCAATTGACGGGTACATTCTCCGCTGGGACCACCATCGTATTTGAGGGAAGCGATGATAACACCAACTGGTTTGCCGTATACGGTGTCAATGTCTCACTAGCCAATCCTACGCCTATTTCCTCGATTGGCGGCGCTGGTCCATTCCTCATCCGTGGTGTCAGTTCAGGCTATCAGAACTTTCGTGTACGTTGCTCTGTTCTCCACAGTGGCGATAATGTGGCAGTCGTTTTGATTGGCAGCGTGGGCGCCTCTGGCAATGGCGGACTCGCCACCAACGATGGCACATTTGCAAAGGAAACAGGCGGCAATCTCGCAAGTATCGCCACAAACACGACAGGACTAGGCACGCAAACGACGCTGGCCAGTATCTTGACGGCGCTGCAAGGCATCCTCTCGACAGAAATAATAGACCTCTCGACAACAGGTACGATCAGCGCTGCTCAGAGCACAGAAGGTACTCCTGTAAGTAATGCTACTGTTGTGCTTACTGTGGGCAATGGGCAAAGCACATGGAAAGCGCAACTGCTTGCGGGTGGAGGTGGTTTTACAAGCGGGACAACCATTGTGGCGGATAAGTCGGTAGATGGTGGTACGACGTGGTATAGTGCTTCATTCAAGGTATCTGGTGCTAGTCCTGCTACTCCCGTTTCATCCGTCGTCGGTCCTGGTCCCATCGAGATGACAGGTGATGCATCGGGTGCCAACCGTGTGCGTATTCGTTGCTCAGTCCTTAATAGCACAGAGACCGTAGCAGTAACATTGCGGGCTAGTACTGGCGTTAGTGATGTTGGCTTAATATCATCTATTCCTGCTGGTTCCAATGTAATCGGTGGCGTAACGGCTGCTAGTGGGGCTTTTGCCGATGGAGCTATCACAACGCTTGGCACTGAGGCAGATGCAGCGTGGGGACTTTCTGGTAACGCAACAGCAATAGCCGTACTCAAGGAACTGGCGTTACTCTTGCAGCATGTAGCCTATGACAATACAAACGAGATAAAGGCCTCACTCTACGGGAAGAATAGTGCGGCGGGCGATACGCCGATTGGGGTAGATGCTTCGGGAAGGCTTACCGCTGCTATTCAGGCGGTACTTGGTACGGCATTAGCGGCAGACCAGAGCAATACAGTGCTACGCATCTCCAACTATGTCAAGACGGCCACAGCAGGCGATACAGCCCTGGCGTTGGGGCAAGCCACATTTGCAAATAGTTTGTCGGTGGTTCAGGCGTCGGATAGCCCAGCGCGTACCTGGACGCGAATTTATAACACCACGCAAACAGGTGTTTCTTCCTGGACCGGATCTGGTAGTTTGACGAGCCTCGATCAATATACCTACCTAGTTGCCAATATCAACGTAAGCGCTATTAGCGGTACGAGTATCCAATTCAAGATCAATCGCATCGATGGTTTTGCTAACGTCAACACCCTGGCTAACGGTAGCACAATCAGCGGGGCAAATACCACCGATAAGTTTTCTGTTGGCCCAGGCTGTTCACAAAACCACCCATTCGGTCAAACGGCCTCGATAACAGCAGCGTTTACTGCTATTACTAGTGTGACGTTTACGGTTGAGGTATGGGCACGATGAGTGTACTTGAGTCCGATACCGGCATACGCTCCTCCGTGCTTTCTGGTTCATGGGGAGCGGCTTCTGATCAGAACACGTGGACATTGGCATCAGGGTCATCAGTGCCTCTCAGTGCGACAAAAACAAGCCTGCAAATAACGGCGTCAACCACGACGAATATGATTATTGGCGTTGCCAGTGTACAGAATGTTGCAGCATCGGTGCAAGTAACTGTTCAAAGCAGTGGAGATAGCCCCGTTCTCTTTTTGCGTTACACGGATACCAATAATTACATAAAATGTGACGTTGTTGGCGGCTTGCTCCGTATACGTAAAAATGTTGCGCCAGGAGGATTTACCACTATTGCATCTGTATCTTTTGTGCAAACGCCAAACGTGGCGTATCAGTTCGTTTTTCAGGTTCATGGCACAACTTACTCAGCAAAAGCCTATCAGGTCAACACACCTGATCCCGGTTGGCTTATTAGCGCAACAGCAGGCGATAGCATCCTTGCGTCTGGGAAATGGGGTCTTTCTGCTAATTCGGCTAGTTTGCCTGTCAGTTATAGTCAGTTTGCCGTGAATAATCTACGAGCCGACAATCCTTACAATATTACCGATAATCCCTATGGCGTGACGGTTTACCATTCCAATGCCGCAACCTCAGCGCTTGCTCAACTCATTCCAGATATGCAAGCACTCGGTTTAACGTGGCTTCGGTATCAAGTGCCATTTACTGCGATTGACTCTCCACAAGCGACGTACACATGGACATCGTTAGATGCGATGGTAAGTGTGGCCAATGCGGCAAACATCAATATCATTTTTTCGATGGATCAAGCACCATCGTGGGGGTTGGATGGCACAACTGGACTACCAACGCCTGCCTACACTACTACCGTTGCAGGATTAGTAGCAGCGCGCTACAACGGTTTGACGGGACATGGACACCTTGATTCAATCGAGATATGGAACGAGGAATTTGATTTTAGTAGCTATAACAACACGACGTATGGAGCGGTAGCCAGTGCGGGTTACACGGCTATTCGTGGTGCTGGTTTTACAGGAAAAGTCGGTTGTGCTGCCATGCTTGGCGTTAGCAATACGGCGCACATCACAAACTGGATTACCCAATTGTATACCAGCGTCGTATCCAGCCTATTCGACTACTACAGCCTACACTACTACAATGCGGGCAATGATCCATCGGTGACAGGTGCATATCTCTCTATTCCTACAGTGCTAAGTACTGTTAACGCGGCGCTAATTGCTAATAGCGATGCACTCAAGCCGGTCTGGATCACTGAGTTTGGCTACGCAACTTCAACCAATGGCGGCCATTCTGCCGGAAGTGTGGTCAGTGCACTCCTGCAAAATCAGTACTATGCCTATATGTTGAGCGCCGCGCACGGCAACTCACAACAATCTGGCGTAGGGCCCGTGCAAAAGATCCTCTTTTACTCAATGGATACCGATCCGACGAATACAGATGGGGAGAGTATCACTCAGGGACTTACGCCAAGTGAGGCGTATAGCCAGACATTCGGCACCCTGAAAGCATTTATCGATACCTATTATTATTGGCCTGGTGCCGTCGCGCAGTTCCCTGTGACAAGTAGACGTACTGGCCAGTTCCCTGCTACGAATAGGAGAGGATCATAGTGGCAACCCTTGATTATCAGCCCTGCTATGTCGGGCAAACTTATCCATCCTGGCACATCCCTTTGCAGGCGGGCGGCGTTGCGGATAACCTGAATGGAGTAGATATTACTAAATTCACACTGACTTTTCGCACCCTTACCGGCGTGGATACGTTAGGAACTGGCACGATCACATTGGATACCGCCTATCCAGCCTACATCTTTTATAAGCCATCTATTGCCGATGTAACAACCATGAACGGTACTTCCGCAAATGGCATATTCAACGGCTCTATTATCGTCAAAGCACTCTTCCCACCATCAAACAGTACGGCAGATGAAGCTGTATTCGATCCCATTCCATTTAATATTACCCCATCCTAAAGGAGCACGCTATGTCAAAAATTGAATCGCTACTTGCTGATATCCTTGCACGCAAACAGCGTCTAGACGATCCGAAAGCGCAATCGCCAGAGATGGCAGAGGCGCTAGCCCTAGCGGACGAGTACCACGGACTGCTCAACGATCTGCGTGAACTGTGCAATCCTACGCCTGCTCAGGTTGTGCCAGCACCGTATGTGGTCTATCCTGAGCCACGCTATCATCCTTCATATCAAATCACTTGGAATGCTGATGTGCCTGTTGGCAGCACGCTACAGATTGTGAAATGAGGCAAGGACATTGGCCGATTGGTACGCCCTGGTGGCGTTCATATCCAGATTTATTAGGAGACAAAGAGATGACAACAACAGAAGAAGCCAAAGTAACAAAATGCGATTATTGCGACAACACAGAAAATATCACCACGCTTATTGACAGGACGGGCAATAATCCCGATATCCATATCTGCCGTGATTGCTACGCAACTGGTCAAGGCGAAGAGGTATAACTGTGAACTACTACGATGCACGCGAGATGAGTGATGCACAAGGCAAGTCTAGTGGACTTTTCCACTACACAGCTCAGAATGACGATCGCATTTTTCCTGTAGGTTACTGTGCTCAGGGATGCGTTGGACATGCTACGCCAGATGAGGCACGCGAACACTATCGCATCTATCTGCTCGATAGCGCCAAGTATGATGGCATGTTACAAGGTGAACAGCGCCAGTGTGAGGTATGCGGTCTCTGGATACAGACATATGCTCATATCCCACTAAACATGGAAGCGCATTTCTTATGTAATGAACACCTGAATAGAGAGACGCTTGATACGGTGATGCATCGTGTTAAGCAGATTATTTCATCGTGAGGAGGATCTATGTTAAAGGGACTTGATTATGTGACTGGTCCTCCCATTGCCGCTATGAAAGCCGATGGCGTCTCCTTTGTGTGCAGGTACTTGTCAGAAGTTAATGCGTTGACGCAAGTCAAATTGCTCTCTGCCAACGAAGCAAAGACGCTTGGCGCGAACGGCATAACCATTGTGAGCAATTATGAATGGTACGGCAACCGAGCGGCAGAAGGCTTTGCCAGTGGCGTAGCAGACGCGCAGATAGCAGCATCTCAGCATACGGCGTGCGGAGGTCCACCGGATAGGCCAATCTACTTCTCAGTGGATTTCGATACAAGCGTAACACCTACCATCATCGATTACTTCAAGGGCATATCGTCGGTTATCGGATTGCACAGAACAGGCGCATATGGCTCTTATCAAGTAATCAAGGGACTACTCGACGCCAACACTATCACTTGGGGATGGCAAACTTACGCGTGGTCAGGCGGCGCATGGGAGCCACGAGCGCATATCCAGCAATATAGCAATGGAGTGTCGTTCGCTGGTCAATCAGTGGATTATAACCGATCCATTAAGGATGACTTCGGCCAATGGATGCCAGGAGGAGGAGAAATATTGTTACAACTTACAGACCCAATGGGCAAGTACTTCACAGCCAGTACGGCGGGTGATCGTTGGCATTGTGCGAAGACCAACCAAGACATTGCCTATGCACTGCTCGTGTTCTATCGCCAGTACGGCGGTGTGTTCGGCTTGCCCATCTCAGGCGAGATCTACCTTCAACAGTACCCAAATGTTGCAATACAATATTGCCAACGCGCTCTCATGGTCTATGACGCCAAACACTCGATTGACTTTCCAGATGGTGCCGGTGACTGCTACCTCCTACATCTCGACTCAGGCATAGGACAACAAGCCGTTGCCAAGCCGCTCATTGCCGCTCTACAAACTCAGGTCAACACGCTCACAGCACAAGTGCAATCCCTGACGAGCGAACTAGCAGCACTCAAAGCACAGCCAACGCCCGATACGAGCGCATTGGATGCACAAATAGCCACGCTCACGACGGAATTGGCGCAATACAAGCAGGCCATAGCGAGCACGGAGACGGCGTTGGCGGCATTACCCAAATAGCATTCTTGTGTAATTTATTATTGTTCAGTTTATTGGAGGTTCATATGAAGCCATTATCACCAGCTCTCACAACCTTAGCCCATATCGTTTGGGGCGGCATATTCGGTCTGCTCATCTCAGGAGGTGCGGCAATCTCGCAGTACAACGCAACCAACGGTATCAACATCCCACAAGATGCCGCTGTGTTCGCTCTTGCTGTGCTCACTGGTATTGGTAGCGCAAGTATCGCAACGTGGAATAATATCAAGAAATCGCCTGCTCTGCCAGTGGCCGAAGCCGAAGTAGAGAGTGTTGCTAAAGATCAGTTTAATCAGTTCGCTCAGAGCGTGCATGGCCGCCTGAGTACCATTGAAGCATGGCTACAATCCCACATACAAACTCATGCCGCTAGCGTGCCATCCACGCCCGTACAAGCCCCTCAGAGCGCCCCTGTGCCATCATCGCTCAGCAAGATAACATTGCAGCCATTGCCAGCACAGAGCACGCCGAATATAGCGCCTGCGGGTAGCGTGCCGCTTACGACGGTACCAGCTATGCCAGTGGTACAAGTTCATCAATAATCTTGTGTAACATTGTGAGCAAAATAACAGCAGAGGCGACTATCGTGATGGTAGTTGCCTCTGCTGTTATTTTGAGATAATTAGTCACCGAAAAAGTTACTAGCCCACTGAAAAGCCACATCACAAGCAAGAGCGGCTGCCTCATCCTCTGGCCTATCCCCAACCATCAGCGTATCCTCTGAGCTCACACCAGCCATCTCCATTGCCTCTTTCAGCATGCCAGGATTAGGTTTACGGCGCGGATCATCCTCGTTATAGTATTCAGGTAACGCCTTCTTGTTTGGACTAGAACAGGATACCAGCGAAGCCATTGCGCCAATTGCTTGCGCTGTCTCACCCAACACGGCGCGTACCTGTGCCTCAGAGAACTTTGACCACGGGAAGCAGACGCCTCCCTGATTCGAGACAGTGATAATGGTCGTGCCATTAGATGCCAGTTCTCGGCATGCTTCCACGCGACCAGGGAAGAAGTCCCAATCGTTGGCGGTCTCGCGGAAGTCACCACCTGATTTCGGCTTGCCGAGCGTCCCATCAACGTCCAAGAGAAGCAATTTATACATTTATCATCCTCCATTGCCTTGAGCGATAGGAGAATGAAGCCACGACACAGCCATCCAGGGTAAGATCGTACGTCCCTGAAAACGCCGTGATCGGGTTTATTTTGCCGTCCTTGAGCGAGTTTCCTACGTAACTTCTGCACTGGAAATACCCGCTGTCAAACTCCCCTTGTTCTATCACGATGCCTGCGTGGAAGACATCACCGTATTGAGACCGAAACGTAATGATGTTAATGACAGCCTGTCCGATTTCAAATCGTTGTTCTGATACCGTGTCGCCATAATTGACAGCGGCAGTAGGAAATGTTGCTTTGAGATCCATTCTCTCTTCCCTTTCTAATTCTTGTTCGATGTACCAAACTAACTGGGCGTTGATTGAGCGGTGTTCACGCTGTGCGCTTGCCTTTAGCGCTTCGAGTGTTGCTGACGGGATGTACGCCGTAAATTGTGGATCTTTGTTTGTGTTTGCCATGTCAATAGTATACCTGTATCATACCTGTATGTCAACCCCTTATTTGCCATCCTCCTGATTTTGGTTTTCTTGCATGCGTATTTCTAAGAATCGAGCACGCAAGGCTTTCAACGCGTCTTTAGAGGTTTTTGCCTCAACGGAGCCAACTAGTTCCGTCAATTCGGGGATATGAGCAATATAGCCATCTTTCGCATTATTGGGAAGTACGTGTGCCTCATATCCCCAAACATTGCCCACACGCACATAGAGTTTTGACTTTGGTGGATGCGTTTGATTATGCTCGCTAATTCGCTGTGATCGTTGCGCATAATTGTGCATATGCCCATGTTTCTTTTTGTATGCACGAATAGCCTCATTCCCCTTTTGACTCATCTCCTGATACTTGCCGCTTTCTTTGCGCCAAGCAGTTGCACAAATTTCGTCACAAAAATGTGTATCCGATGAGTTCCACTGGTACGGTTCGCGAGAAAGCGGATCGAGGGACTTTCCGCATGCCGCACAATTTACCTCTTTGGGGCGGCGCTCTAATTTCAGGATAGAGGCATGTTCACGAGAACACACGCGATCACAGTATTTTTCGTTGTCCTTGTTGGCGATCTTTGCTCCACAATTCGGGTTCTGGCAATAGCGGATGGGCGTATTGCCTCTGTTCTGCAAAACTCGTCTCGCACCTGTTTTCTTTGGCTTGAGCATTTCAAACTCTCCTACTTATGGAAATGCCACTTGACTAGGGTATGAAAACAGTATAAAGGCGACAATGATCGTTGTCAAGACACTTCACCCAACTAGCAAAAGTACTACAAAATTGCTCTATTCCCATCTATCATTGGATAATGTTACACAAGAAACTGTTTTCTCGGAAAGGATGCACAGAACATGAAATCTAGACTGTTGAGCTTACTACCTGATGCCAGAGTGACGATCACGCTAAGCCTCCCACGCCTCGTAGCAGTAGTACTGATCGCGGCTGTGATAGCATCGGCGTTGATCGGTGTGCGAGTATTCACCACACAGGCAGCACAATGTAGCCAGTGGTATCATTGTCCGATTAGCCAGCGATACGGGCAAAATTATGAACATGGGGTAGATCTGCTAACGCATGGATTAGCAATTACTGCGCTAAGAAGTGGAACAATCACATTTGATCGTTGGGAATGCTGGAATGACGAATGCGTGCAAGACATCACATGGCGGTTAGATTTTCCTTCGCATGCATGCAACAGTCCATTCATGTATGTTCAAATCAATCGTGCCGTGAAGGGGCTGCACGTTGGGGAGCACGTCAGCGATTGGCAACTGTTGGGGTATAGTGGATCGTTCTTTGAAATTGGTCTCACGAGTGACAGAGAATATGGCGTGAGCGGATGGCATTGGGGTGTAAATATCTTAAAGTGTTTTCCGTATCTGTAAATGCAAAAGAAAGGGTCCAACATCACATTGGACCCTTTCTTTTGCATTTACAGGTTCCCAATGCGTCAATGCATGTCGCACTCGTAGTATTGATGAAGTTCTTCGTGGGTGATCTCTTCGAGTCGGGCAACTCGGATGAGTTCACGTTTGCGTCGGTGGGCGTGCGTTTGGTGGTCGTAGAGCTTTTCGGCAACCGGGCGGGTTGGATCGTCCTGGCTCACAACGGCCCATTTACCGCCTCCCCAGTTCACAACTTTGTAGGGCAAACCGCCGCGCTCGCGGATAGTGATTGCTGCTTCATCTAGAAAGGTGTATGGAGAAGCGCCTTCTTGCTCCAACCACTCGCGACGGATGGCTTGGCGCATCTGTTGTAGTTTCTCGGCGATTGTATCGCAAATCTGATAATGTTCTTCTAGGTCTCCATCTTCGATATTGTCGATTGTGTCCTTCCAAGTACCGATTGCTGCACCTATTTCAATAAGCTCTTCGTGTGAGAATGTCCAACGTTTCATGCTTGCACCTCCTTTTATTGTGACCATTTTTGGTCTATTTGGATAGTGTAGACCAAAAATGGTCATATGTCAAGAGAGAGAATGGCCAGCAACCCACAGAGTGAACGTGCTACGGATATGGCCCTGGCTGTGATTTGATGTTTTCGGTTCTAGTGCGTCGAATAGAATAGCACAGTAGCACGGCCTTTCCGTGCGGGCTAGAACCATAAAGAGCGCCACCAGAGATGATCTGGTGGCGCTCTTGTTAATCGTCGCAGTCGCACTCTGCCGGGTCCAGGTAGGCTTGACATTCGTCATTGTGGCACTCATACGAGTCGCACAAGTCGCCGCCACAGGCGTAACCAGGCTAATTGCATCGGCATGTAGTGCGATAGTACGAGTAACTATCTGGATTGTTCAAATCTCCGCTCACGCGGGTCAAATCGTGGATCTCTTCATGGCAAGATCTGCACTCATACGTTGCGGATATATCGTCTGCATCGCGCATTTCCGAGGGCGCCTATGGCGCCCTCGGCGTGCCTGCCTTTGGACGTAATAAGTTCTGGCGAATACTTTGTTCTCGGCTTAGCATAATTATGTGCTCTCTTTCTCCTCGCATGTGCGAGGCTACATCAGCCGCTCTGCCTCGCTACGCTTGAGTCCAGCAAAGCCCTTGTTAATGAGGAATTGATCTAGTCGGTGCTCCTGCTCGAAATCGAAATGATACCAGAGCGTGCGATCCTCCGGGTCGTGCTTGATGCACACACGATAAACGTCGTCAAATTGATCTGACTCGATCTCTATCGTGCGACCACGAGCGTCAGTGTAAGAGATCATTTGACCGGGAATCAAGTCAATGCGTGCGTTCGCATCAGTTATGGTTGTGTGGTTCATGGTTTGTCTCGCTTTCTTTTTGTACGCACTGTTTAAACTCCGTAAAGCTCTCTTCGCCCTGACGTTGCACTAAGAAAAGTGTGGCAAGTCTGCGCTCTTCCTGATCCTTAAGCCATTCTTCGGCAAATGGATCATCTTTTAGGCAGATAGTTTTGATGCGATTGTCCAGCCACTCATAGCGAGTCTCCAGAGCGTTTTTGTGATACTCGTCAGTGATGGCTCCCGCCTCAAGGATCTTCGCGGTCAGATCTTCGCGCTTCTTGAGCAAAGAAGCCATATGACTTACGTGGCTATACTTATATGCCAGATATGCTTGCCAGAATGGCGCAAACCCGTGTTCGTTGGCAAAACGAGCAGTATGGCGTCGATCAGGAAGAAGTGGAAACGGCGGCACTGGCAAAATATCGGATTAGAGCATCCTTGCCATACCGAAAAGATAAAGAGACACCGGAAGAGCGACAATCCCGCGATAACACTGAGAATGCCGCCATACAGGATGCGATGAATGCGCTGCCCTGGCCCGGCATCCCGTTGGCAGAGTTGGCCGAACGGCACCACATCCCGCTCGGAACCCTGTATGCAGCGGTTAACGACAAGATCATCCCTACTCGCAAGGCAGGAAAAACGGTCCTCGTCAACACAAAGGATCGTCAGTGGGTAGAGTGGTTGGCTCGCTATAATGCTAGGCGTCGGCGCAAATAAGCGCACAACAAAATGCCGCTGATCTCATTGGAAGATCAGCGGCATTGTCTTATCGTCTAGGCACTATATTATAGCATCCACGCGTTGCTCTTTGCGGGTAAGCGCTCATTCTCGCCAGTTGACTGCGGGTGCGTCTCGCTGCTATGCATCATGTCTAGCAGGATCGCCTCAGCACGCATAGCGGTGATCTGGATAGTATCCGTGGACTTGGACACGCGAGGACGCTTCTCAGTGCTCTCACACTCGTCATCCTCGCTATATGTTGCCTGATGGGGGATATCAGCAAATAGCGTTCCTCGTGCCTCTGGGATAGGTGTATGTGGCGTGGGTTGTGGCGTTGGCGCATACTGGATATCACGAGCTGGTAGTGGACCCGTTGGCGGTTTGTTGATGGTGGATCGCAAGGCAGATGGCAATTGGGGCAATTCTTTCACTGTGGATAACTCAGCAAAGATGCCTCGCACGCCTTCCTCTTGCCATGCATGGCGCATATCACGCGCATAGGTGCCTGGTGTGGCTTCTCTCACTCGCTTGGCAATCTTGCCTGCTGGTAAAGCGAGAGCATTGATTCTGCCTGTTTGGATTCTGACAAGATTTTCTCTCGCCTCATCTGCAACGGCTTGATCGCATGGGAGACAGAAATACTTATCCTTATCGAAGAGTGATTTGGTCATTGGTTGCCCACATATCAGGCATGGATCAGGGTAACGCTCCCATGTGGATGCTGTAACAACAGCTCTGGGCGCTGGCAAGAGCGCTACGGGGGCACTCGCTATAATGCGTTCATTCTTTTCTTGCAGGCTTAGCAGGAACTTGATAAACGCGCTCATGCGTTGCTTGATGTTTAATCCGGTCACTGACGGATTGGTCATTTTTCGTGTTCCTTTTCTACTAACGTGGTCGTTAGCAATCCAAAAACGACGTATATTCCTCCAAGTCCATACGGTATTCAATGTCACGATACATCAAAATAGATAGAATTGCAACAATGAGAGACTTTGCGTAGATACTCAATTGATCATTGTTGCAATTTGGGAGCACTTTTGTGGTGTATCTAATGTATTGCTTGCTTGCTATCCGTAGAGATTAGCGTGCAATTTTCCTAGCATCTCCTCGATAGTGGTTCCCATGTGGCTATAGAGCCAGCCACGACGCGTCACGAAGTACAAACGCTCAATATTGCTACCCTCAGAGTAGAATGGCGCATGGCTAAACCTGAAAAACGCAACCATATCAAAACCAAGTTTAGCCCGATACTCCTCGATATATTGCGTGAGAAGAGCGATACATGGTGCCATCTCTTCCTCTGCCCACTCACCCTCAAAGATCCATTGCGTGCGGTCTTCGCCTCCTGGCAAGTGACCTTTGGTGTCTGTTTGTGTCACTACTTATTCTCCCGTCTTTCTTGCCATACCTTCATAGGTGTATTCTGACTTACGGCCAGAGGTATAATGTTCCCATGCAACACCAGCAGCGACTTGATCGTTGTACCAATATTGATGTTGACCATTTGCGGCAGCCCTCAATCGTTTTTCAATACCATTCATGTCGAAGCGGATGTAAACGCGCCGACCTGAGCGGTCATACCTGTACCCAGGTGGAAGTTGAGGAACCTCTCTCATTGCTTATTCCTCCTCCTCAACAACTTTCCACTCACCATCCACAAGCTTGTTCCGATCCCGCATGCGCACGAAATGCGCACCCGACGTGTTCGTATCTCATCCACAGGGGTATCCTTTTCTGCGAGCAGTCGCTTGCTGGTTAGCTTGCTTGAGCCAGCATGTGATGCAGATCTGCTGGCCCGTTGGGGGCGTCGTAAAGAACTTCTTGCGACATACTTCGCATCTCCAATGAGGTTTAAAAATTTTCATAGCATCTCCTTTTTGTATCGGCTAACTTGTGCCAACTAGTCCTTTTTATGGATGAGTCAACCAAAAATCTCGGAGGACCTTCCTCCTCTGGCGTGATAATCATTTCACGGTCGATATCAATGAGGTTTATCCCGCTTACCTTTTTCCATCTTCTACCTGTAGGTGTGCGTAGGACGCCAATCAGCGGCGTTGTATCGTCAAGGCTATCTGCATAGCCGACAACCTTTGCATCCACCTCCTGGCCTTTGTGGCGAATGCGTAGCACGTCGCCTAGCTCATATTCCCAGGATCGCGTTGCTCTCCCTCCAACGGATGCCAGGTGCGACCTGGCATCCTGCTATGTGTGCTACTGAACCAGAACACGCCGCTCATTGCACTTGTCGTATAAAGCGTCAAGGAACAAGTTTAGCAAATGCTCATTATTGGCGCGCTCAAAGCAAATGATTGCAGCGGGATCATCCTTGAACAAATCGCACTGACGTAGCTTATCAGCAATCGCTTTGCCGATCTCAGGCACGCTCATTGCAGGATCATTGATGTACTGCTTAATGTAAATGCGTGCATTCCAACTGAGAATGGGCCCGGTTGGCTCTGCCATCTCGTCTAGCAGATCGAATACGTTGTCGTGAATGCTCATTGTTGTTCTCCTCTCAGGCAGGCCAGCGAGTACCAGCCTGCCATATACGCGCTACTAGGGCAAATCGTCACTATCTAAGAATGGGTCAAAGTTGTCTCCACTAACGATGGTTACTGGACTGCGCGTCTCTTGATCCGCCTTGAACGTCGCAACAGCCTTAATTAGCGTCTCGAATGCCGATTGTGAAAGCGTGATGGTTGCACCGCCTTGATCGGCAATGACCATTTGACCATGAGAATCGATCAATGCTGTCTGGAATGTCACACGAGCAGAGGCTTCAAACTCATCTCGCTCGTCAGATAAGCCTGCTTGCAAGAGCACAAGGCGATCATAATGGCGCTCAGCAAGGATTGTACCGGGTTCGAGGTTCATTGGTTGCTCCTTTCGGAGGGGCTAGACCAGTGCGATCTAGCCCCCATCTCACTACTACGATGCTTTCGCTACAGGTTGCTCTTCATTCACGGCATTCATGAGTTGGTCAAGTTGCACTTGTGTGAGGCTTGCCAGCGTGTCAGCATTGACAGGATAGCCCAATTCAGCACAGGCGAAGGTGTAGAAACCGTTGGCATCTGACCAGAGATGTTTGGCTTTACCCGCGTTATAGACGGGCGTGTAGGGCTTGCTAGTGCGTTGTACGGATTGCTCGCCATGCTCAGCAGGCTTAGCCAGTGTCACTGGTGCTGAATTATCAGATTGCCCTGTACCGCTAAATGGTTTGCCACGCTCAATTTCATCTTTGCTGGCAATGCTCTCTACAGAACCGAAGCCAGCAAATGCCAGAGCACGACCAATAGCCGATGTCTCGCCACACTCGAAAGGGTTGGTTCCGTCTGGTGTATTCTTTGGTGCATTCATCTTGATTTCGGCATTGCCAATATATTGTTGACCATCAACAACGATCACTGCCACCCAAAGCCAGCGATCCGCCACATTCGTAGGCTCACTCTTGATGATGCTGAACACAGCCTTTTTCTCGTGAACCATGTGGACACGCTCGGACACTTCTACGTAGTTCTTACCATGAAGATTAAGGGTTTTGACGCCATTTACATTTTGGTATTGACCGCTAGCCATAATATTGCTCCTCGTCACTGAAAGGGTAATCAACTATCATGGCTACATTATATCCGACAATGGATAATGATGTCAAGCACTTTCCTTTTTCTGCGAATATCTCCCTCTATTCACTTTATCGTCTTTGCGTCGTTGGCGTTCTTGCTCTCGCTCTTTAACCAGGCGTTGCGCTTTTTCGATATCAGGGATATGAAAGCCCTGTCTAAGCAGTATTCCTATGGTTTCAGCACAATCCTCTAGCCAGTCGGCTACATCCTTTGCCTCAACGGGCCTTTCTTGACGTTTCGTTGGAGTCGGCAACTGCTCCACAATAAAAGACCGATCGTAAAGAGTTAGCCTCTTGGATGCGTGCTTTATGTACTGCTTATCAATCTTGCCAGTGTTCCTCAATTGCTTGAGATCATCTGGCGAAACAAAAAAGCCCTTGCGGATACTCACCTCAAGGCTCGCCTCCAGTGGCGTAATCCATTCAGTTGTTGGTTGCGACATATTTACCTCCATGACCAAATTTTACACGACGTTGGATATTTTGTCAAAAAGGCTTGACATATCCAACGTCGGATGTTATAGTTCGTCTAGACGATAAATGATTAGCAACCAGGAGGGCGATATGGCAATGGCAACTTTCACACCGACAGCACAACAGGACGCAGTGATCTCTTTCTTCGAGGCGAAGTTTGGTCCTGCTCAGCGCGATAAACTGGTTTCCGTATTCTTGAATGCAGTTGCCGGTAGCGGCAAAACTAGCACACTTATGCTCGTTGCCGAAGCCGCCAAGGCAATGGAGCAACGTACTGGCAAGAATATCAAAGGTTGCATGGTTGCCTTCAACAAGATCATTGCAACAACAGCACAAAACAAGCTCAAAGATATTGGTTCTCGCCTTGAGGCAAAGACCACCAATGCTCTGGGACACGCTATTTTAAATGAGGCGGCGCGCACTGATATGTGCCCGAAGCCCAAACTTGATACGAAGAAATATTATGAGCGTGTGCTGAACTATGTGTCTGCTCGCAAGTTCTCCTTCCCTGCTGGTCGGATACCCCCAAAGATGATTAGCAGCATCAACAAGCTGGTGAGTGCCGCTCGTCTAACCTTCACCGAACCGACTGAGGATAACCTGCTTGATATCGTTGACCACTACGGTCTTGATATTGACATCACAACCAATTGGGCGTTCATCTGGCAGGCAGTAGCACCAATCATCGAAGAGGGCGTCAATGAGTTTCTTGCGACTGGCAAGATTGACTTTGACGATCAGATTTATCTTCCCTTGCGTCTCGAATATGCCGCGCCAATGTACGATCTTCTGATGATTGACGAGGCGCAAGACCTGAACAGCGTGAGGCTCAAACTCATTCAGTCTTGCGTGAAGAACAATGGCATGCTCCTCTTCGTCGGAGACCCTTTCCAAGCCATTCAGGGCTTCGCCTTCGCTGATACTCATAGTATCCAGACCATCAAGCAAGAGACAAACGCCGCTGAATTGCCACTCTCAGTATGCTGGCGTTGTGATAACAAAATCATCGAGGTTGCTCAGGCACTCGTACCGCACATCGAGGCACGCCCTGGTGCCAATGACGGTATCGTTGATATGGTCTCCTCTTCTCTGCTGATTAAGGCGCTAGAAACCGGCTACAAGCGCAGTGGCAGCACGAAAGACGGTGATCTCGTTCTTTGTCGCGTCAACGCTGATCTGGTTCGCTATTGTCTAGACACTATTCGCGCTGGCAAGTACGCCGTCATTCGTGGCCGCTCAATCGGCCGTGGCATCCTCGCAAAGATTGATGAGATTATCGAGAAAGCTGGCAAGCCGGTCACACTCGCCAATCTCTCAGAAGCGGCGCAAGACTGGCTAGCACTGCAAATCAATTCCTTGTGGGGCAAGAAAAACGCAGAGGACAAGATTGCTAAGCTTGAGGATCAGGTTGACTCGATTGACGCCTTTGTAACTGGCTTCCTCCTCGATACGCCAACTGGCAATATTGACCAGCTTCGCGCTTACATTGAAGAGAAGTTCTCTGGAGACGAGGGCGAAGGAAGCGAAGAGCAAGATGGTATTCTGCCCATCATCTTTTCTACGGTCCACAAGGCGAAAGGGTTGGAGTTTGACCGTGTATTCATCCTTCGCCCTGACCTGATGCCCCATCCAATGGCTAAGCTCGACTGGCAAAAAGAGCAAGAGTACAATATCCTCTACGTCGCCTGCACACGCGCCAAGCATGAACTCTACTTTGTCGATGATATCCCTGAGTGTTTGAAGCACGTGGTAGAACCAATGATTGCTCCTGAAGAGATGATTGACGAAGAGGAAGCCGTTGCTATCGCTGAAAGTATCGTAACCCCTGTCGTTGAGGCTCCTGAGATTGTAGAAGAGCCCGCTGTTACACCAGAGCCAATCATCGCAGAGCAACCAGTCGAGGTAGCGCAGCCCACGTACAACTACCCCTATAGCGATGGCAAAAGCCGCAAAGGCGCTGCCAAGACAAAGGGCGTAGCATACAATTTTCCACCTGAACTCTGCGACAAGCTTGACCAGGCGGCGGCGCTCATCCTTGAGAAAGATGGCCACAAATTCGACAAGAGCGCCTACATTGCTGGTGTGCTTGTTGGCGCATACCCCAACATCGACGAGTTGATCGCTTCTTTGCAGGATCAGGACAACACCCCTGATCCTGATGACCACGGCGGCGCTCCACTGCCAGCAACTAGCGAGATCGTGGAGGGTGGCTCTCACTTCTCCTCTACACTTGCCCACTTCTTCGATATGGCGATACAGGACGCCACTAGCAGAGGTTACACGGTGCAAGCAGTCATTAACACACCGCAAGCAGCAACGCCTATTGTAGCGTCTGAGAGCCATCTAGAAACACCTATGTTATTTGACGCTCCTATCGATCCCGAAAAAGCATACAGGCGCTTCTATCATTGTGGAAGCAAGTTCTGCAAGCACAAATGGGGCTACGATTATCGTTACGATAACGAGCGCAATGAATTTTATCGTCTAGACGCCAACGGTAAGCGTATCAGTGCAGAGCAAGACGCGATCTGCCCGAAGTGTGGCAATGATGGAAAGTACGCGAAGAAGCGCACACTCAGAGCCACCTATCACCCTGGACATCGCTGCACTGCCTCATGTAAGAATGCAACTAGCGATGAATGTACGTGTGTATGTGGTGGTTCGTCGCATGGCGAGAAGTGGATGCAAGGAGTCAAGTTGCTCAAAGCGCCGAAAAAATAGCAACAAAAAGAGCACGCATAGCTACCCATGCGTGCTCCCAACGCTTACGATCACCCCTGCTGCTTCGACAACAGAAGTATGCTCAGTATAGCATATCTGACAATGATAATCATTATTATATGAGCGCTTGCTCAAATATACCATACTTGATACAATCGCGCCAATGATTCTAGGGAGCCGAAAAATGGGTATAATCAAGCCACCAATAGAGGTAATTTGCGCTATCTGCCACAAGCCATTTCTAGCAAAACCATACAACACGCCTAAATGTTGCTCTTCTGCATGTACACACGAACTCCGAAGCCAGATAACCCATAGGCGTGTAGGATATGCAAAACAAGTTACTCTGACTTGTCCGGATTGTGGCAACGATTTTTCGCTAAGTGCGTCACAGAAAAACCAACGACGTTGTCCAGAATGCATAAGTAAAGCCAAACTGGCCTGGCAACCAATCCAAACAGAGACTCAGGTGGAGGCAATAGAACAACCCATAGAATCTTCCTGTTGGAGAAAAGACCCGATCAATCACAAGAGGACTGATAGTATTTTGATCAAGCATCCACTTGCGCCCCTCTCTCAATACAGAAAAAGGAACGCCCAAAAGTCCGTGTACGACCTTTGGGCTTCTGGCTATAACTTTGGCCAGATAGCAAAGATTTATAAAGTTTATCGCTACCAAGTTTCCGATGAATATTACCACGAAGTTGATAATCTAACTCAAATGGCCCAATCTATGCACAATGATCTATTGCAAAGAATAGATGTTGTTAGCGCATTGCCACCCCAAGAAAGAAAAGCGAGAAACCCAACTCCTCACTCACTCGCAAAAGAAAAAATGAAGTCCGAAGCCATTAGGCTCCACGCAGAAGGTTTGTCTAGTTATAAAATCGCAGATATGCTTGGCAAACCGGCCAAAACAGTTCAGGGATGGCTCAAAAAAGAACAAAGGCCAAACGATCGCGCCATTGGCAACATGTGGGCGTGGTGAGAAAGGGAAATTTAATGGGCAATGAAGAAAGGGAATACTCTCCTGTTGCAGATGTGCAAGAGCAAATAGCAGCAGGAGAAATTGAGGAAATCAAACCCCGAAAGTTTGATAACCACTAAAGTGGTTACTGGCCCGCCAATCCATTTACTGTAAATGTGGTTACCATCCATTATACCCATTACATTAGCACCAAATCGCACAATTGGTATTATTGTTGTTAAATGCCTCTATTTGTCACAATCGGTATAATGGATATTAAAACATGGAGGTGCGGTTCAATGGAGCCACAAAATCTCGATCTTGAATTAAAAAAGCTGAGAAAAGAAAATGATACATTAAGAGAGGATAACGCCACGCTAAAAGAGACGATAAAGATCCTTGGACAAAAACTGTATCCATCGCAAAACGACTTCACGAAAACGCTACTGATCAACAAAGAATCCGCGAATGAGTTGGTTTGACAAAGAAGAATGCAAGTAATATGATATACAAGTGAGAGCTTGACCAGCAATCACGCATCCATCGCCTGAAAAAGCTTGCTTTCCAATCTGCAAAAATCGAGAGCGAGCTTTTTTGCATTCATCGTGAATATCTCAAGCAACGCTATCATCAGCATTTGGGAATCTTTCTAAGAAATCCTTTTTCAAGCTTTCTTCAATTTCTTGATCGATAATCTCCTCTATCCTCTGAGCCATCGCAAAACACGCATTGCTTAGTTGGGTATAGTTCTTTGTGTTTCCCTGATCATCTGTAAATATGTAGTTACTACCTTCCTGGGCAATTTTACATTCACGATGCCAAACCACGCCAGTAATCTCTACCATGCGCTTCCACCCTCGCACGAATTCCTTTTTGATCTCGGCAATTTGCCATAATTCCTTCTTGGTTTGAGCTTCTTCGTATTTCCTGTGTTCTGCTCGCAATGCATCTAATTTTGTATCTCGCTCTAACCATCCTTCTGTGTACTCAAAAATCACATAATTATCATTGATTTTTGGGCCTATTCGCTGTAACTTTTTCGCTGTTTCCTCTGAGTATTCACTATCGGCAAAAAGATCTTTGAGATCAATTCCCGCATCAACAAGAGCCCTAAATTTATTCCATTCTGGTTCAAAAAATCGAATCCCTTCACAATCATATTCACCTGTCTCTACCATCTTCAAGCCTCCAATAATTTTAATAACCAGTATACCCCTACCACCAATAAATCAAAACACAACAAAAACACTGGCCAAACACCAGTGCTTTCAAACACACCTAATAATGATTATCATTCCCGCTGCTTCGGGCCAATCTCTAGTTGCGATGACTCGTAACACGTCACACAATACTCCTTTGGATTCCCGTCCACATATGTCTCGCGCATGTGCTTTTCACAGATAAAGAGTCCACAGTGGAAGCACTGATATGCTCGCTCTCCCCAACACAGGAGATGATACGTTTGCGGATCTCGCACCTGGCAACGCTGATAGCCTTCTAGTTCAATCATGGCTCACCTCCACATAGCGCTCTTCGTCTTTGTTGTACACAAATGGTACCCCATGTGCCTCTAGCCAATCGTAGATAAGCATGTACGTGCGTGTACCTAGTTGGCGTAGAGCCATGTGTTGACCGTGTTGTGCCTGATTGGAGGCAGTAGTCAAGTGATCTAGCTTCTCTGCTACTTCCTCACTGGTAGTCTGCTTGTCGATCATGGTATAATCCTCCTGATTGGTGTTTGAGGGATTAACGAGCTAGTCTATCTCACAACAGATAGACTAGCTACCGCGCTACTCTTCTGGCTTTACTACTTTTAGTCCCTCGTCTTCATTGACAATTTGCATCATTCCCGGCTTCTCCAACGACTTACAGATAGAGCAGGGGCAAGGGATTTCTCTCTCGCCACGCCAACGATTGCCTTCTCAAACATCCTTGACCAGTTCCCAATAGCCGCAGTAGTCGCATACAAGTATCATTACGCTGCTTTCGTGCATATTAGGCAGCGTGTGGAAATCTTTTAAGTTTGGCTCTTCGGCTTCTGCTTTGTCCATTGGATCTCCTTCTCCATTTGCTCAATCCTTGTCAGTAATTGCCTACGCTCACCCTCATCGCTCAGCATGGCCGTCAGAGAGCGCGCATGACCAATCTTCTGCGCATTGTCCCTCTGTCGTATTTGCTCTTCTAGCCGTGCCCATCGTGAGCGGATGCGTTTGCTTTTGCGCCATGCCAAGAGCAGCGTAAGAATGACAGCAACCGCGTATATCAAGATAAACCAATCTATTTGCACGATTTTCCTCGATTTGAAATACTACGATCTAGAATAACACATTGAGCAATGTATGGTTATCGCGATATTCGTATCAAGCAATAACCCACCAAAATAACAACAAAACACTCCAGTGATTTTGGCAATGGATCTGCCTTTAACGAGAATCAAAGAAGAAGTTCAATGATCGCAATAACTAGCAAGGCAACCTTCACATCATAGCCTCTTGTGCGTATTTTTCTAAACACTTTGCCTCTCGCCTTTCGGGAGGTGATTACCCGAAGATAATCACCTCCAACCTGTCGGTTTACTACTCGTTTACCAAGCGCAATGCCGGAATGTTGGGATCGGTTTTCCTGTCGGAACTCGACAGGTTCCTTAACCATTGGATCAGCGAAGAAATCAGGATCAACTCTTTATTGTTTGGGGTAACTTTTAAGTCTCCCCGTTTCAAAGCGTTGTTTATCTTCGCGGTTCCTAGCCCGGTATACTGAGTTATCGTCTCGACATTGGCCGACTTTACTCCGCTTTTTAACCAGAGGATGCATTTTTCTCCGTAGGCTTGTAGTGCGGTGTCTTCCGATTGATTGACTGATCGATGCAACTCAGCATAGCCTTTTTGCGTTTCCGTTAGCAGGCTTTTTAAGCTCTCGATTTCATCGTTTTTCGCGTCGATCGTTGAGAGCAAACTTTCCTTTTCTTGGGAGGCAAACGCCAAGATGCTTGCCTTTTCACTGGTTAATGTGGCGATCAATCTGTCTTTTTCCACGCGCAACTCTGTCAATAACTTGTCTTTTTCCGTGTTCAATGCCGTTAAGGATGCTTGCATATCCGCTTTCAAACCTGCAAGCAAACCATCCTTTTCCGCCAATCTTTCGCGTTCCTGTGGCTTACCCAAAAAGAAGAAAATCAACGATCCAAACGCAAAGATAAAAGCACTATCAGCACGCAAGATAACGAAGAATGTTGGCATAGTGAAGCTAACATTTGCTACGCTGCAACTGATGGTAATAAAGTCCATGAGCAGAAATGTTACCGCAGGTATCCCAAAAACGATGGCCCACAATCGAGACCAGAATCCACCTGTCTTCCACATTTTGATATGACCAACGGTTTGCACGACTGCCAGTCCAACGATAAAAATGGGCAAGGCTACATATGCAGTTGTTGCCAGGTACGTGATATACGTTGCTGTATCTTCGCTCATATAGCGCAAGATCAACTCGTGAACGTTGGCATTTACACTCATCCAGAAGGACGCCATGAGAAAGATTAAATCGCTTGCTGTTCCTGCACTTAGAATCAGCCAATAGACGAGCGCCTTTGTCCACTCCCAGGAATACAGGATGCGTGCAAGGGAAGCAATGACATTCCCGATCCGATCCATCAGTTTGGGTTGCATTGCTGGAACCGAGATCGCTGGTGCATTACCCTTGCCAAACCAGCCGCGCTTTTTCTTTGGCTGGCTAGAGATAATGATTTCTTTTTGCTCTACCATGATAAGTCCTCCATAATCGCAATAATTTCTGTATCTTTAGGTGCTTCGGTGGGTGAGTCGGTGACATTCAGACGAGCTATTTTCCTCATGTTTACGCTCAATTTTGTTACACGAGGGGCACCCACCGACCGACTCACCTATTTACCCATCGACTTTTCAGCCATAGCTTTGAGATCGTCGAGTAAATCCCGTGCCTTATTCTCTCCACACTCAAAGCCTTGCTGAACCAGCCTGTCACGCAATGAATAACGAGAGAGCTTGCCTCCAACACTTACAACCTCGTTCCATATCGCCAATGCATCATTAATGGTTGGCTCTGGCTTCTGCTCAGGAATGGCAATCTTGGGCATCTCTGGTATTCTCGCTTGCCTGTTTGTGGTTGCGTATACAGGCGTTCTACGACTCGCTAACCGCTGCCTATGCTGATCGTAGCCACTCATACGCACATGTTGCCGTTGGGTTACAGGAAGCATCTCTGTGTGTCTCTCCTCGCGTGGCGTGGGACTAATCATATAATCCATCAGCTCGTCTTCTTCGCCACCGCCATATTCCTCAATTAGTCCTCGAATGTCGTTACTCGTCACATGCGGGATGCTGACAAGAATAGCATGCACCAGTGGACCACCGTCAAGAATGGCATAACCCGCGCAATCTTCGCCTGAGATCAGATGCAAGAGGTTTTTGATGGCATCAAACTCAATCCCAAGCATACTCGCCTGACGGTCTCCAGACTGGAAAGCATACTTGACACTCATAATATCCCTGGCAGATGACCCACCATCCCCAAACAGCGCAGCAGGCATCGTCTGACCAGCGATAATCACGCGTATCTTGAGCTTTGCACCTTCAGCAATGAGAGAAAGCATCGTATCAGCCACTAAATCACGATCATCTTTGCGTTTCTTGAGGCGTACCATCAAAGCAACAAACTCATCTACAATATACAGGATTTCGCGTGTTTCTTCCCATTGCTGAATAGCCGCGCTCTCGCCCTTCTTCGCTCGTTTGTGCAGTGCATTGCGGCGGTCTCGCTCGTTTTGTATCCACTGGCAATCAGCGATCATTTCTTCTGGTTGATCGAAGATGGTAAAGTATGTGCCCATTTCACTCGACACATCACCGTGTAAATCCCATCCTCGAATGATAGATCCGCGCATAACCGCCTGAGCCACATGGAACCGTAGGCAACTCGTCTTGCCTGAGCGTGGTAAACCGATAAGAGCGACGTTGACCGACTGCACAAAGGGAATACCTGAGATAAAGTGCTTGCCATCGAAGCCAAGAATATCGCGCTCAGGTGCAATCAGATGCCTCATCTGAGCGAATGTCGGGCTACGCTGTGGGAGCATGCTCGTTGGCAGCGTGGGCTTCGGCTGTAATTCCTCCATTGCCTCATCCCCTTGTGTAACTGGCAATGGTTGTGCTTGTCCTGTTGTTACACAAGACTGATCGACTTCTTTGGGCATAGGTCGTGATGCCCTTCTTTTACTCACCCACCGTTTAGCGGCACGAAATCCTGGACCCAAGTACTTGGCGACTTTGGCATACTCTTCTGGTGTGCCATGACCCTCCAAAACGAGCAATGCTATCGTAACAAGACCGCCTGCAAACAAACCGGCAGGACCATGTGAAGCCAGGCCAATAAATGACCCACTAACACCAGCAGTACCCGTTACCACAATGGTTTTTCGCTTTGCTACAATGCCATCAGCCTCTTTTGCATCATTTTGCTGAACCTCTTGCATGGTCCTCTCCTTTCCTCACTAGTGATGTATCCAAGCAACAATACCCTTGATAACGATAAGATAAAGTGCGTAATACAACAGGCCAAAAGCCATCATAAACACGATGAGCGTAAAGCCAATTTGTTGCCATCCATTTGCTCCACCATTTGCTTGGTAGTCGGACACTGAGTCAAGCAGCATAATACCAAGACTGCACGCAATACAAATCCAACTTGCAACCCGATTATGCTTAAGTGTCGAGAACACCAATCCAGTGGAGAAGAAGAATTGCACAACCTCCATTCCCCAAGCATAGGTAAATGACTCTGCCTGCATACCAACCATATTGCCCTGGAAAAAGTCTATTGGCTGCATTAATACACTGAAATGTGGCGCGATACTAACCACTAACGACGCGCCGTGAATAAACCATGACTCGCTCGTGGTCAGTTGTACAGTAACACCCCACAAGGCAAAAAACAGAAGGAGCACGCCTAGCAAGATAGCCCCTAGCGGGTGGTCGTGCATGGCACCGCTCCTTGTGGCCGGTGTCCCTGATCCTGCCCCTGTTGCCGTTCCTGCTCCGCTCATTGCACTGCCTCCACAGGATATTCAACAATCACCATCTGCTCGTCGCCAATAACCACATCCTTACGTGGCTGCAATGGCTCTATACAATAGCGCGGATCGTCCCCCTCCCACCCTTCGCGTATTCGCTCTGTACTTGTGGCTTGTTCGTCTGCCATATCGAGACTCCTCTTTCTATTGCCCTACCTGCATCGTTCTACAGGTAGGGACTCACTCACTCTCCTCTACCTTCATCAGCTCAGCAGAGTGAGTGAGTCCCTCATTCAATTGCGCCCATCGCTGAGCACTCCTACAATTCCTCGTCTTCTGTCTCATGCGCCTGTTTCCACTCAGCAACCTGTGCGGCAAACGCTACCATAAATGGCGGCCATTGTAGCCACCCGTCCTGTTGGCACTCCTCCCATGTGCCGATTCATTGCTTGTTCTACTCCTCTCTTAGATCGTCTAGACGTAACCCATGCCGTCTGATCAGGATTGCCGAACCTGGGCGAGAATAAAGGACATCTCCGCCTCAAAGTAATGCTGATGAGCCTTATCAACGGCACGCCGGTCTGATTCAAGTGTCTCCTGTCCACCTACTACTGCGTATCCTTTCTCAACCATCATCTGATGAGAAGTTAGAGTATCCAATGCGCGAACATAGGTAATATAAAGCTCAGCAACTTGTGCGTCTGTAACTTCTGGTTTGCTCATTATTCGCTACTCCTCACTTTGCTTTAATCCAGTACTGACCACTGTCCCTCAAGATAGGCAATCTGACGACTCCAATAATCTCTGCTTTTATCGTCTGTTGCCTGTTCATATCCCTCTTGCGCGAGACCCAAGTCTTCTGCGATGTTTGCCGCCTCCCGGACGCTTGCCTCTAGTGGCGTATCCCCTTCTGTCAGAGAAGCTTGCAGCCATTGGCGTTCATCGCGCTTGCCATGCTCATATGCGTCTTCGTGCTGTCTGCTCATTCGCTAAAATCCTCCTCATGCCTTACGCACCTTCATACCCACGCAAAGCCCACAAATGCCATCATCCGTCACAAAGTAATACTCATCAATCTGAGCAGGCAAATGAGGCTTATGCAATCCAATGGTTGCCTGCTCGTGATATCCGCACCATATTGCGCATCGTCTAGAGCATATCTGCCCGTTGTGTTGCTAGGGACTAACGCATAAATTTGATCGTCGCTCATTCGCACTACTCCTCGCTTGCATAATAATCTTGCACGAATTGCCTGCACTGCTCATACGAGTACTCACTTTGTGCATTGTGCAGGTTGAGCGGCGTGAGTGTCATGAAACCTAGCTCGTTCAGCACATACTTTGCTGTGTCAGTTAAGAACTCGCACATCTCTTCTTCTGTTTGTTGCTCCATTTGCTTGCTACTCTCCTTCTTCGAGTACAGGGCACCGCTTTACTGACTTTGGGTGAGTTTCCCCACATTCGGTACAATCGTAGTAGTTCTCTGCCAGGTCGCGGATTTCTTCTCGTTTCGCGTCCAGGGCTTTAACGAGATCCCATGCGGCTGCTGGTGAGATCTCCAGATTGATGTATGGTCCGGTAAAGCCGCCTGAGATCGTCACGCTATACGCCCCGCTTCGATCAATCGTAACCTCCATTCGCACTACTCCTCCACAATCCGATAAAAAGTCGAGGAAGCGTGACATCGCCAGCCTTCATAGCTCGCGATCCAAGTCTCATCCCCGTTCTTGAATCGCGTGATCTCTTCGAGTTCGCCTATCACGTCGTATCCTCGCCTCTCGCTCTCATCGAGGAAAAGAACACGCTTTCCGATACGCGGATCTTCTTCTAGCAGTTGTCCTTGCTCTATTTTGCTCATTCGTGCTACTCCTCTCGCTGTTCAACTGTCTCCGTAGAACGCAATTTCATGTTTTCAAATGCTATACTCACTATCATTTGAAAATGAGGTATATAAATGCAATATCCCATCCCGCCATATCCCGAATATCACCCGATCCAACCCAAACGCTCTGCCTGGCAACGCTTCCGCTCACTTGGTTGTGCCAAGCAGTCATTGTTCGGCTGCCTATCACTCATTATCGTTTTCGGTGCAATCCTCTGTGCCATCGGTACACCAGCGTTTGTACAAGGCTGGCAGGTGGTATCTGCTACCGAGACCGCTACTGTAGCGCGAGTTGTAGTGACACCATCCACTCAGGCGAGCATTCGCCCTCGCATGGGTGGCCCGCTGGATGATTTCGTAGCCACCTATGGCCAACCGACAGCAACCGCACCAGATAGCGAAACCTTCCTGAGCACCGATAAGCTTGTACGCATCACGGCCTATGTGACCGCTGGAACCACTATCGTGGATCGTGTCTACGTGACGGGTCCATCCACATGGAATGCCACCGATGATTACGCGTTTTGCCTGCAACTATTACCCGATGATGCCCAGGAGTTCCAGCGCAACGTTGGGCCAATCAACTGGCTTGACTACCATAGCAGCATGGGCGAAATAGTCATGCAGTTGCAGGTGCCCACGTGCTTGTTGTTTGTTAGCCCACCGTCTTAGTGCTTCATCTCACAGTGGAGCAGAGCGCAACGCTCTGCTCCACACCGTACAATAAGCGAGACAAGCTAGTCCTTTGCCAAATCCCGAAATTTTAATGTTCGCCTCGGCCTTTGAAGCGATTTAATAAGTGCTTTTTTCAATCGCTTCTGTTCTAATGCCAATACTTTGGCTAATCGTTTTGCCTGAACATATTCTGCAAAGCCATCGAATACTTCTTGTGGAAGCGTATCTATCAAATAACGAAACACCAATTGAAGCATTTTGGGATCACGGCCAATAACACCATTGAAATGGTTAATAAGCATTTCCAGCCGATCTACTTGAGAAGATTCAAGGTAAATCGTAATTTTGAGCGCCCCCTCTGAGAAAAGATCGCTATGTTCACGTTTTCCATGCTGATTATGAACATAATTCGTAAGATACGGACCGGCATAAATTTCTTGAATACACTCCACTTCATAAGCAAGCGCTTCGTCTTCATCGCTTGTTTCAAGTATTTTTGCCTTATCAACCTGCATGCCCTTTGCCCATATCGAACAGATAGCAACACACTTGGCACACCTACACCCTTTTTCGGCTTCGATTTCGTGGGCATCCATACGACCAGCAGTGCCCTTACCTACATAGAAGATTACACCGCTTAAATCCGTGCCATTATCAGCAATAAAGCCTTGTGGATACGCATATCGATAGGTATAGTACTTTTTCTCATCCATAGAAATTATGCTCCATATAGGCACAAAGCCACTTCAGTGATATTATCTAAAGGTTCACACAACGAAAAGTTACAATTTTCGCTGCGAAGAATGGAGGCTAGCTACGTCCTAGCCTCTGGCCTATTTCCAGTGGTCTGGATGGTAACGATATGTCAATCGAAACTGAGGGCCGACAAGGACAAGCTTGTTGAACATTATGGCAGTACCATCTGCCGATGTGCTCTTACGCCGAATTTCAAAAACCGGCTCTGTCCTTGCTATTTTTAGTGATTTTCGCTCTTCACCAGTTGGGAACCGCGTAATCACCTCATCCTCTGTTGTCTCGATAAACACCCCATGTTTCGCCTTGATGGCACTAAGAACATCCATATCCTTATTAGCGCGCATGGCTTCAACAAACTCTCCAGCAAGAGACGCTGGGTACCAATTCTCTGCAATGCGAAGAGGCTGATCGTCGGCGCTCTGTAATCTCATGCGATGGACCACACGCAAACCAGAGGATTGTTTAAAGATCTGAGCTAAATCTGGCGGCAATTCCTCGATGGTCGGATCAATAAGGTTTTCCATGATTGGCTTTAATCCATGATCCGATAGGTACTTGTCAAATGTTGGCGTAATACCCGGCAAATCCAATAATGGATAGTTAACCGTCAAGTACTTCCCTTTCTCTCTGATATATCCCTCAGAGCGAAGGTACTGTATAACGTAATACACAGTGTTGCGCGCTACATTCCATCTTTCGGCCAGTTCTGCTGTTGTTGGAATACGGCCAGAACCGGCATGACCATAAACGCCGCTAACGATCTCTTTCCGCAACTGAGAGGCTAATTCCTCCGTGCGGTCATTTGCCATAAACACCTCCTTCGTCCTATACATTTTTACATAGGACAATTATGATTATAGACCACAAATTATCCTATGTCAACCTTTTGCTCTATCTGGCTTTATCTCTTTGACATACCACACTGCGTAATGGCAACATAATCATGTTCCTACTTGAACAGTAGCAGAACATGATTATGATAAGGAGAGTGCGAGTATGGCAAGAGTCTATGTGATCTGCAACACGAAAGGTGGAGTTTTTAAGACCACGAATACAGCGCAGCTTGGCTATGGATGTGCTAAACGTGGATACAAAGTGGCGATACTGAGCATGGATGCTCAATGCAATGTGGACTATTCCCTCCTGGGATACATTGAAGATGAGGAAGAGCTAGATGATGGGGCACTACAACAGTTCCAAGAAGAGTTTAAGGAGTTTGATGATGAGTATGTGTTGGAAGCAGAGGCAGAAATTGTAGATGAAGACGAAGAAGAGGAAAAGCCATATCCAGGCTTAGGTATCCCCACACTTTACGATGTCATTATTGGCATCAATGGAGACCAGCGAAAAAAGCGTCCCATTCGAGATGTGATTGTGCAAATTCCACAACAACCAAATCTCTTCATTGCAAAAGGATCAATTGCGCTCTCAGACATGGATATCAATCTCTCTGCCGTAAGCGGGCGTGAAAAAATTCTCAAGCGTGCAATCGAATCCATTCAGGACGAGTTTGATATCATCCTGATTGACACGCCGCCAACGCTTGGGCTAGCACCTGTCAATGCCTTTGTTGCCGCTGGTAGCCGAAAAAACACTAAAGACAATCGCATTAATGGCGTGATTATTGCTATTTCTCCACAGATCTATAGTGTTTTAGGAATCAGAATTTTGATGGGTGCATTTATTCAGTTGCGAACACAGTTAGAAATACCACTTCCTATTTTCGGCGTCATTTGCGCTAACGTCAAAAGAACAAAAAACGCAAAGAAGCGCATGCAGCAAGTTCGAGGATTCTTTGGTAATGCTGTTTTTAAGACGACAATCCCACAAAACGAAAAAGTGGAGGAAGCAGCCGATACGCAGTTACCCTTAACTCAGTTTGCTCCCAACAGTGCAGGCGCAAAGGCATACGACACGCTAACAGAGGAGTTTCTGAGGCGGGCTGGTCTTCCGCTTGCAAAGGAGGGAAGCAATGCCTAGTAATCCGCTTGGCAACAAGCCAAAGCGCGCACTCTATCAAAACACCGATGCACCAGAGCAAGAACTTGTTACAGAGGAGAAACAAACCGAAGTGAAGCAAGAAACAATACAAATCAAGCCAGAGGAAAGCGCAATACCAATACGCACAGAGCAACCACCGATACAGATAGCGTTAACCTGGCAGCGAGCTGGCCAACCATCATCCCACGACCGTAGAAGCAAAGTTCCATTCAACGATCGCTACTCCAAAGATAACATCATGGTAGACAAACGCCTAGAGCCTTACTACCTCCACTATCTTGCGCAATGCAGATCGAAGGTAGAGGGATCAAACGCAATGTTGCTAGAATTTCTTATCTCGAAGGGCTATCCGATTGATCCTCATCTTCTCGATAGAGCGTTTACACCAGAGGACGTACCACACCCACCAAAGGAATAACCCAAACCCTAGAGGCTACTGATATGTACAGTAGCCTCTCACTATATGCTGATAGCCTCCTAATGTTTATCTTATCAGTAACTCATAAGAAGCAAGTCAGTTGCTTATGAGTTACTGATAATTTGCTCATATGGACCTACTGTACATCTTATTCTCTGCTTATCAGCAACTAACTACATGGTCATGAGAACTACATGAGTTACTAATCAGTTGAACATCAGTAGGTTATGTGTAAGTTTTATGCCCCATCGGCAACCACCACATTGTTTCCACAAATCCCCTTGACAATGGGAATATCAAAGTGTATATTTGTTAGGACGGTTTGTTTAAGTCAATCTGATAGGACAAAATGACTAGGCAAACAGCAACCCAAACGCAACGCACCCTAACAACCGAATAGATCTCCCCGCTTGAGCACTGCCTCGTGAGTTGTCGAAGCCTCCCAGATCGGGAGATAGAGTGAGCTGGCGTATCGCCAATAAAAATAGCAGCATGGGGGACCATGTGAGCATTGGTAGCAATACTGGTGTTCTTCTGTGAAGAGGGAGAGAACAAAGCAATCTTGACGGTCATATTAGCCGTAGTTTCTGGCATCCTTGCGCAATCACGCCACAATCGCGTGTATCGCCTTGACAACAGGGATGCCAGAGCACCCGGCAAAGCAAAGACAGGTGCAAGATGGAAGGTTACAGAGCCTATTGTGCGTGTTGTGCGAATTACCGGCTAGTGCGTCGGTACATCACTGGTGAGTATTTCTGCTATCGTTGTACCAGCAAGATTAGTACTGGCTTGACAAAGCGTGGCGTTGATCTGGGGAATAGGGAGCAGGTGCTAGCGGGGATCGATGATGCGGTAAAAGAAATTGAGGAGTCTCTAGCAGGACAGAAGAAGACATTGGAGAGGGATTATCGAAAGAGCAGAAGACCAGCAAGGATTATTTCTTCTTAGCCTTACGAGCACAGGAAGCACACCAATACGTGTGTTGATCGATCCGATGCAACGGCTTGTCGTGCTTATAGCACTTCGGACAAGTACCACGCATCTGCGAGACACCATGCACTTGGGTGAGATACATGCCTCGCTCGTCAAGTAGTGGCTTATGTTTCTTTTCTGGCATAAATAGAGTATAACACGACAAGAAAGGAGAACACACATGATTACACCAATGGAGGGCAGGCACGCAATCACGGCGTTTGTCGATGCGCATCCTGTATGGAAAAGCGTGAAGTCCAGCCTAAGCACCCAGGAACGCGATGAAAAGCAGTACATCTACTTTCAGGGATCTGAAATTGGGGTTGTGTGGCAGGAAGGCCGTAACATTTACGCCGAGTCATTTTGGGGCTATTCACCCAATTTGGTATAGCGCCAAATAGCCGCTTGCCTCATCATCCTGGCAGCGAGGCAAGCAGCTAACACAAAGCAGAGTTGTAAGTGAACAATGCTACTTCTTCGCAATCACGGTAGAGTGTTTCACGTCAACGACAATAAGCGCATTACGTAGCGAGGTAAGGTAAATAAAGGCAAATAGGCAGAGCAACAGGAAATCGAGGATGGCATGAGCATTCACGCCGAAGGAGCCGCCGAGAATATCTATAGAAAAGGCGCGACTATCGGGGAAGCGCCAAAAAATAAAGGCTATCCACGATGCGAGCAGGGTAAAGCCCAACGATAAGAGATAAATACGTCGTAACACGGCCGCCTCCTTGCTAGCTTAAATACATGCATAGTGTACCATAGTATATCAGCAAGTGGAAGGGTCTAGTTATAACAAGGCGCAAAACGACCGCCCTGGTTTAATGAGCGGTCGTTTTGCGGATCTTCTTCATTTACCTTTTGTGCATGTGTTCCTGCGCTACTCGCTCACTCTTTCTGCTGTGCTTCACTGCTCTACCCGGTTACGATCCGTACTAGGATGAGTCATGCGAAACTTGTAGCCGGAATGTCCGACTAGAAACATTAATGGCAGAATCATAGCATATCAATGCAAATCGTTCAACAAAGGAGCACTATGGAAGAGATTAGACAAAACGATCGGGTACAGGTTGTAGGCATGTGGCCTGATAGTGCAAGAGGCTATGTCAAGCATATCACCACGATTGGTGATATGGCTTATGTGGTCTTTGACAAGGTGCAACAGGCCAATGAGGAAGAGGATCACAACTGGTACGAGTACAACTGGTACACGGAAGAGCACCTGCTGAAAATCGAAAGCCTCAAGTTAGGTGATCGTGTCGAGATCATAGCAGAATGGCCTATTGGTGTGATGGGTACTACTGGCCAAAGGAGCAACGATATGATCTGGGTTACGTTTGACCAGGAGCAAGATGGCAGTGATGGAGGCTGGTATCGAGAAGCACATTTGAATAAAATCGTGTAGAGCGTCAAACAGCCGTCACGCGGTCTTCCAAGAAACGTGACGGCCATTCTCATCCGGGCACCCACTAGTGTCACCTGGCTAGGGTGTCCAAAGAAAGTATACTATGACTACCCAAATCAAGCAAGCTGGCTTGCACCTGAGCGCACCAATAGACAACTGCGTTGGCAGGCAATATCGTGTGTCAGATGAGTACTGGACGGAGATCGTGACAATCGCCAATGGCTGCGTTCACTGCTCATGTGAGCGACATGAGCACATGGCAGAATGTGAGCACATCATGGTTGTCGAGAAGAGAGAAGAAGAGTATCGTAGTGAGACACAACGTAGGCTTGAGTATTGTTCGTTATTTGAAGTATAGAAAGTGAATGATATGAGTGTAGAAGTAACAATAGGCGTAAGCACACGAGTAAAAGCTGATGTGCAATCCTACGGCATCGTAGAAGCCACCGTGATAGCGGTTATTCCAAATGGGGATGGTAGCGACATATATCAACTCGAATGGACCAATACTGCGTGGCCCAAAGGTGGGACGGCGGTCTCTCGCGATGAGATCATTGAAGTTTTATCAATGGAGGCATAGCATGGATCTCAAATATACCCGTAAAAAGCTCTCGGAAGCCGCTATGCGCGCAGAGCACGCAAGGACACTCCCACACGACGACAAGGTATTCCACGCCTTTACAGCGGCAATGGGCGCACTATACGCTTGCTTTGAGTGGCTGCCCGATGATTTGCAGGCTGATGCGAGACAGGCATACGATGCGTTGAATGCCACATTGGAGGAAGATGTCAATGGATGAGCATACAGTCTACGCCGCTATAGAGCAAGGTGAGACGGAGTGGCTGGCCCGCATCCTCGAAGCAGACAAAGAGCCATACTACTTCGTGCCAGGCGGTATCTATAGCGGTATTGCTATGTTGTTCAAGAGCCTGCTGTGCAAGGCACTGAATAATGCATATATGGATGTGGTAATTGTGAGCGAGGATCTGTTTAATCGTAAGGTAGTTGAGCGAGAGGCACCTGATCTGCTGATTGAGCAGAATATGACACTACCGTAGAAAGAATAAACGCATGAGCGAATATCAAGACCTGAACATGAACAAATACTACAACCCGATGGACGAGAACAAAATTTTCGCTTTACCAACGGATACTGTAACCGAACACCCAGACGCACAGGGGAATAAGACGCTTTACATTACCCGACTGCTTCCCAATGGGAGTCAAATGAACGCTACCACTAAACCTGATAGGACAATCATTTGTAATTGGCATGAATTTTATTGGCAGGAGCTAGAAAGCTATTAATTGCGGGTTGGTAGACTGCTGTTTGGCGCTTCAGTGTCAGATAGCAGCCTGTCAATTGGCAGGATGGAAGGGCCACTCTCTACTGAGCAGAATGAGAGTGGCCGCAGAGAGATGAGACGCAATCGTTGGAAGCGAGGTAGCATCTCAGGAGGATTGTATTATGCGAGAGCATAAAAAGCAAGAAACTACCACAGAACATCCCACACCACAACAATGGGCTATCACACTCAAAGAGTACGAGATTGCCTTCTCAGATCGTCATTTCTGCCTGACATGCAGTCAATGGGTAGAAGATGAAGGGCACGAATGCGCAGAGAGGCAGGCCGCATAATGAGCAGGAAGGAACTCACTCAATTTGTAAACGATGAGGCACTCGTTGATCTGCTGTACACGTCGCTAGAAGAAGCACATCCTATCGATTGTGAGTGCGCCTGGTGCAACGCTGAGCAAGGACGCGAGCAAGGCGATGGATCTCACGGTATTTGCGGGTATCACCGCGAAGAAGTCTATCAAGCGTACAAATCGAGTCGTGTGGCATAATGGACGATAAAACTCTTAGCGAGATTGAAACGCGTTTACGTCACGTTGAACAGGATCTCACTTCAATGCGCGAAGATCTCCAGAAATACGGAGAAGTGCAGGCGATAAGGGATCTGGCAATCGTCAACCTTGCCATCGATATAGAGCGAGTACAGGCGGTACGTGACATGATTGGCAATTGAACGATATGAGAGCAGGCGCTTGATCGCCTGCTCTCATACTATCCGAGTCTTGTTTGTATAGTTGCATATTTCTTTAATGCATAGTACACTTGATACGATTTACAAAACATTTTCACGTACACTAACTATACGTGACCTAAGAATGGTGACTCAAATTTTTTTGCGTACTTTCAACTGTGGTAGGGAGCAAGCACACAAAAAATCGACCGAGCCGCCTTTTCTTTTTGGCTACTTTCTCAGGCTTTTTGTCCAGAGATCATCAGTGCATCGATAAACATCTCGAAGCCTGGTGCCTCAAAGTCGCTGAACACCTGTGCTTTGATGCTTTCAAAAGCCTCCTCATCAAGCACTTCAAAAAGTACTGGTTTAAAAACCTCAAACACGCTGCGCAAATCGGAGAGGAACCCCTCGCGTCCTTCTATGCCAACGCTCAAATCAAGCACGTATGGCTTTTGCTGGATATTGACGAGTCCCAACGCGCCAAATATCTTAGCAAACTGGTCAACCTGTGCGTAAGATGTCCCCCGTCTTTGGAGCGCCTCCATGAAATATCCATTCCAACGCTGGAGCGCGTCGCTATTGGAGTGAGGGGGCTGCTTGAAATCGATCACGCAAAATGTAGCACCTGGCTTGAGCAAATGCGCACAGTCCGCGAATATTTCCTGCACTCGTGAACCAAGAAACCAGCATGCACAACGCATCTGGATATAATCAAACGCCTTTACTTTGCCGCTTGATTTTGCGATATCAAACATATCGCCCTGTTTGTAAGTGATATTCACATGCTCTGTGGACGCAAGGGCACGCGCATAATCTAGCAAGAGGGCACTCTTATCCAGGCCAACACACTCAGCATTTGGATAAGCGTGCGCTACTCTTCTGAGCCATCCTCCTGTGCCGCAAGCCACATCTAGTACACGTTTAGGATGCATGTATCCTGTAAAAAAGAGTGGGAAGAGATCATTGAGCAATTCGTCTTGTAAACTGAGTCTCCTTGCCTCATCAGCGTCGCTAGGAGGGATAGGATACTGACCTTGCCTGCTGTTTTGCATATCGCCTTCTTTCGTATCAAAACGGAACATACGCCCTCGTAGGAAGTTTACCACCATCAAACGAGTGCCGCATGTATCCTGCTAGGATAGGTTCTCCAATGTTTTCAAGCAACGTTGTGGCATTGTTGTGTATTCTCATGCAGAGATAGCGCTGATCGCTGTCAGGCAACCCTTGCGGATGGCTTTTGCGGATCGGATCTAACATCTCTGCACGTCGCTTTACATTATTGTGCCGCACAAAATCAGCATCCCACGTTGCCATCTGCTCCTCGTCAAGATCCCAATACCAATCACCAGCAAACTCCCTTGTTTTGCCCCACGCGAGTGATCCAATACCTGGAACAGTAACGAAACCAGGATGCCAACTTGCACCGATCCACTGTGAATAGAGCAAGAGATTGGCTGGCAGATCGGGCGAGAGTGGATAAGGATACATACGTGGCATTTTCTCATCTGGCAATAAGCCCCACACGTAGAACCACGGCGCATCCATTCTCTGACGTGCTGGCATCCAGCGACGCTGTTCTCGCTTAAAGAGATAGCGCATCATGTAAATACTTGCGACACTATTTGGCTCTAGCGAACTGTGCTTGATTGATCTTAGCAAGTGCTTGTTAAGCCATTCCTGCACAGTTGTACGTGGTAACGCCCTAGAAGATGAGTATCTCTCAAATTCACGTCTGAACCAGTCGGGTACTATGCGCTCTGTTTGTGTCCGTGCCTCAGCGGTTACGGCAGCCACAAGGAAGTACGAGATAGTCTCACGTGCTACTTGGATCTGTTTCCAAATCTGATCGAAAAGTGGTGGAGGCTCTTGTTTACCATAAGATGGCAACTTGATTGCGTGAGGATACGCAAAGATATGACGCACGAACGCCTCTGGCAATGGTGCAAAATTTGCCAGATGTGGACGCCATATCGATTCATCAATCTCAGGGATCTTGGTTTGTAGCATAAATTTAGGCATCCTTATCGCGTGGTGCTGTAAGTATATCACTCCATCCGTGCATTTCATCGATATTGCACGTGGAGGTTTGGCTATCTAATTAAGGACAAGGTGAGAAAGCACAGCAACTATACCACATAAGCCAACAAGAACACAAATAGCAATAAAACAAGTAAATAGCACGCATCTCCCTTCTGGAAAGCAGAGAATCAACAAAAATACTCAGTATTTCCACCATGCTAAAAAGCACGAAAATCTGCACCTATCAACACCTCGTTGTGTGATTTTCCACACTTCAGCCTTGTTATACAAGCAAGCGAAACGTCATAACACCTAATTGCACTGCAAATGCAGTATTCGAGTGAACAGGTAGAGACAAGCAACTAGAGTTATAATAAAATGAGGAATTTTTCAGAAACGGCAAATAATCCGCGAACAAAGTACTTGCGGTTCGCGGAGGCATGCATTATTATTAGAGCATATCATTTTTCTTTTTGCTCAGGGATGCATCTACTCATATCATTGCGCCAATCCTGAGTAACGAGACAAAACGCAATCATCCGGCTCATAAGAGCCTGCTATATAGAAACCGAGGCACAACATGCCTAGCACAATGATCCAATCTGATATGCCCGTTGTTTTGGGGCATGAAGATGATATCCTCCTAACATTCAAAGAAACCATGAAGATGTTGCGTCTTTCTCGCTCTGGTTTGTATCGCGAGATGTGGGATGGCAACATTACGGGATACAAAATCGGGTCAACCTGGAGGTTTTACCGAAATGACGCAAGACAGTTACTGCGCCAGGTAATCTACCATCCCGAAAAACGCCCAGCTTAACCCACACACTTACGATTTTTAATCGTGTGAATAGCCATATTATCGGCTATCCTGATTAAACCTTGTACTATCAGGATCAATATGCTATTCTTCTGTCATTCGCTGTTTACAGTGACACAGCAAAGGAGATAACCGCCTTGATGGCAGAAGAATGGATAACAGTGAACACCATCAGTGCCGAGCTTGGAATAAGCACTGAGAGCGTTCGCAAATACATCAACAAACCAGATGGTATAGTGGCTACTCTTGTGGGCAACTCATACCGCATCAAACGTAAAGACTACGAAGACTGGCAGAAAAGACAGGAAGGCAAAAAGAAGAAAACTTAGTGACCGTCAAAAGAGCAAAAAGATAGCGCCGCCACCTCCTACAGTTTCGGCGCAATCGTCGGCATTCTCATACCTGGCTGGATAGATACTTATCAGGCTTACGCCTTCGGGCACAAAAAAGCACAGGCCATCAAACCTCTGCTCCGCCTCAATTTCAGTGACGAGGTTTGTGTCCAGATAAGTCACTATGCTGCATAGCATACGTGTTGAATGACCGATTGTCAAGAATTTGGGCAAAAAATCTGAGGCAAAGAGCGCCCCTGACGGTCATTAGAGAGCATGAGAGACAAAAGAAGAAATGAGAACTATCTTACTGTAAAGCAGATAGCAACAATACTTGGCGTATCAGAAAAAAGGGTGCGAGATTACATCAAAAATGAAGGACTCACACCAAAGAAAACACGAGGACGTAAACCGTACTTAGTGCATGTAGATGTGTTTAACGCATGGCTTGAGACGCGTACAACATCTGAAGGAGAGAGCAGCGATGACGAATAGGCTATATATGGCAATCACCAAAGCAATTATCGTTGTCTCTCTCCTCGTGTTGGCAGTTATCAACACCGCTAAACGCTGGCAATCCCGCAAGGAGCACCACGAAGTGCAACCTACACCACAGGATTGCCAGCAACAACAAGAAATAGCCTCCATTATCGAGGAAGAATTTCAGCGAGAAGAGAATTTCAAGGTGTGGTACGCGCAACGCATGGATGCATCACGCATTATCTTGCCAGAGAAGCAGGTACGCAGGCTCTACGAGACGTATCTGAGCAATGAGAAAATTATCAAATCGCGAGTAGTCAGTGAGGTAGCAGATTGAAACGACAAGAGAAAAAGACCATCGAAATGCGGGTGTACGTCCCGCAAGGCATACACCGCCTGCTAGTCCAGAGACAGAACAATAATAAGCAATTAGACAAGCCCTTCAAGTCGCTATCAGATTTTGCTCTAGATGCGCTGATAGATGGCCTATTTCGAGAAGCGTACTGCGAACAATTGCAAAAAATGAAAGAGCAACGGACATGAGTGTAGTTGCAGACCCCCAATACGAGGCAACAGAACCGATGGTATCCGTGTTCTCCCAGAGCGGCGTAGATCATCCTGTTGTCTTACCAGAGCTGGTATTACCAGCGCAAGCGCAACCTGCTATCACGCACGACGCACATACGCGACTAGATGACCTCCTATGCGTCAAGCAAATGCAGCAAGGTTTCAAACTTGACATCATTGCCGTGTGGCTGGCTATTCCGTTGCTTTTCGGTTTAGTCGGTTGTGCCTGGGTCTTATTTATTGCTCAATTTTTCAGATTTTTTAGTTGATTAGGAGTATTCATGCACGAAGAATTAATTATAGTTGCCTACGATCTCCTGAGCAGTTACGTATTGCCAGGAAAAGCCTACGATGTGCTTGAAGCACTGGCGTACAGATCATCAATAGTAGATCTGGAACAAGAAGATCCTGATGACATTAATTATAACAAATTGAGAGTTAGTGCCATGAAAGACGCCGTATCTGCTCTGCACGCTGCGCACAAAAAATGGGACGAAGAAGCCAGCAAGCGACAATCCTTTGCCATTATCGATCCCATTTGGAACGAAGTGGAGATGCAAGCTTGACTACCACAACACGAGTGCCCTACCGCAAAGTCGATGTGCTAGCACTGCGCATTGACCCCAAGCGAACCTGTGATGTAGTCGAGGACCAGCCAGACGGCGCTACACACGTCAAAGTACGGTGGTTCGGTAAGACGATAGAAGAATACATCAGAAACGAAGATGTCATGCCACTTGGGCAAAGGCCGATAGAAGAGGTAATATGAGCCATTTTGACTAGCGAAACACATACCAATTGGTACGCCTACACGCACTGATAGGTACGTGCTTATGAGTCACAGTAAATCAATATTAATCTGGAATGATTCCGCTCAGCGGAAAATTGGTAAAAATTAAGTAGAAGAAAGTACCAGGCAGGAGTTGAGAAATGAACAAAATACCAACGCTCTTTTTGCGCAATCCTGAGAACATGAAACTAGTTACTCGCGAGGTTAACCCAGATGCGGCGTGGGTAGTCGACGTTTACGGCTTCCCTACCGTCAAAAAAGACGGCACAAACATTCGTGTCGCCACAGAAAACGGCATTTGTACCTTTGTTGAAAAGCGGCGCAATCCCACGCGAGAAGAAAAGGCAGTGGGCGCTGAACCTGGCTACGTTGATGCGCATCCCAACGATCCTGCCGACAAACACATTTTTGCTGCTGTGGATGCTACCAATTTCACTGATTGGCCTGATGGTGCATGGCCGTGTGAGGCGTTGGGGCCAAAAATACAGGGTGGCATTGAAAGTCGTGTGCCGTGTCTCTATCCATTTTCATTTGAGCCTGAATATATCTACGCGCAATTTCTGAGAGATTTCGATGCCATCAAAGCGTATCTGGAGTCGCATCCTATCGAGGGGATTGTTTGGCACGATCGGGTACATGAGCGATTCGCGAAGATCAAGCGTAGGGATTTTAATCTACCGTGGCCTCCAACAAAGAGAGAGAAATAATTGGACAGAAAAGAGAAGGCTAACCGACGCGCCAAAGATGCCGTTATTGCGTTGCTTGTTGCATCCGAGCAGCCACCCAATGAGGCAGAGGCGCTAACTTCGATGTTGGAATGGGAAGACCTAACCTATACACAAGTGCTTGAGGCGCTTGATTATAACCTCAAGCACAACGCCTATCGCAATGAGCAACTGGAGAACCATGCTAACTTATGTATTCGAGAAGCAGAGAAGGTGAAGGCGCGCAAACAGAGGGAGGCGGTTAGTGTCTAGACTTACCGAACCACGCCAGTACAAGCAGCGCACCCACGAAGAGATGCAAGACGCACTCAGACGCTTCTGCAACGCTGCATGGGGCAATCATGGGGCAAATGAGCGTAGTGTCTTCTCTATCCCACCTGACGATGAGGACGCTGATATTATTTTCTCTGATGTCATGCACGAACTGGTAGAGGCACGTAAACGGATCATAGAACTTGAGGCAGAGGTACAATCGTTGCGAGAAAGAGAGAAAGAATAATGTGGGATATTCCTAAATACTGGTTAGTAGCATTCGGCATAGGATGCGCATTCTTATTGCTTCTTTTGGCGTGGATCACAATATTTGTGCCACTCTTCAATCAAGCCGATTACAACAACTTCAATATCGAAGAGCAACTAGACAGAGCAGAGCGCATGGGCATTCTGAGCGCACTCAAGTGCTCAGTGAAGATGGCAACCATCTACAAATTGACGTTTGCCCATAGGATCGCCTGCTTAATGAGTGAGGTGCAGCCATGATCCATAGCGACGATCCCAAGATAACATTGCTCAAAGAGTGCTACGCATTGCTAGACGATATCCGAGATGAGGGTGTGTACAAATCAGCAATCATTCCTGGTCTGCTTGCCCGTATAGTCCCGTTTATTTTTAGCCCTATCCCATACGAAGAGGTTTCCACAGTACGCTTTCGTTGTCCTGGTTGCCAATCGGTGATGCTTGAGGTTTTACGCAGCGATTGGGCGACATGGGACCACATTACATGCGATTGTGGCAAACGTTACCGGGTTGTATGGTGTGAAGGCGAAAGCAAAGCGTATATTTTGGAGGATGTGCAGCCATGACTCATACTATCCCTGGTCGCGCTCATACGCCAGAACAAAAACGCGCAATCATCGAGCGCTTTTACGAAGCCTGGCTTGCTGTTCCTAATTGGCGGTTGCCTCAACTTATTTACAACGCTACTGGAGGCAAGGACATTTTCTATGTAGAGGATGAGCCTTTTATGGCAGAGATAGAGCAAATATCGGAACGATGGAGGCAACCATGACCCTCATCCTCTGGGCAACATCTCCCATCACATCAACGCTCGCCATATGGGCACTATCGCGCATCATCGGCGCTGGTATGTACTATTTCGCCGGTAGAGGAAGTAAGGTGCAATCGTGAAACAGCAGTATCACAAAACGGTCAAGCTCAAGGGATGGCAGATCGAAGACGGAGAGGACATCGACAAAGCAATACAAGAGGTTTTGGAAATTATTGCTCAGCAAAAAGGAACAATCCACCTGATCGATTTCAAAATCTATCAGATAGATACACAGCCATTGCTAGCGCACCGCGAGACGTTCTTGACGGTTATGGCAGAAGAGGGGGAGTTATGAACACACCATGCCCACTCTGCAATACCCCAACAGACCTACACTCTGATTGTCCTGGCTATCCTGGTCGCGGCAGCAAAACAGGCTTTGTCATGGCATGCAACCCTCCATGCGGCAACGCCTGCCGCTTTGAGTGCCCTTCCTGCCATTGGTGGTATCGCACGCCAAACTGCCGCGATGCGAGCAAGATGGGCATTCGTCCCGATTGGCTAGACGCTGTACTGGCAGTGTTTGAGGAGGCGGAAAATGCGCTTTAAAAATAGGCAACGCAAGATAAGCAGAGGCGTAATGCCAATTCAAGAAATCCTAGACCAATACGGAGATATGCCCATGTGCGACTTTGTAGACCTTGCCATAACTCACGGTCTTATTCCACTGAACATGCATCTCAGCCCATACGATGAATTGGCAATATACCCACAACATCGGAGCACCCCAGCGCTGTCAGTGCAGAATGGGCCTGCATCATGAGCACAACACAAAAGCGGCGCACATTTCGCACGCCGCTAACCTCATCTGAATACTCAAGCTGCTATGGATTTACGAGGAGGCTCTACCAGCGTACTCAAGTCAACTTCAAGCGCTCTGGCCAACTTGATAAGCGTTTCTCTTCGTGGCATTCGCCTACCATTCTCAATAGTACTGATCGTATCAACATCAACATCTGCCCTAGTTGCCAAATCAACCTGTGTCATGAGACGGCTTTCTCTCACTTCTCGCAGGCGGAACTTCGCCCCTACAGGTCTCTTTCGTGGTCTACCCATGTGTTATGTATCTCCTCATCGCTTATGTGGTTTGTGGTCTCTGAACATTTTCGGTGTATTTCTCTCAAGTTTAAATCACTGCCAAACAAAATTCAAGCCCAACTATCGAATGTACGTGTATTCACCTTGACAAACTTAGTGCAATCATGTAAGATATCTAGAAAGAAAATCCGTTAAATTGCTAAGGAGACAATCAATGAGCAAAATCACGCCTGATCAAGAAACGTTCCTTGCTTTCGTAGCAAGTGAGATCGCAGGTCAGGAACGCCTCAATCAATTCGCGACATACGAAGCTTTGAAGTGTATTTGCGAATACTATAATCACCCTACCGAATCAACAGCGCTTGACCTGTACTTTTTCTTGCGTACCCATGACGAAAGCAGGGCAATGGTCCACCAATTCAGGGAATACACACGAACACATCAGTTAAACGAAAACGATACCACCGTCAATCGCCAATTCACACCCGACGACAAAATTAGCATGGTCAAGGGCGCTATTATCGGTGCATTGGGCGGTGGTCACATCGATGGACGCGACGGGGCAAGTTATTGCAAGGCCGTGCTAGCAAGCATCGCTGAGATCCTCGATATCACTATCCCAGAAGATCTCAAGGCGGCAAACGGACTGCACTAGGAGCGCAACAATGAAAACAATCGATCAACTCAGCAAATCGGGCCTGCGCAAACGTCGCCAGCATATCATGACCATGCCGTTGACGCCTGTCCGTGCTGAGAAAATCCGGCAAATTGAGGCGAGAGAGTGGGAGTTGTATCGAGAGGAGAATCCGCCAGTGAAGGCGCCTGCAAATTTTTTTGTACGGGAAGAGGAGTGGTAAATGAGATTCAAAGTACGAACCGCCGTCCAATTGACGCAAGAGCAACTGGCCACGCTGCAACGTCATGGTTGCAGGCCCATACCCTATATCACATGGGACCATGAATGGGTCTTTGCAGCGTATTGCGAGGATGGACAAGAGCAAGAATTGCGCAATCAGGCATGGCGCAAGCGGCGCGAACACAACCGCAAAATGATGTACTTCTTTGCTCTAATGGAGCAAGAGACGGTCTCGCTGCAAGGCACGATGGTTGCTCTTGCTGAGGTCTACGTGGATGCCGCCCAGATGGCTGCAACGAACACAAAGAAGGAGCAAGAAGCATGAGCAACTTCAACAACACAACCATTGTGGTAGCATCCATTTCACCACACATCTGGGAACAGGATAAAGGCGTTTGGAAGCAGTGGGTAACATCCATCGACGTTTCGTTCAAGACGAAGGAGACATACAAGCGGATTATCACACATTTCTACGGACTGCTTAATCTACCTATCTCTCAGATAACTGAGCAGCACATCAACGATTATCGAGACTATCTGGTAGAAGATGGTAGAACTGAGAGAACTGTCAGAACCTACATAACCGTCATTAACAAGTATTGGCGGTTTGCTCAGGCATTGCAAAAAGCAAGAACAGCAACGGAAGAGACGTACCACGATCTGACCGAACTAGAAGTCTCGGTATTTGCTCAGGTTCAGCAAGAAATGGCAGGTGAAGCATGAGCATAGCCAATCCTGAAAACGTTCTCTGTACGCATCCCAACCAGTACCCGAAATTCGAGATTGACGTGATACCGGGCACAGATTGGGAGCTAGAAATCCGAAGTGAGCATGTCATTTATGCCTATCGATGGGATGACGAAGAATTTACCATGCAATACATCCTGTGGCCAAACGGAAACGATGCCATATTCACATCTCGTGACGACGCCATAGAGGCTTGTAAACAATTCGAGGAGACGAAAACAAAATGAGCGAAGAGAGACAAATTGAAATTCGCCCTTTTGGCCAAATTGTTTGTCATCGCACGCCGTCTAACCCGAAGTTTATGCGAGACCAGCATGTGATACGTCGCAACGCTACCGATGAGAGCAAGTTGGGCAACTTTGTAGCCTACTGCGAGGATGCGCGGCTTGCTTGGGTCTTCTGGGCAGGCGAGACTGAGGCAAGGAAAGTGCTACTCTCGAATTTGGCATCTATCGAGGATTGGCGTGTTGCTCGTGAACAACAGGCTAACCTTGCGAATTATTGGAAATAGGAGCATCAACATGGAAAAACCGACTATTGTCTGTCTCTGCGGTTCCACTCGCTTCTCAGATGCATTTCACGAAGCCAACTTACGCGAAACCCTGGCAGGCCGCATTGTCTTATCCATCGGTTGCGATTTCAAGAGTGACACCGACCTTTTGCTAGCCGGTGAACTCACTACGGCAGACAAACATCGCCTAGACGAGCTGCACCTGCGTAAGATCGATTTAGCCGATGAGGTGCTTGTGCTCAACGTTGGCGGATACATCGGACAATCGACAAGCAACGAGATTGCCTACGCCCAAAACCACAACAAGCCTATTCGTTGGCTGGAAGCTTTGTAGTTCGTATTTTACTCCTTCAGTGACAGGAGAACACATCATGTACACACTCGAAGAACGAGACGGCGCATTATACGCCAAAGAAACGAGCATTAACGAATGGCTTCCGCGCCAGGACGAAAACTGGTACTTGCTCGCCACCCCTTACCGAAATTTCGTTTCGTGGTTTGCTTCTGAGGAAGCAGCTCGCCAACTTCTCGGCATGGAAATCCGTGCTACCATCAACAATCCTGCGGTGGTTTTCCGAAATCACTTAGGTTGGCTTTTCCATCGGGCCGACGCCAGTTCTAAACCCGCCTATACCGAATCTACCCCCATACCTTCGCCAAAGATCAAAGGTCGCTGCAAGGTTGTGTGGCACAAAGGCGCATGGCACAAGGAAACCGTGAAGGGATTGGTGAAAGTCGCATGAAACCAAGCCTCAAACTACTCTACTACTCGCTAGAACGAGCGAGCATGACCTACGCCGAAACAGGCTCACCCTATGCTCAGCAACGCGCAATTGAACTCATCGGAGAATTGCACCAATGTCTAGACGATGTTGAACAAATCATCCTCTCAGAAGAGCGCACGCCCACTACAGGCGAATCGGAGGCGCAAGGATGAAAGTTCTTATCGTAGATGAAAATTCTAATATGGTCCACATGCTCTCTGGCCTGCTCAAGCATCAAGTGGGTATCGATGTACTGGAGGCCAGTTCTCTCAGGCAAGTCGAGCAAGGCTGGCAGTGGAAACCTGATCTTGTACTCATTGACCCTCTAGACGATACGGGCATCGACTTTTGCACCCAACTGCGCAAGAAACATGACCCGCTCATCCTGGCAATGAGCAGAGACAGAGCAAACGAAGCGCCCTATCTCGAAAACGGCGCTGATGCTTACATTCAGAAGCCGTTCCTGCCTGAGAAAGTTCTTGCGCATATCCATGCTCTTGCTCGTAGACCACGTTCGCAAGCCAGTATCAATAGCGGCATTATGCGCATAGGCAACCTGACTATTGACTCAGTGCGCAACCAGGCTCAAGCACAAGACTCTACGATTGCGCTGACTACCATAGAGTGCCGATTGCTCTGGTATCTCGCCAACAATGCACCGCGTATTTGCTCATATGCTTTGCTAGTCGATTATGCATGGAATATCAATATCCCTTGTGTCCGAGAAAAAACGGACACCAACTTGCTCAAAGTGTTCATGTTCCATTTGCGCAAGAAACTGGCAACACTTGGCCGCATGGGAACAGTCGAGAATGTTGTAGGCACTGGATATCAATTTATCCCAGCAGAGGAGCAATCATGAGCGACAACGACCTACATCTTGAGATTAACGATAAATGCATCGATAAGGGAACGCCTGTTTTATTGGGCAAAAACACAGTCTTTCACTTTTCGCCGCCGCTCAACGAGGATTACTGGATATTCCGTGTCATGCTACACAAAGATCAGGCAGTTGTGGGATTTCCGAAGTACTCAGGAATAGGCATTGGCTTTGCTCAAGAGGAGCACTACAACGTTAACCTGCCATACAGGTGCAATGCTGCAATGGTCTACGATCACATCGAAGAGAACAAGCGCTACGATGAGATCACCAAAGAGCAGTGCATACAGGCAATACACCTGATCCAAGAAGCAGCAGAACGGTACCAGCAATCACAATGACCAGAGACCATCTTTGGCTCGCACTCAGCGGCGCTCTGCTCGTGGCGTTCGCGCTTGCCGCTATTTGGCTGTTTAGTGCGCATTATTCGCTATTATTTGTTTCGTTTTAGGAGCATTTTATGAGTAAAAGTGGTGGATACCTTGATGTGGTTAATGACGATCTTATCTCTCGACGTGGCTTGACGCTCAGACCACACCCAAAGCAGGTTGTGCTTGAAGGCATCCAATCTGTGGAGGATAATCGCTTTCCAGATGGTCGTGCCCTGGCACCAATAATTAGCAAACACGAATGTGCGTGCTGGGTATGCCATCCTGAGATGTTTCCTGATGGTGAAGTTGAGGAAGGGACTGTGAGCGTGCGCAAATGGCTTACACCACGTTTCTGGAAAACGACTCTCGATGGACAACCATGCGGGTTTGTCAAAGAGGCAAAACCAGGACGACAGGGTCATGTGTGGGTATCACGAACGCCGCCACATGCCTGCTCTTGTGGTAGTCACTATTCTTGCACAATGATGTTGCATGGCAACGTAACGGTCACACCTGACGGAGATGATTACAAATGATTGTACAGCAACCCATCACAGCACAGCAAAAAGCCGAGATGAAGACCCTGGCAAAGCAGTGCAAGGCAAAGGTCTCATTCAGTGGGCCACACATCGCACTCACAACCAAGTGCTTCTCAGGGCGCTATCCCAACAACATGGACGGCTATAGCGCCGCACTGGCAATACTTGAGAAGTTAACGCCGAAACAATCGTAGTGCATCACTTATCCCGTCAGTGATCGGGAGGACATCATGAATACGCTTATACCCATTGATCCAATAGAGAATAATTTGTTAGGCAAAAGCAATGAATGGTACACACCATCTCGCTATATCGAAGCCGCAAAGGAAGTCATGGGCGGCATTGATCTTGACCCTGCTTCGAGTGAAGTAGCCAACAAAACCGTTAAGGCAGCAAGGTACTACACCATCAAGGATAACGGACTCCTGCAGGATTGGCGTGGTCGCATATGGCTCAATCCCCCCTATGGACGCACGACTAAAATGCAGGGTCAGCACAAAAGCACCATCTATTTGTTCACCGAAAAGCTTATCAAATCCTATGAGAGCGGAGAAGTTGAGCAAGCTATCATTTTGGCAACCACTGAGGTAAATGCGCGGTGGTTTTATCCGCTCTGGAAATATCCCATATGCATACCTGACCATCGCGTCCATTTTATGGTTGATGAGAAGCTAGAAAAATATTGCCAGATGTTTGGCACCTGCTTTGCTTACCTCGGACCTAACGAAGCTCATTTTACAGAAGTCTTTTCTAGGTTTGGGCATGTTGTCAAAACCGTTGGACGGCCAGCGCCAAAGCCAATAGCACTAGACCTGTGGACACCAACAAGCGTGGCACCGTAACGCGTTCCTTAGCCTCTCAGCACGAGGTGACCCATGACATCATTCAGCGCCTATGCGCTTACTAATAGATACAGATTCACCAACAATAGTTGCAGATTCTTGCAATCACTTGCATTTCACGGCAAATTCGTATATCCTAGTACTGACACGTTGACTTCGTTAGATCAGTGTGTTATCATGATAACGAGCGAACAGGAGAACCAACATGTTTATGGCAGAAATAGCGTACACGCCAGAGGAGGTAGCAAAGAGGCTCAGCATCACGCCGCGCATGGCAACAGAGTATCTACGAACGGGCAAAATACCGGGTGGGTACAAGGTAGCTGGTCAGTGGAGAATAGACGAGCCAGACCTCACGAACTTTATAACAGAGCAGAAGCGCAAGGCTTCACAAAAGGACTCATAGGGGTTATCCCCAAAAACGACATTGAGCCACCTAAACTTTGGCGAGTAGCAGGTGGCCCATGAACAAAGATCTCAGCAGAACGTTTAATGCGTTCTGACGAGCGACTTTGTGTCCATTCACTGGACAAATTAACTATACACTATCCGGCAAGCCGCGTCAAGGTGAAACACCAACGACGACTTGAAACAGCGAGACACATACAAGCGAAAGAAGGAGAGCGATGAGCACACAACCAACGCCATTGATGATTAAAACTCTAGAGCAAATTGGGAACGACACCGTAACTGGATGGGGCTACAACAACAACCCGAATGGACAGCGCAACCTCAATGCCAACATAACCCACGCATTGATTAAACGTGGACTGCTAGAGCCTGCTGGTGAAATGTCATGGAGTGGGCAGAACACGCCTGTGTACCGTCTCTCTGAGTCAGGGAAGCAAGCATTGAGTGCTGCACTACCGCCCACGACACCGAAAGATGAGTCTTGGAAATTAGTGTTTGCGAGAGGTGAACAATGGGCATAACAAAAATCACGTCAGCGCAACAGCAGATCCTCAACCAAATGCGCAGAGGCTATGCGCTCATTTCTCATATGGACACCAAATACCGTTCATTCAACATGCCTGCTGAGCATGGCGGATACCTGCTCAACACAGCGTCTTGTGCCATGAAGCCCGTTCTTCTCTCGACAATTAAAGCCATGCTTGGTAAAAATCTGATTGCCGAGGAAAAGCGCTATGTCTCATCAGATGGCTTCTGTGGTGAACACCAGACGGAGAGGTGGCGCATTCACTACAAACTCAACCTGTGCATTCACTGCTATGAGCAGCCTGCTAGCGATCAGTTCAATGGCATGTTCTGCGCTGCATGCGCCAATGAGATGGGTGAGCAGTGGGAAACCGAACAAAACGAGCGTGTGAAGGAGATGGCGCAATGAACAAAAGAATGATCACGGCTATTACACCCAGGTCTGATTTTGTTGAGGTCGATCTAGCCTGTGGGCACACAATACGGTGGTTCCCGTTTAGCGAACAAACCCCTCAGCAATTGGCAGAGCACATGCAAAACCTAACACCCAAGCCAATACAAGTAGGCAAGACAAAGTTAAATTGCAAGGAGTGCACACAATGAGCAACGAAGAACGACAAGTATCGTGGATTGGCACACTCCACGTCACGTACAAAGCAGGCGATACCGGTATGATTATCCCCGAATATATCCTTGCCCGCATGACACCAGAACTGGTAGCAAGCGAATTGGAAAGCATCGCACGACAAATCAGAGACGGTCAAGTACCGGATCAAGTCAAGCCGATCGATGAGGTTGATATTCTCCACCTGCGGCAAATTGCAGAGTGGCTAGAGCAACGCTATGGCACATCCAAGGAAACCATCGCGCTCCAGCCACAAGCGAAAGGACAACAACAATGATTACTGACGAGGCGATACTACAAGCAATCGAATACAGGATGGATCAGTTAAACGCAACATTCAGCCTTGAGGATGGGCACATTTGCAGCAATAACGCTGATCTAGGAACCATTTCAAAAGTGTATCATCTTCCACTTCATTGTCTTGCCCAACTAATCTGGAAAAGTAAGGAAGAGGCAGAGGTGAAAGCATGACACCAATCACAGCCGCCGCCACTATCCAGCGCATTGCTGACAGTGGACTCGATATCAGCACTGAGGATTATCGGGCACTGGTAGAGGTTGCCCAATGGCTAGCGACGTTGCAAGAGCCAGTGAGCACGGAACTTGACGACATAATTGACACACTCGACGAAACAATTGATGAGATTGTAGATACCATCCTTGACGACAACAATGTTGACACCCTCAACGATGAAGAAAGAGTTTCGCCAGAAACGTGGCTTTCTGCAAAAACAGAAATTTTGGCATTGTTGGCTCAGCGCAAGGAGAAGGCACAATGAGCAAACTCAGTTTCGCTTGTGGTCACACCGAAGAGCAAGAGCACGCACTGGTCAATGAGTTCTTTGACGGCTTGCGCGCTTACATGAAACAGTGTGGGCGCTTCATGGGCAAGCCGATTGCCGAGAACTGGCAAACACTCGACGAGCAAGCAAAAGATCACCACATTAATGTTCTGTTTGTGCGCCATGCGGTTACGCTCACAAAGTTGGCACACGACGCGATACACGAGGCGACAAAAGCATGAACCACGAAGGCAAGCACTACATACACACCACTAAAGCGTGGTACTACGCTGATTGGGCACCACAGGAGTGGCAAGACGAAATTCGCTTTTTCACAGAGGGATCGGGAGCAATGTACATGCGCTGGTATGCTCGTCCCAACTTAACATCACGTTTAGAGGTGAACATAGGCGAGATGTATGCACTGACGACACAAACGGAACTACTTTCAACGTTGGCTCACATTGCTGTGAGCGGCGAGAAAATGGCACCCGATGATTTTCGCGAGATCCTTGAGGAATGTGGTTTTGTGGATAGCACGCCTCTTACACAAAAAGGGCACCCCAACGAGGAGACACAATCATGATAGGGTTATCAGACATCGCAGAACAGGGCGAAGAATCGGGAAGAGAAGAAGCGGCATGTGATTATCCGTTCCTTCCTGATCCTCTAGATTATCGAGAATTGCGTCAATATGGGCGTGGTCGTGCGCAAGGCTTATACCGATTACGCGGCAAAGCAGCACGTGTGTTTGCGCACAACTGGTCTATAGGCTACATAGCTGAGTGCAATTTATATAAACTGGTTTGCTCAGCAGAATTGCAGGAGGCGCAATCATGATAACACTCACCACAGGTGCACATCTCGCCAGTGTGCGAGAACGCCTCACAGCGCCGCTAGACGAGCAAAGCTATAACGACCTGGCAGTGGTAGCGCTCTTCTACTCGACGCACGCCACGACTGAGCAGCGTGTTGAGGCGGCATTGCTCTATGTGGAGGTGGTTCGCAAGGCGGCAGAGGCGAGACGAGCAACGCGACAAGATGATATAGCATGACACGTTGACATAATGTTGAGACAAGCGAGCAGTAAGGATAGCAACATGGAACAAGAGAAGCCACTCACAATCGAGCAGCGCATTACTCGTATCCGCCAATGTATGCAGGCTGCGGGCGAGGATTGCGTAGCATTGGGTAATCAGTGGAGCGAGTTTGGCGATTGGAACAATGGGCCACGCTTCTCTGTTCGCAGTCAGATAATGCCTGAGAATATGCAGGAAGCCACAAAGGAGACGCCACAAAATGCAATTTGAGCAAGCAACCAAGAACCTGACAGATCGCACTGACTGCAACCCGAATGATTATGAGGCAATTCAATACTTCCTCATCGAGTTTGCGGAGCACATTCTTATGCATACTACACCTGCGGCAGGGAGCACGATCAAGAAGTATCAGGGGATGTCTGTAGAGCAAATCGTGGTGGCTCTTCCCGATATGCCAGAAATGGAGTGACCTATGAGCAGAGAACTACTTTTCCGCGCCTGGACTGGCAAGACGATGATGTACCAAGATCGGCAATACTTGGGATCATTCATCCGTCGCGTGGTCATACAAGTCTTGATGGATCACGATTTTCCCGAAGCGATGAAGCGCAAAAGCTACTTGCCCAAAGGGACCAAAATTGACGATTATCTCATGCAATACATCAACAATGAGGATATCTGCGGCAAAAAAATCTACGACGAGGACATTGTGATGCTACGTGGTAGCAACTACCCGACGCGCTATCAAGTGTACTGGAATGTGGATCAGTGGGACGTGAAAGATGCTCAGGGCAATGGCTATGATCGTGGCTACTACGAGAGTGGCTCTATTAACTGGAGAAGTGGCTTGGAAGTTATCGGCAATATGCGCGAAACCCCTAACTTACTCAACAATTAGCCTGCCCTACGGCAGTGTACATAGAGGTGTCCAGTGACCACCAACATCAGCGCCCAGCGCGCATATGATACAATCGACTTGACATTAGCCAACAGATCAAGTAAAATGGCATTAGCCAACAAGGAGAATAATGGATTTGGAAGCAGTAAAGGAGATCATCTCTTCGCAGGGATGGACACCGCAGGAAAGGAAGAAGCAGAGAGGGACGCTCTATTTGTACGCTGCCAAATGGGATGTAGAGGAACAAAAAACCATGTGGCGATACATTTGTGCGATATCCCAGGCGGAATATCTCACAGAGGAGCAAATACTAGCAACACTCAGCAGACCACCGAGAACAAAAAGAAAGCCAGCTTAGCGCTGGCTAATGATAACAGCGACCCGCCATTGGTTGGCACCCTACGCGGGCCGTAAAACAAACTGAACCGCCAGGCAACGTGTTCAGCGTTGTCTAGAGGCTACGTGCGCCTTGTGATAGGCACATTGTTCATTTTACCTGATTGAACAAAGGAATGCAAGGATGGTAGCGAAATCGTGACGAATATTCCAGCAAATCAAAAATCATTGTCTTACCCCTTGACATTTGCGTTCGTATCGAATACAATACGAATATCAAGTAGTAAACAAACACAAAGGAGAAAGACAATGAACGATCAAGTATACACACAGATGCTTAAAGATGTCACCACAGAGGTCAATTTTGAGAAGGCTTGCGAGATGCTAACGCAGATCCATCAGGAGTGTGATTGTCGCACCACTGAGTACTACGGTGGCAAACGCACACAACGCTCCATCAAGAGCCGCGCCTTTGTCTGTGCCGCAAACACTGTGCGCTGGAATTTCCATAAGTTCGTCACGATGTCAAAAAATGGCCGCTACGAAGTGAACGAGCGCAATCAGCGCATTCAAGACAGGCAGGGATGGTAATGGAAAAGAAACGCGGTGGACAGGAAGGCAACAAGAACGCTAAGCGGGCAAAACATCCCCGCTTAGCAGTCAGTTATTCGGGTGATCTCCTCGATTTAGCCTATGAAAAGTTGGCAGATCAAGGGAATACTGCACCTACAGAGGATCAAATAAAGGATTTTATCCGCGCAATGACAAGGAAGGGATTGGAGCAATGAAACCATTCACCTTTGGCTCACTTTTCTCTGGCGTTGGTGGTATTGATTTAGGCTTGGAGCGGGCTGGTATGCAGTGCGCTTGGCAGGTGGAGATAGATGATTATGCAACAAAAGTACTTGAAAAACAGTGGCCCAATGTTACCCGGTTTCGAGACGTGCGAACCGTTGGAAAACGCAACCTGCCAACAGTTGACCTTCTGGCAGGTGGATTCCCCTGCCAACCTCATAGTCTCAATGGCAAAAGAAAAGCCAGCGAAGACGAACGCGATCTCTGGCCAGAATTTCGCCGGCTTATTTGCGAGCTTAAACCCGCTTGGGTGTTGGCTGAAAACGTCATGGGGCTACTTAGTTCAGAAAATGGTCACTTCTTCGGCGGCATTCTCAGGGACTTGGCCGCGCTCAGGTATGATGCACAATGGCAAGTGCTACCAGCTTCCTCCTTTGGCGCACCACACCGAAGAGAAAGAGTCTTCATTGTGGCCTACCCTCAGAGCCTCTATGTGGAAAAATCGCAAATGGTCCAATCACAGAAAAGACCACCATTTCAATTTGGAAGAATATCTTCCAACGATTTATCCAGAAATCAATGGAAAACCAATCAACCCTCATTTTCTGGAATGGATGATGGGATTCCCTATTGGGTGGACAGAAGTAAGGGACTCGGAAACGCAGTTGTTCCACAAATAGCAGAGAGCATTGCTTATCGCATTCTCATGGCAGATGCAGCAAGCAAGGATGAAACGGAAGTAGCATAACCTGGCAGTGCCAGTAATATAGAGGTTTGATTATGGCACAAGTAGCACGACCACAAGAGGGCAAAGAAAAGCAAGGATGGTAGCGCATGTACGAGAAATCTTACCAAGCCTGGAAAGAGTTTAAGGAAAAGCTCTATGGAAAATCTAAGGAGCAATTCGAGGATGCAACGCCAGAAGAAAAGCGGGCGTTGCTAGACAAGATGAATGCTTCTGACGATGAACAGATACAGCAGAAAGAGATAGAGCTAAATGAGCTATTTAGCAAAATGCAAGATCTTACTCAGGAAATAGCTCGTTTAACGGAATATTCAACAGGACATCAAGTTAGGATCATTCAACACGCCACAAGTGCTCTCAATAATTTTGTTCGCAATGGCATCCCCGATATGTTCCATTTTCCACGAGAAGACATGGACAAAATTATTCGCGCCATAGAGCAGGATCGTCGTACTCAGGCGCAAAGAGAAACGCTTGAGGGAATGCCGTATGATGCCTATCTGAAAACAGAGGCATGGCAAATAAGGCGTTCACAGGCTCTCAAAGACGCCAAGAATAGGTGTCAGTTATGTTACAGTACAAAACTTCTCAATGTCCACCACAAGACCTATGAGCGGCGCGGACACGAACTGCCAGAGGATTTGATTGTACTCTGCAACGATTGTCACGCAAAACATCACGACAAAATTGGCAAAAAGAATTCATGGAATTTTTAGATAGATTTTCGAGGTAGCATGATGGCAAACGCAGTTAGCCCACAGGATGAGCAGAAGATCAGCGAAAAGCAAAACACACCCTGGCGTGTGAAATTTACCTGCGACAAGAAAAACCCATCCTATCAAGAAATCCGCAAGGATCTTTTTGTTGCCTGTTGGGGCAATGCCAAGATGGTAGAGGTGCTATTTCACTTCCTGAATACTGGTAGTTGGAAAGCGCATCACAACCACATGGACGAAAACACACGTGTGATTGTCCTCCAAGAAAAGCACTCTGAGATTTTAGCTAAAGTTAAACTTAAAGTCTCAGAGCCTACGCTTATCACATTCCTCAAGATGTTTGCTCAAGTTGGCTATGTTCGCAAAGCAGCCCGCAAGGGAGCACAAGAGATCAACTTTGAGGCCGTAGAGAAAGCATTCACAAACCCGCCTGAGAAGCCGGTTATCAGCAAGGATTTAAACTTAAATTTAAGTTTAAATAGTGAGCGGTCAAATGAGGTGGATAACCTACGTCAAGAGGTCGTCAATTTGCGCGAACAAGTGCAGGATTTAAGTTTAACTTTAGTTGGATTTAAGTCACTGTACGCTCAATTTGAGCACGAATTTAAGTTTAACTTTAGCTCGCGAACTAAAGAATTTAACTTAAATGAATCGCCTGAGAGCACACAGGAAGCCAGCTCAGACCCACTTTTTTTTCCTAAGAATCCTTCTTTAGATATAAGAGATAGAGAAGAAGATGAAGAGAGTAAGAAGGACGATTGCGCTATCGCGCCGCTCGCACCTACATTTTTCGCTTTGCTTCCCTGGCTTTGGTCGGATGGGCTGGAAACACCCACAAGGTTACTTGTGGAATTAAACTCCACTATGCCAGTTGGTGAACAACAAAGGCGCTTATGGGCCACTGAGCAGTACAAGCAGGAATTAGCTTCTAAAGGTTGCCCTGTGATGGTAGAGATGGTTTCAGAGCCTCCACAGAACGCCATTGATGCTGCTGCTACTCCTGAGTGGATTCTGGTTCTCATGGAGCCAGCACAACCCAAACAAGTATACGCTTCATATAGCCAGGAGTCACCTACACCCCCAGAGCAAAGTATAAAAGATACGGAGGTTGGTGCGGCGCGTGGCTATATGCAAAGTACAGATGCAAATATACCTTCTGAGCAGAATAAGTCCACAAAGCGCACACGTGGCAAGAAAGCAGAGAAGGTTGAACAGTCAAGCCTCCCTTTTGACAAGGGCATCGCGCTAAACGAGGATGAACAGCGCATTTCTGATTGGTTCTGCAAGTTCTGGTTTATCAAAATCCCGCCAACAGTAAACGCATTGTACAAAAAACATTGTGGAACTTTAGTGCCTTTTGTCCATTCTTGGGAAGAAATGCAGAGTTTAGAGAAAGTGGCGCGAGTTTGGTTGCAAAGCCAACTTAAACCAGGGACAAAGGTTGGTGGATTGCATCTAGGTAATTTCACAAACACCAATGTTTTGAATAATTGGCAGCCAGATTTACCAGACAATATTGTCGCTATCGACTCAAAACAACGATCTGGGGTTGATACCTTTGCGCATGTACCAGCCTTTGGAGGGAAAACCGAAGAGCAATTAGATGCTGAGTTGCCGGAGACTCTTGAGTTTCTTCGTGCGAGAGGCATAGCCATCTAGAAAGGGTAACGGTTATGGATAAGAAAGCAAAAGAGCGTATGCAACAAGCCATTGAGGATGCCAAGCGCAGACGAGAGCACATCTGTGATGATCCACAACCTCTAGGCAACCTGCTTCCAACATTGCCCAAAATTGTTGCCTTGACGGGTGTATACCCTGAATTTTTGTTTGAGACGCAGCCGAGCAATTATAGCCGCAATCCAGATGATCTCATGTATCTTTGTCCAACGTGTGGACAATGTTTCGGTGTAATCAGAAAGTCAAATGGCTATCGGCGGCGTCCTTGTCAGTGTATGCAAGACGAATACGACCGTCAGGATAGACTACGCTTTCAGGAGAGTGTGCGCCAAGAGCGCCTGGCAGTGCCAGTCAAGGAGCGAGTGACTTACACCTGGCTTGGTATGGACTATAGCGCGTTGGCAGAGCACTCACTGTCCAATTTTGAGATGCAGTATCAGCGCAACGCTTTTACGTTGGTTGCTGGCTACGTCAAGCAAAATTTAGCCCGTAGTGCCGAAAAGGATAACCTCTTGATTTATGGCGAGAAGGCAGGCTTGGGTAAGACTCATCTTGCGGCGGCATTACTTAATCTCTGCTACGAGGATGGCTATTCTTGTTTGTTCATGCTCGCAAAGGATTACTTCGATGCGCTATGGGCATCTGACTTCAAGGACCGCTTGGCATTGCGTCAACGAGCGAGCAAGGCTGATTTCTTGCTCATAGACGACATTGACAAAGCTGAGCAAAAAGATACGAGCGCTCAAAAGTCAGAATTTTTTCAATTGCTCAATTTGCGTTATGAGGCTGGTCGTCCAACATTCTTCACGGCAAACTCTGCTGATCTTTCTAGGTGGTTCAATGAGTGGACAATAAGCCGGGTACAAGAGCGCTTATTGAGGATACCCGTTGCTGGTAAAGATTATCGAGAGATTCGCGCTGAACGTGCAAGGCAAGGGATAAACGCAGGCTAGTGTTAAGAAAGGATACACTCACCATGAGTTACATGCCATTTAACGATGATAACCAACCATTATATGCTGATGAGAACGAAAATATTCTTTTACGTGTGAAAGACCTCAAAAAGTTGATTGAGGATGATGTGCATTTGTCCGTTATTGATTTGAAGTCGATGAGCGTAAACAGCGACCCTGAAAAACTGCAAGAACTATATCCTGCTCTTATGCCAGATCGCGTGTGGTTTGTTTGGGCTACGTTTCAAGCACCAGAAGGTTTAAAAACCTCACGGGCCTTTGTCATGTTGAAGGATGGTCAACTTTCTCTTCCTCTTGGGATGTTTCTTCATCTGGAGACGTTTCTTGCTGCTCATCGAAAACAGGCAAAGCGAGATATACCTGATTTGACACTGGATTATATTGAGACGTTGGAATCGATCATTGCTGACGATTGGCGTTTCTGGCGTGATTTTGTATATTTCCTTGATCGTCACCATGCTCAGTTATTCGTTCAGGGAACACTCAAACCGCAATTTGAGAGACAGATCGTTGATTTGTATAAAAATTTTAGGTCAGTTAACTTTTTTTCAACGGAAAATGAGGCAATTGATCCATTCCCTGGCGGCAAGTTTAGTTTTGTGGAGAAGCGCGATATCGAACGCAAGAAGGAAGAATAATCATGGCACAATGTACAGCGCTCGCTTGTCCACGTTTGCACGCTGATCCCGAAGATCGCACAATGGCTATCGACTTCTCGTCTTCACTGGTTACGCGTGACGCGCTCGGCAATACGTGGTGCAACTATTGCATCAAACAATGTGAACTCATAAATTGGGGGAAGGCGCATAACTGGCCTGAAATCCATGTCACTGGAGAGCGAGGTAGATATGCCATAGCACAAGGTCAATGGCATTGGCTGACGAGCGTGATGGGAAGTAACCAGGATGCGATAGACGCCTACCATGCCGCTGTGATAGCTGGGAACGAGGCTATGGAGCAGGAGATCGCGGAGAGTGTGGAGCGGGCGCATGATGCGAGGTTGCAGGCGAGGCGCGAACGTTGGTTGCACACGAGATAGCCTTGTGCAACAATGATAATGGATGAGATAAGCCAGAGGAGAGATAGAATGGATCAGTTAACCGTATATGCTGTGTTTTTCTATATGGATGATGACGTGCCCGATGTTTACTGTCTAGACGAAGCAGTTGCCAGGCAGATGGCTAGCAACTATGAGTCTGGCGATTATATCCTGTTGCAGGTGAGTGAGCAGGAATGGATGAGCCTGTTGAGAGGAGAGCGATAGTGGGTTGGTATACAGATGTGGTTGTCCACGTATCCATTTTGGAAAACGACGATGAGCAGGATAATTTGCGCCTCTTGCCTGAATTGCAAGCCGTGGCGCGGTTATTTCCTGTGCCAGACTGCTCGCATTTTTACGCTGGCACAACCAAAGGCTCTCACATTGATGTGATACTAAAGGGCATCGGTGCTATCAAGTGGGAATATCCCGAAGACGTGCAGGTGTGGTACAAAGACGAGCACGACGAGACTTTCAGGCTTGTTATGGGTGTGGAAGAGCAGGATAAGCGGATTGTGGAGCGGGATAGATTGCTGTATGAGGCGTGGGATTTGCTTATGGATGTGCAGGTATTTATACCACCTGAGAATTACGATTTGACTTGCGTGAAGAATTGGATTGAGAAATACAAACAGTTGAAGGGCGAAGAATGAAAATAATCCCTGTGGGCTATGGCAACCCGAAGCACCGTGAACTTATCCCTGTGCTCATGCAAGATCCTGATGCCGTGCTAGTGAGTGCGTGCCACTCAGATCGTGCAGCGCTCTACACATGGAGTGTTGCCAATCTTATAAAGCGCTATGGTGAACAATTCAGGTGGATACCTCCACTTGGCAATATTCACTACAAACATCCTGAGTTTGGCATCCAGATTGCCGATCTCGACACCGGCTTATCTGATGTCTACGATTTGTTGTTGTTGGGTAAAACGGCGCTGATTATGTGTGGATGCGGAACGATGGAACCAACGAAGAAACATCCACACGGGTGTCATCGGCGCATTATTTGCGATGCGATGGCAGTGAGGTATGCAGATGTGGAGATTGTTCTACCTGAGACGATCTCGCCAGACGGCACGATTAGCGCACGTCAGGCGGGCGTGATGACACGTTGACCGTGTTGGACGTGGGATTTTTATGTTGCGATTTGTGGGGCTTTTAACGTGGCTCTCAACGCGTTAAAATGGGTATAGCGAAAAGGAGCAAACAGAAATGATTAAGAATTGCCCACAATGTGGCGGATTGATCGGCTTGAATGCCGAAAAGATAGCGCGAACGTTGGAGAATACTTTTGTCTGTGAAGGGCACCCTCAGCCATCGCCACAAGATACGCAGTTTCGTCAATGGGCTACTGCTGTCTGGGATAAACTGTTGGGCGATAGCCGCTACATCGACGTGTCAACGGGCATGGGCACTGAATTGGACACAGAGGACAGTGATCACAAGCCATATATCGATATCCTTGCGCGTGCAGGTTATGTGCTTGTAGAGCATACATTTACGGAATTTTGGAGCGGGGCAGACGCAGAGGTAGGGCATTATCCTGACATGGAATCTATCCCTGATTTGCCAGAGTTACCAGAGGAGAAGACAAGATGAACAGGGATAATCAATTTGCCGGATCGGCAAAGGCGGTCTATGAGAAATTTGTGCGAAATGTTCTCTTGTCCGATAAGGGGATGGACATTGAAGCCTTTAAGCAAGAGCAAGAAACTATTCTTGCACGTGCTGGCTATGCTCTTGTGAAGCAAGCGATAGACGAAGCCCATTCAGTACTGAATGGGAATTGTACGGATTGCTACGAACACATCACCGCTTATGATGTTTTGCGTGACATACCAGATATGCCCACATTGCCAGAGGAGACGACAAAATGAGTATTGATAATCCCACTAAACACATCCTTGTAAAAGATGTACATCAGTTTGAATGGATGCTCTACCGGCGTGGCTGCACATCGTTTGCTTCGTGGAGTGATGTGCATGGAATGGTGTACGCGACGATGCTTGGTAATGAGGTATATCAGTTTCGAGAAGACTTTTTCTTGCACGAGACTGTAGAGATTGTTTCTCATCGTCTAGAGGTTATGATGGGCAACGGGATGCACTTTGTTTGGTGCAAGCAGTGCCACGAGCCATTGTTGAAAATAGAGACAGGACATGCAGAATGGATTGAAACTGGTGGCGATGCGTATCAGATGTATGATAATGCGATTATGCTGATGCCAGGCGTTGCCTTTGAGATGACAATCGAATATCGTAGCGCGAAGGCTGGACCCGCTTCACCTGTGATCGAGTCTTGTGTAAATTGTGGCGTGTTGTTGGACGGGAACACTAGCGAGATCGAAGATTGCCAGGATTAGGCCCAAGAAAAAGAAATAGCCAGTGACCCAACGTACCAGAGAAGCGCACATGAGTATGCACCAGTTTGGTATCTCTCGTGTGCGCTTTATATTGCATTGCAATATATCAATACGCGGCAATTCGTGCTAGAATGTGCTCAGAATTCCAATCCTTCACAGTGACGAGGAGACACCATCATGAGCTTTCTAGACCGTATCCGATTACAACGACCCACCTATGCCACAAAGATTATCGTGCCCGAAGAGATCAAGGCATTCGATCCCATTACGCCACTTCCTGAGCCACCAACGCCGCTTGTCGTACAAGTGCAGACGTGCGGTTATTGTGGCGGTCCATGCGAGAGTGAGCCGCATCAGTTCACAAATGGTGATTTGTACTTGAAGCGGTTGCCTTTCTCTTTCTTGTGCAACTCTTGTTGGAAGATGCGTGAGGACTTGCGCACACGGCATAATGTGGCTAACACCAATACCCTTGTAGTGGGCAAGCCGCAGCGTATGCGCAAGGTAGAGGCGCGAGCAGAGGCAGAGCAGGCGTAGGGCAAAGAGAGAGGCTAGCGTTGGTTGCGCTAGCCTCGTGGGATTGACTAGAGGTCACTGTAGTGTTCCCACGGCCAAGTACCATCATCGTACATCCACTGCCACTCTGCTGTGCTAAATGTTTGCAGGTGCTTATCGTGCTGATAGACGTGGATAATTTCTGAATCGTTCTCATCCTCCTTGAGCGTGATATGGCAATCCTCAAGTGCGTTGGTCAAGACGCCTGCTTGATCCATCTCGAAACACGATGTTGCGTTGTCGTCGCCTGCTGCATCAGAGTTGTTCTCGTGTGAGTAGATAGCCTCTACAGCGGCGCGCACCACGTAGACCTCGCTGAGCAGAGCGCTTAGGTGCTTGTGTAGGCGCTGGTTCTCTTTGCGTAGCGCTTCCAGTTCGGTTAGGGGCTGTTGTGGTTGGTCGTGCATGTGCTATTCTCCTTCTAACCAAAGTGTGGTATGTATTCCGGTTGAAACTCACGATCAATAAGTTGCTCTGCTTTTGCCTGTGCCTCTTCTTGCGTGGCTTCGGTTGCCTCAGTCACACTAAACGGCTTCTTGACGCGATAAAACCACATGCCGTCATCTGCTGGTTTAACGAATGCGCGAATGCCGTTTCTGTTGTCTCGATTGGCAAAAACGATGTGGAGTGTGTCGGTGTTATGGGCACGACGCCAGTAGTAGAATTTCATGGTTGTTCTTCCTCTGTGACTTTGCTAAGTTTCCGTTTGAGTTCTCGTTTATGCTCACTCGATAGGTTGATAGCCTTCTCCAGATCGTCTAGAAGATCATCAGGTGCTTCCAAGATGAGCAAGAGCGTTCGCACAAAGAACTGTACGAGATAGTCGTGCGTTGATTCGTATTCATGGCGTCGTTCCTGCGTTTTCAAAACAATCCTCCCATTTTCGTGATCTGCCTTGCGTCGAATAAACGCGCTTATCGTTTTCGTCGAGGATCACATAATAGCCGCTGTACACCGTCGCATGATCCCAATTGGCCGCTTGCTGTGCCTCTTCTAGCGTCTCCCACGTTAGCGGTGGTGAGTGCCCGATTGCGCCGTGTGTGAGGACGTGGAAGCCCTCACAGCCACTATAAGCCATACGATACATACTAAAACCCCGCTATTTTCGTTGTATCTTTGCCCATACGGTTGAGCATCCGATAGATGTTGTTTTGTGCCCACTCCGCAGCGAGCCAACAATCATCAACATAGAGGTACTGGATTTGTTGGATCTCCTCCAGTGTGATCGTTTTCCACTCAGGCTCTCCCAAGCGGATGTACATTTCATCTAGCCAACTTGAGAGACGTGGAGCGCTCTGCTCGTAGTGTCGAACAGCTTCCGCAAGGAACTGCTTGAACTTTTCGACAGATAGAAACTGTTTAGGCACTATCGATTCTCCCTTATGGCTTGCAGGTGTTGGCACATGGTACGCCCGCCGTCGAATTTGGTAAACATTGTGCTTAATGCCATCTCTAGTCCCTGATTGCCCTCCGCCATTTTCCAGATAGCCGCCTGCGCTGCATCGTCATTGGCGTCAAATGCCTGAGCGTACTCCATCAGGTAATCGCGCTTGCCTGCGTTGATACGTTCTAGGCGGGCCTGTGCCGCCTCTCTAGCCAGGTCAAACACGTAGTCGTTATGCAGCGCCTTCATGAGGCTGAGCGCCGTGTTATAGCGTGCCAGAGCAGCGCGGCGCTCTCCTGAAAATTCCGGTGCGTACATCGCGTGACGGGCTTTATCGCCCGCTACCTCTGGGTTAATGGCTAGACGCTGGCATTCAGCGATGGAGGCGTCGAGTTCGCTCTGGCGTTGGGTGCCCAATGGGCTAGATTTGCAGTTCTTACACATGTTGTGCTCCTGACCGGGAATAACGCGCCCGGTCTCGCGTGTGGTGGTGGTTATTTATGTGTTTGCGTGCGTTCGTTTAACATTGCGGTTTCTGATTGATCGGCTTCATCGCGCATGCGATCTAATTTGCGCAGGAGTTCCATTGCTATTCTTGCGAAATTTTTATTTCCATCATGGGCATCCATTTCAACGACTCCGCGTAAATAGAACAGTTCAGCGCGTGTCAATTTGGTCTCTGCCATCTCATTTCTCTTCCCCAGGCGGATTATCGCGCCGCCTGCCCGCGAACTAATCGATTGCCAATCTTCTTGTTGACGTCTTGCCACTGGTGCGCTGTACACGCGTTGGGTTACGAGATCAGCGGGTGATGGTTGGCGTGGCTCTGGCTTGACTGGCGTGCCATCTTCATGGTGACGAATGAAGCACTGAATTTCATGATCCTCTGGGCGACGTACTGTGCGACCCCAAACCTTGCGAGCGGCTTTGCGTGCGCCGATTTGCGTGTTAGCCTCTACGGCAGCGGTGCGCGTGCCCCAAGTGCAGTCCCATACGAACATTGTCTCTATCTCCTCTTGGGAGACCAGCGAACCAGCCTCCCGATAATCTCAACTATGCGACTTTGAGCGGAACCATGCGTCCGCCTAGTTCAGCGATTGGAGCTACCACGAAGCCGCGTCCGGTCAATTGTGTGTTGCACTGTTTGGCGGCACGTCCATTGGCAACCTTTGCCTCAAACTTCGTGTGCAGTTCCTCTTTGTGTTGTGTGACCATCTGTGCCATAAAAGCCGTATCTCCCATGCGCTCTTTCACAACCGGCTTAGCAACGATCTTCTCCGCCTCAGCAACAGCCTCTTCTCCTTGTGCTTGTATCAGCTCGGCCTTTGCAATCAACACTTCTTGAACGGCTTTGATGTGACAGCACTCAGAGTAGCCCCAAAGGTGTGCGTCGCAATCACAGAAGAAGACGCGAGTACCGCCAACGACTTCAGAGCGAACCTGGTAGTATTGGCTGGAAGAATTGCTCTTTACGGACCAACCCAGCACTTTACCAGTCAGTTTGTCAATCGCGGTGGCGATAGAGGCGGCTTTGATGAGCGGCTTGGCGGTTTTCTGCTTGCGTGCCATGTTATTATCTCCTTGTGATGAGGGCTAAGGCTGTCAAATCTGTAACCCTCATCCGGTGAATGGCGCTTCGTAAGAGGCGCTTTTCTTTTTGTTTCTATATCATAATTATACACTACGTTGTTAATTAATTGCAAGTGTTTTTGTGTGAGTTTTTGTGTTCCCTTGAAAATTGCAAGAACGTCGTTTATAATTAGCAAAACATACCAGACAGGAGATAGATATGAGCGATATTGACTTGAAGAATAGCTTTCTTCCCGACGAAGCTGCTAAGTACCTGGGGATTAACGTCCAGAAGCTCAATAGATTAAGGCGTTTAGGCCGTCTACATGGTACTCAGGTAGGAACAACCAATCTTTTTACATATACCTTGGACGATCTGAGAAAAGCAGATTTGTCTGAAAAGAAGCGAGGACCAAAACCACATGGCACTTGACTTTATTGATGTCGTCGTTTATAATTATTTTGTGAAAGACGCAGTGCAGTAATTATAAACGGAGGTTTCCCTTTATGAAGGAGAATGAGAAACGATGTTCTGTATGTAAAAAAGATTTACCTGCCACTCCAGAATTTTTTTATCGTAAGCGATCCCGTAAAGATGGTTTTAGTTCTAAGTGTAAGGGATGTGAAAACGAGAAAATCAAAGAACGCTTGTCATTGCCAGATGTTAGGGAGCGCAAATTGGCTTATGACAAAGCGTATGCTAGACGTTTAGAGGTGCGCGAGCATCGTAAGAAGTATTGCGATGTTTATTTTAGTGATCCAGAGGTCCAAAAACATGCTACCGTTCGGCGCAAAGGTTATCGTCAACTTCCCAAAGTTCGGGGCAACAGGCGTGTTGCGGATCACACTCGTAGAATGCGAAAGAAAGCAATTTTAGGTGTATTTACTTCTCGACAGATCCAAGAACAGTTAAAACGGCAACGCTACCGCTGTTACTATGCGGCGTGTGGTTATGCCAAATTTGAAAAATGTGACGGGAAATACATCTATCATATCGATCATACTTTTCCCGTTAGCCGCATTGCTGGTATGGATATCCCAGCAAATGATATCGGCTATTTGGTATTAGCGTGTCCTTCTTGCAATCACAAGAAAAGCAACAAATTCCCATGGGAATGGCCTGAAGGTGGAAGATTGCTATAGTTGAATTAACAATTAACATAGTGGGGCGGCTAATCCCGCCTCTGAGGAGAAACTGCAATGAACGCACAGAACGCGCAATCAATCGGCTATGAGGATGGCAAGACCTACATTAGTGGTTTCCTTGCCAATCGCGAAATGACGTTTGCCGAAGCAAGCAAACTGATGGATCTCGAATTTATTACTTTGCAGGCTGCACGCAATGTGGCAGAGCACACATATCGCGTACAGAGCAAGCGTACTGTCGATTTGTATGTGCAGGGTGCGCATGATGCATGGGAGGCTTGTGTGGCAACGTCTCAACGTGAAGCCGAAGAATCGGCGCGGCGTGCTGCTGTGGAGCACAACCCGAATACGCGATTTTGCACGTGCGCGGCGTGTAGCGGTAAAGGAGAATAGCATGATAGGTTACTATGTTTGGTTTAATCATACGATCCATCGGTATGCGTTTACGCGTCAACATGTAAAGCCAACGAATGATCCGACGTGGGAATGGGTGGGACATACTGATCACGGTGTTTTCGCTCAGGCGTATCTGCAAGAAGGTGGACCTGACTACTACAAAGTTGGAGAGAAAATAGCATGAATGATAACCCCATGCGCGATGTTATCGAGCAGATGAAAGCCGCTGCTCAACGCGAAGGCAAGCAGCAGACTAGCTTACAGGCGAAGGCGGCAATGGAGCTAAACAGAATCGACATTGAGATGATTATCAGCCAATTGCTGATTGCTGGCATGGAACAAGAGCGGATTGCTGAGAAGGTGAGGGTACCGGATGGCTATCTGGAAATGGCGCAGTACTTTCGGGATCTCTCGGCACGCATGAAAGCGTTTTGTGATGGGTCTAGTGCTGAGAAGTTTGTGCTGCGGGAAGGGGAATAGACATGAGCGAATTGGCATGGAAAATTATCGCTGCCTTCTTTGTTGGTGAGGGGTTTAATCGTTTTACACAGGAAGGGATGTCGTGCTCTCTTGCGGGATGGACATTGAAAAAATTGTTAGATACTGACGAATCCATCGATGCCGCTCAAGTGCTGCATGGAAGCGAGTTAACGCAAAGTAAATGGGAGTGCGCATTGCGCGAGTTGGTGGATCTGGGATTGATCGAAGAGAACCCGAATTTGGGAGAACGCTGGCGATTGGTGGTAAAGACTTCTAAGCAGCAATAGCACACATCTACACAACATGCTATACTCTTCCCAATGTTGGCGACTTGCTCAGCAGGTCGCTTTTTTGTTTGGAGCACAACATGCCATTTCAGTCAATCGATTTGCTTAAAGACGCCTCTATAACCATAGGAGAGCATACCTATCCAATTACACACTTCGCCTCATCCACGTCAGAGATGATCGATCAGGTTGCACATTTTAGCCGCACGTGGGATGAACGGCGTGGCGATATCCATTTTGAAACGTACACGGATGTAGAGTTAACCCCCTATGGAAGAGCAGTTATACAAGAATACCTCTCTAATGGACAATGCTGCGATGTCACGATCAATTATGGTTATTCCCCTGTGGTAGCATCGTCTAGGCGACCGTGCCCACGCAACACCCGCATTCAGCGAGTGCAAGCCAAACGTAAGGCACTGTACCTGGGCCACAATGGCAAATGTTGCTCGCTACGCACTCGTAAAGCGTCGCTAGCACTCAGGAAGGCAGAGCAACGCTGGTATCTCGATATGAGCGCTGAGCAGCCTGTGGCGAGCGAATATGAGCGTGTGTCTCCACGAGTAGCTAGGAAGCAGGCGAGCGATGCGAGGCGGTTCTATCGGAGCTTTGGGCCACTAAAGAATGATCCCAACTATCTCGATTTGGGTGAATACTTCGATCGAGAGATTGCGTACGCATTTACTGTGCCTGACCATGAGATTGGAGAAACATATAATGGATGAGCACGAGATACTTGGTAAGATTGCCTACGAGGCGTATGAGCAAGCTTACAGTTGGGTTCGTCGTGGGCTGCTTGGATGGGATAAGTTGAGAGAGGACGAGAAACAGCCGTGGATAGCCGTTGGGCAAGCCGTCGCTGAGCGGGTGATAGCAGATTTGCAAACAGCGGTGGAGGCTAGCGAATGACTTTATATGTTTCCAAAGAGCAGGCCAGGAGTATGATGGTTGAGCACTGCTTGAGGTGCCACAAAGTACGTAGCCTGGGCTTTTATCAGCTAACTGAGCAAACACCTGTGATGATTTCCGTGAGCGAGGATCGACTGACGCAAGCAGTAAGTATACAAGAGTTTTGTGATTGTGACGAGCGAAAAGAGGCGAGTGAATGACAGATGAGCAGTTACGTCTTATGGCTGAGATACTTGCTCGCTTGTTTTAGGCAGCGATTGGACTGTGCTATACAACGCGTGGGGTGCGAATGTGGGTCAGTGTCGCTATTGCGGTGCGGTTGGGGAAATCTACTATCCCGATATCCACTATAAGCACCAGGAGAAATGCCCCATTAATTTGTGTGTACAATTAAACCAGTCATTGCAGGTTAACGCCGCCCCATAAAAGAGATGGCAGGTAATCCGTACTTACATTCTGGATTACCCACCATCTAAGCCTACTCGTTTGGTTATTCTAAAATTTGTGGCGTATTTGCGAGCCTGGATATCTGTTTATCCAAAGAGTATGCTATGAGTAGACGTGAGCAGAATAGCATATCTCGACATCCTGTGCAAGAGCAATCAGCCAAACAGGCTACTACTCTAAATCTGGCAGCGGTATTGTGTTGCTGAGTTCCAGACATTCTCGTACATCGTAGAGCGGTGTGATTATCGGCTTTTTGCCCATATAGGGGTTGTATATGTATGCCGATGGCTCTTGTGTAACTACACGATTGGTGGCTTCTACCTCTTCCTTGCGCATCAGCCATTGCGGTGCGGCGGCATGTGCAAAATAGCACACCTTGCCGAGACATTGCTCTGCGTTGGCGTCCGTTGCTCTGGTGAAAGTGAGCGTGCAGACAGTGCATCGGTATCTGAGCGTTGGCTTGCCGTAGATATTATCTACGTGTTCTCCCACGAGCTGATGTGCGAGGTGCGGTTTGCGGGTAAAGATTTTGAACATGATTATCTCCTGTACTCAGGTGGTGGCAATAGTATCTTACAGCCAGGGCACGCCCAAATTCTTGTGTCATTGGCGTAGTACTCATACCATTGCTTGCGGAGCGGGTTTACTTCGGTGGGATCTAAGGCTGCTTGTTCTCTTTCCGTTGGCGTGCTCATGCTTGCTCCCTCTTTTTCTGTTCTACCAGTGTGGTGCATCGTTCTGGAATACCTTCAACCATTGAAAGTATGTGAAGTGTATGTCCTTGTCGATCGCCTTCAGGAAAATACTTTTCTACGCTTTCTTTAATTTGAGCCAATGCCCCTGACAAGAATCGCATGTGGTTTATTATCTCTTCTTTATCGTCTGGCGTTATCTTACTCATTAGTGCTCCTTCATTCTCCAGTGGATTGTCTCTTGCAACGCCTGATTAGGCGAGAAGCCTAACCGTCCATCCATGCGCTTATTGCGATAGCCGAAGTAACGGCATAAGAGGAGAAATAGTGCATTTTCGTCGATGTCGAGTGCTTCTAGCACTTCAATATTTTCGCGGTCTTCGTCACTGAGTTTCATTAGTGCTCCTCTTCTCGTCTTTGTGCATCCATAGTCAATCTGGTCAAGTAGCGATGCCAGTCCCATTTACGATCCTCCGAATAAATCCAGCCTGGCAACACTACGCCGGGACCTATTTTGCTGTCTCTCGTGTCGTTGTTGTAGACAAGCGTGTCAATTGCCATCGCTAAGGCTGTGCGGTAGACACGCAACTCTTCCTCTGGGCTACTATAACCAGAATTGTATCTATCACTCAGTTTCCACCGAAGATCAGCAAGATTTCTGTTTTGGTCTTCGGTGCCGTCTGTAAAAGAATTGTGAATCATGATTGTGCTCCTTGCTCTGACTCAGGATCTATCTTTTCGCCCAAATACCGCATGAGCACCCAGTCCGCGCCCACTTTCCGTGTAGGGTCGTAGTCTTCGGGCGTGCCATTCCATTCCTCGATAGCCTTGAGCAGCGATTGTCGCTCTTTGTCGGGGAGAAAACTGAGATCAAAGTCATTGCACCCATGATTGCTATATTGATCGGATGCGAGATCAAGCAACATTGCTATGAGTTTGCGTTCATAGGATTTGAGTCTTGCCATTAATGTGTCCCTTTATTTGCTCTACGTTTCTTCTTCAACCCGAAATGATAAATCCATTGCTCAGTTTGTATGTGAAACCAGCAGTACACGCCACTATTCGGGCATATGGGCATCTCTTTGCCGGATTCCAGGCAGAGTGGACAAAGTTGCTTTTTCATCAATGTGCTCCCTTTAAACATGGACATGGTAGTTATCGCTACAGTCATACATGAGAGCGAACTCGCTTCCGTTGCAGTTTTCAATGTGATGCATTGCAATATCTTTTAGCCCATCTAATTCGTAAAATTGGATGATACTTCGCGAAAGCGCAAGGTCAAAGCCTCTTTGCCGATTTGTTTTAAGTCTTGCGGCAATGACTGGCATTCGATCATGCACGCGATAAACGATGGTTATGGTAAAGTCGTGCTCTTCTATGAGTGTTGTGAGCGTTTGTATGATGTCCTCTTCATTCATGACGTGCTCCCTTTAGCCTCGCCTCAAGTTCTGCGATTTGCTTCTCGTACTTCTGTGCTCCCTCCTGATAAGTGAGCATGTTCTTGCATGCGCTCTCCGCTCGTTTTTGTGCATCTTGCAATTCGTGTTGCAGTTCTCTCAGGTTCTCCCAATCTGAACCGCTTTTCTTGATCCACTCTTCCAACGTGCCTTCGGGATCTCGCATGTACTCAGCAATGTCTTTGGCGGCATTGGCTGCTACTTGTGACTGTGAGAGATCACCGCAATAATCACTGTACTCTCTGATAAAAGGTTGCTGGTCTTTGCGTGCAGGCGGATACGTGACAGTGCAATCTGTTTTGCTGTCACCATCATAGTTGCTGTGCGTGTAGATGATGTGGATATCAAATTCGTGTACTTCGGTTGGCATGGGTTAATTCTCCTGTTTCAGTGCCATTCGCTCAATATAGCTGCGTGATGCCTCTCCCTCTGCTGTGGTAGCAGGGACAACTCGCACAGCCACAGCCACGCTATTGTCATTATCCGAGTATGGTACCTGCCAATCCTCTGTTTGCATGGTGTTGTTAGCGTTATGGAATACATCTGTTACGATAAAGAGGAGTGGCGTTTGATGCGGCAAGTCCTCGCCCGTTGGGGTGCGTATATGAGCAGTGAGACGAAGCGAGATCTTTTCTCCAATGCGCGGAACAACGGGCGAGCGATACGCACCAATCTCTACTATGACCCCGGTTCTGTCATTCACTGCCTCTAAATAAATATCCATGTATATGCTCCTTTACTCTATGCCGAGCAATGCGGCCAATTGATCGCCATGCTTGTTCTCTGCTCGTTTCAGACTTGCCAGATAGCGGCCTGTGGTTGCGAGTGATTTAATACATGTTATCCGTTTTACCGGCTTCCAGTTCATCTAGTACATAATGGTCTACGGTTGTTTGTATTCTTTTGTGCCTTAAAGCTTTTTGGGCGAGTCTGATATCTTCTTTGGCTAAGATCGTGCCTACGAAGCGCCGAAAGTCATGCGGCTTAATATGCTCCAATTCACAACGACTGGCGTACTTTTGCACTGCATTCCAGATTGCTTGAGGTGTGATTGGTTTAAGGAGTATTTTTTCTCCTCTGCCCGTGAATGACGTAAAGATGTATTCGCATTCTATTGGACGTGCTATAAGCCATGCTGTTATGGATGTGTGCGCCTCTTTGCTCAGGAAGGCGCTTACTGGCTTGATCTCGTTCTTGCCGCGTACTTTCAGCACATAGCCACCTTCTTGCTCCTCTATCTGGCTTTGTTTGAGTGTTGCCAGTTCGCTAGCTCGTATGCCAGAACTGGCAAGGGTATGGAGTAGAGCGCGGTCACGCAATCCTACCAGTGTAGCCGTGTTTGGCATCTCGCAGAGACGGCGCATATCCTCTGGTTTGATGCGAGTTCTAGCGTGTGGTTTGAGTTTGTCAGGATCGATCTTGACGCCTTCAATGTCTCTGAACTCTTCATAGATGGACCTGTCAATGAGTTTTCGTTTTTGAGCCTCTTTTATTATGCGTTTGATTGCTGACATCATACGATTGATCGTGTTGCTACTTTTGAAGGTTCCATCCTCTTGAGGCGTTAGAAGCATCCAATCGCGCCACTCTCGCATGGTTTGCGCGTCCATAATGTCTAGCTCTTTCTCTGATGCGAAATGCTGATAACTAGAAATGGAGTACTTGTACATTTTAATAGAAGAGTCAGCCAGATCATAGGTGAGCCAGTTTTGTAAATTCTGGCTCACTGTATGGAGTGCGCTGTGTGGTACAAGTTGCCGATCCATTAAACTTCCTCCTGTACGTAGCTCTCGATATACTGCAAAAGTGATTTTACTCTTTCCGGTTTTTCTTCCAGCAAACCAAGAGCCTGATTGCATGCACTACATAGCAAGCCTCTGACTCTTCCTGTGGTATGGCAGTGATCGACATGGAGCATAGGAATACGGTTTATTGTGCGCTTGCTTCTACCCGCATTATTGGTTTCTGGTTTTCCACAACAAGCGCATACACCGCTCTGCCCTTCTAGCATCCTCTCGTAGTCCTCTAGGTTAATGCCATATGCAACTCGAAGTTGTGCATCCTTCATTTTTCGGTAGTCGTATGATGCGTGTTTATGTGATGCAACGCAGACCTTACACCACGACTCTACCCCAAATGCTTTCTTGGGAGCAGGTGAATACTCAGATAGATTTTTGTGTTCTTTGCATCTCGAACATAGTTTTCTTCCCAGAGCATCTAATTCAACGCGCTGACCTCTTGCCATGAAAATCTTCCTTTCAAAACCATCACGGGCTAAATAGGCATTTAATCAACCTATCTTCTCCTTGATTATAGCAGATCATACCCCACTTGTCCACACTTTATCGATGCATATCAAATCGTCCTATGCTACTCGACGTGTTCCAGGTTGGCACGTATTGCGAGTTTGCGATGCCTGGCAGAAAAGAGTATGATAGGCGAAATAGCAGAGGAGTAAATATGCAAGAATATTCAGACTTTATCGAGCAAATAGTAGCGGCAATGAAACCGCTCATTGGTAGCATCGAAACAAGCGAGGTCAGGAAGTACGGATTGGAAGCGGCTTCTGTTGTATATGATAGGCTGATCCCTCATTGGAATACTGGCGGCGGTTCTGGTATGCCTAACCCACAGGTAACGCCAAAGGAGGTGGCTGTAGCAGAGACGTTCACTAAGGCTTGCCACAAATTGCAACTTACCGTGGAGCATGAGGTGAACATGATGCACAAGGCTGGCTAAGGATTAACCTCTAGACAATACGAGAGCGCTGAGCAGGTAGCCAGCGCTCTTTGTTTGCTCGTTATGCTATAATCGTCACGTGGTCCCCAATCCACGAAGCTAACAGTGAGGGATGTTGACGATAGATGCTCGTCCTGCAAGTTGAACATCAATCAGTCAACATCCTCGTCGGAATGGTTCACCATCGGCGTAAGAGGTACGGTATAGCCGCTAAGTATCTGGTACTCACTCCAGTAAACCTCGCAAAAAGAGCACGACCTATGCATCCTTCGGGATAGCGGGTAACGCGCTCTTTTTGTTTGATTGACAGTCGTGATAGCATATATTTGGTTCACCTGTATGCAAATGGTAAGCATAGGGTCGCGCCCAAGATTGCAGGTTTCGATCCCTGGCAGGTGCATTGCTCACCTGCCATGTGCAGGAAGAGCAACGGTGTCGCTACTAAGGGACAAGCGAAGTGTACATGCGCCCCAACCAACGACGCTAGCAAACGACCTCTTGTAGAGGGAAGTGCTCTCAGCAGAGTGAGAGGATAGCACCGGAGAATTAACTAGCTCCGGTGCTATTTTTGTTTTTTTGCGTGTTACACAAGAATATTTCTTGGCTCAATGTTGAACCCCAACCAATCTGCCAAATCCATAAACTCTTGATGCGTCATTGTAATAGCGCAAGTATCATTGATGGGATTATCTGTGATTTGCAGACCTCTTTGGCAAAATCCGGCGATATATGCTTCACAGAAGCATCGGCGCAACATACTTCATAAACCATGTTGGTGCTGAATATACCCGCTCAGACCCCTTCCAGGCTTATCTGACGTGTATCAAATTGAAAGAAAGCCAAGATATTCTTGGCTTTCTCAGACAGGCGGTTCTATTGAAAAGGTTGCTCGGACTGCGGCAAGATATGCATCACAGGGCCATTCTGATATATCCCACACAAACCAAAATACATCCTTTACAAGTGACCATTTTGGGCCTATAATACAAAGTGTTGTGACCGAAAATGGTCACTTATCAAGAAAGGGATATGTGATATGACCCAAAAACAATGGCTGATGGAGCATGAGCATCTCTGGGATCTTGTGTTTGCTCTGGGAACAGAAATCGAGCGGATAAAGGCCAATGATGGTGTTGACAGTCTGCATCTGAAAAAGCTGAAAAAACTCCGAGAGCTTTTTCAGGCCATGATCGAGAATGCCGAATGGGAGTACCACGAGGACACTGGAGAGCGTCACCGGCCCGCAGAGCGGGTGATGATCTCGCTCATCCCACATAGCGACGATTGGTGGTCCGATCCTTACGCTGTGGTCCCTGTTGCGGGCCAAACGGCAACCATGGGCAAGCAGCGATGGGCAGTTCTCGAGAAAGGGGCAGGCCGCCCTGTGGGAGAGAAAACCTACTCTCAGAAGACCCACGCCTACCGCGCTTGTCGCAGGCTCAACGATGCGGCCCGGCAGGCATTTGAGGACAAGCGCGGATGGTTTCCGACTCCTGCCCTGGCTACTGAAGCGGAGAGCAGCCTGGCGCAGTGAATTTATGTGAAGCATCTAATGGCCCGTGAAGCATATTTTGGCAGTGAACATTCGGGACAAAAGCATCAAATGCTCTGAAAAGAGAACAAAATGACTCACTGCTTCAATATGCTTCACAAATCAGAATCGCTGCCAACATATCCTACAGAAAACCTATTAGCTCGTTAGTGTCAAGCCGCTTCTGGCGTCAAGGCACTGCCACGATATGGGTAATAGCCGTTGTCAGAATATGCATAAAATCACATTATCAGTGTTATCGGGGCAGCAGAGAATAGAGATGAAATCGTCGTTCTCCCTAAATTGCAACTCGCTATCAATGCCGCGTATTGACCATACTCCCATTATGCCCTCTCTTTGTCGTCGCTTTTCTCAACATTTCGTATTGCCACATAGCCATCTCGCCACCCTGCAATTTCCATCGGTTTTCCAGGGATATTCAGCGTCCACTTTGAATCGTTGTCTTCTTCTTGTGTGACCGCCTCCGTGATTTGCCGCAATCGCTCTACTCGCTGATCCTCTGGCAGTTCACGCAGCCAGAACAAGACCAGGCTTTGCATCTCATCATTGGTGAGCGGTGAGTACGAGAAGCCCCATTCGTCGCATCCTTGCCCTGTTTTTATCTCGATATCGTCGCAACAGTTTGTGATAACTGTAACCTCATCGGTGATTCTTTGCTGGCTCATTGCGGCTGCTTCCCATGCTTTTCCAGAATGCGCATCCACATGCGATCTTTCTTCTGCTCTTCCACTGAGAGATGCTAGGGCAATGGGTGATCCACAATGTGACGATAATCGCCTAGTGCTATGCGTTTGCCGCAGATGCTACAAGGCACGCCTCTAATGAGAATTGACGCTGGAATGATACAGAGTAACAAGAGCACGATCATTGCTACAAGGAAAAAGTAAATCATTTTAACCTCCTGATTCTCGCGATTATACCATAGTCGCCACAAAGCTAAAACAACCTGAAACAAGACGGACAACATGAAATGAACTGGCACGGTTGTATAGACAAGCGATATAGAGTACAATTGCTGTGGATAGTGGTTTTCGTTCTGCTTTGGAGTGGTCATTGTTGGTAGCTCTCCTTATCGCAATTGAAACTGCCAATCCGGTGCGGTTGGCAGCGTGCTCTAGCCGATCATGTACGTGTGATTGGCGTTTTTGCATGTCTGGAGATCAGTGGTGAGCACCGATGATACACCAGAGGAGAGCGCAAAGGCTTATCAGGCTTTTCTCGATTATCGTGACATGGGTGTGAATAGAAGCCTGGCGAAACTTAACGAGCGATACGGCAAAAAAGCGTCATATATACGTCAATTACAAAAGTGGTCTGCCTTGTATGATTGGCAGGCACGCATAAAGCAATTTGAGCAGGAACAAGCAGAGGAGCGAGCGGCCAAGATCCAAGCAGATCTTGATGAGATGAACGAGCGTCATGTGAAATTGGCGGTTGAGCAACAAGAGAAAGCCAGGAAGCAAATTGAGGATCTTATCAATGCTAGGGCATTTGGGAGTCAGGCGGTTGTGCAGTTGCTCAAAATCGCAACGGACCTAGAACGGTTGGCGCGTGGTGCTCCAACTGAGCGAGAAGAAATAACAGGTAGTATCAGCCATAAGGTTGTTTTTATGGTTCCACAGAAAGGGGAGAAGCGCAACAATGATAACGATGTCTCCTGATGTGGAAATACAACCCGGTGATACTGTTATCAAGGCTCAAGAAGGACCACAAACCACATTTCTTGAGAATGATGCAGACATTTGTATTTATGGCGGGAGTGCAGGCGGCGGCAAGTCATGGGCATTGCTGCTTGACGCGCTCTACTATGCTGCACTAGATCCTGTTCCTGGCTTCGGCGCTGTTATTTTTCGTCGCACGTCTCCACAAATTACACAAGAAGGTGGTTTGTGGGATGAGGCGGCTAAATTGTATCCCCTCGCAGGTGGCATTCCTAAAACAACGCGCCTTGAGTATGTCTGGCCGCGCAATCAAACCAAAGTGCGCTTTGCCCACATGCAGTATGATAGCGACCGCTTTAACTGGCAGGGCGCACAAATTGCCTATATTGGATTTGATGAGCTTACCCATTTCACCGAAGAACAGTTCTTTTATATGCCAAGCCGCAACCGTAGCGTTTGTGGCGTTAAACCTCGCATGCGTGGGACCGTCAATCCTGATGCTGACTCATGGGTGAAACGTTTCCTTGCTCCTTGGGTAGATGAGGAATGGCCAGTGGAGGATAGGGCGGTGTCTGGTGAGAAGCGCTGGTTTATTCGTGATGGTCGGCAAATTGTTTGGCTCAAAAAGGGCGAAATGCATCCTGATGCCAAGTCGGTTACGTTTATCAGGGCAAGTGTCTACGATAATAAGATTTTACTCCAGACCAATCCTGAGTACCTAACTAACCTCAAGTCATTGCCGCTGATTGAGCGCGAACGTTTGCTTAACGGCAACTGGTCTATTCGTCCTGAAGGTGGTCAGTACTTCAAGAAACATTGGTTTCCTGTCCTGAGTGTTCGTCCTGGGGATATCGAAGTAGAATGCCGTTATTGGGATAAAGCCGCTACTGAGATTGTACCGACTAGTAGTAAGAAGCAAGATCCTGACTATACCGCTTCTGTGCTCCTTGGCAGGCGCAAGGCAGGCGCTTATCCTCGCTACGTGGTGTTAGATGCCACATGGGATAGAAAGTCACCAGGCGGCGTTGAGAAGCTTGTTAGACAAGTAGCAGAGCATGACGATGAGTGTTATGCAGACGAACAGGGCGCGTTGATTCACGGTAAATATGTTCGTGTGTGCATCGAAGAAGAAGCCGGGTCCTCTGGCAAGGATGACACCTATACCTTTGTGACAAAGGTCCTTGACGGGTTTGACGCTCACGGTATACGGGTGACAGGAAGCAAGGAAGTGCGCGCCAAGGCTCCATCAGCTCAGTCTGAGCAAGGGAACATAGCTCTACTTAAAGCATCGTGGAATGCTGCTTTTCTTGACTTCCTGGAAGCGTTTCCTAATCCGAAAGTACACGATGATCCTGTTGATGCCTTCGATGGTTCTTATGGCCAACTTAGCGTGTCACGCGTACCATTGGATGGTGAGCCTGAGATAGCAGAAGCGCAAGTAGAAGTGCCAATCCTGCAAGAAATCATCAAACAACAATCTGATCCATTTGGCTATTTTGATCGATTGCATGGGGAGGATTGGACGTGAATAACCATCTCTTCCACCACACAAAGCATCCGCATGCCGCTCGCAATGTGAATGAGATTCATGAAAGCCAAATGGGTATAGGGGCAAAGATTGCCGATGCGGTTACTGGCGTTATGGGGTCGTGGAAATTCATTATCATTCAAACGGTAATTGTCGCTTTCTGGATTACTGCGAATGTGTGGCTCTTATCTCATCCCTTTGATCCATTTCCGCTAATTTTACTGAATCTCGTTTTCAGCACACAAGCGGCCTACGCGTCACCACTTATCCTGATGTCTCAAAACAGACAGTCTATTAAGGACCGTATCACAGCAGACGAGACGTACAGGAATGCACAAAAGGGTGAAGAGGAAACTCGCGCCGTTATGGAGCATCTGACTTCACAAGATACGGAGTTGCTTACGCAGACACGCGAGTTGTTGAAGCAAACTGATCTTCTTGAAGCACAAGCCGCACGAATTGAAAAGTTGCTCAAGCGCATCGATGCTGCAACAGGAAGAGGCGCGGCATGATAGAACCAAACATCGATTTAGCCACGTTCAGGAAGAATCTACGCAATCTGTTGCATTGGAACCTAGATCCGCTCTCTACTGCTGAGATACTTAAATCTGGTGATGCTTTGCATTGTCCTGAGTGCAAGAAATTGCGATATGTGATGTTCAAAACTGCTACCACCGAAACGCCTTTGCTCTATTTCGGTGATTATTGCGTGTGTCCATCGCAAGAAGATGTACAAGAGTACGAGCAGGCTCTTGCGCTGGTTCGTGATTTCCCACCGATACGAGAAATGGCAGAGGTGGCTGATGATCCAAATGCAGGCATCCTTACCCACGAAAAGATGACGACGTTCTTGGATGATTTGAAAAGTGGGAGGGTTGGCTGATGAACGCTGTTGCCGCTTCTGGACTGGCTATGCTCATCTCTATGGCGTTTGTGTGCGGGATTGTGGCGTATTTGATACGGGATACGGTTGTGGAGGGGAATAAGTGATGGTTGCATTAGCGAAGCCTTTTGTTAGAACATCAACAAGCAATGAGTGGTACACGCCTTTCCAATATGTAGAGGCTGCTAGGTTGCTTATGGGCACAATAGACCTCGATCCTGCCAGCAGTTCAGATGCCAATATGACTATCAGGGCTACGGTTTACTATGACGCTCAGGCCAATGGCCTGAGCGTCCCGTGGAGTGGCAGGGTGTGGCTCAATCCACCCTACGGCACAACAAATGGGCAAAGCAATCAGGGAATTTGGACACGACGCTGTATCTATGAGTATCAAGTCGGCAATGTAAAAGAAGCCATTTTGCTTATCACGGCAGCAACGGATATGAAGTGGTTTCAAGTGCTTTGGAACTACCCACTTTGTTTTGTCGATCATGGGATTTACTTCTATCGTCCTCAAGAAAATGACGAAATGAAGCATGGGCAAGGTTCTTGTGTTGCCTATTTGGGACATCAAGAAGGGCGTTTTACTGATATCTTTCGCAAGTTTGGCCCAATCATGCGCCGTGTCGATAAGCCTTGTGAGATTGCACCTCTCAGTTTATGGGAGGTGAGCAATGTCTAGACGCTACTCCTCTGCACAAAAACAGGCTCAGGTATTACGTCGTCGTGTTGAGCGCCAAGAGAAAGTTAACCCTTTGTACGCGGGATATTCTGTAATATCTGATATGTCGCAACCGCGTACTATGTCTCGTGATATACGAACTTACATCAATGAAGGTTACTGTGGCAATGATACCCTTAACAAAGTAATCGGGTATGGTATAACAAATGGTGCGGCTATACCTCCTGTGCTCTTTACAGACCGAACGATGAAAAAGCGGATTAATAATCATCCAATCCTCGATAAATTGGAAAATCCAAACTCTGAGATGGATGGTGTGTTTTATCGAGAGTGTGTGCTTGGCTGGTTTCTGCTTGCAGGATCTAGTTTTATGTATATCAATCGTGTTGCCAAAGCAGGCCCACCCGATGAAATGTGGGTGCTTGAGTCAAACAAGGTCAAACCAATCCCTGATGAGAAGCGCGGCATTACAGGCTACGAGTATGCTGATTTTCCTGCTGAGAAAAACCCGATCAAGCCAAATCTTATTGGTCATATGCGCAATTGGAATCCGCGAGATCCTTTCTTTGGCTTGTCTCCAATCACTGTAGCGGCAATTCTTGTTGACCAACAATCAGCAATCAGGAAGTGGAATTTAGCGCTCTTACAGAACTTTGCAAAGCCTCCTGGTGCGTGGGTAACTGATGCTATTCTTGCTCCAAACGATAGGGCAAAACTTGAGGCAAGAGTCAATGAGAAGTTAACCGGATTTCGCAACGCCGGTAAGACGCCAGTGCTAGACGGCGCTCTCAAGTGGATGCCATCGGCGGTTTCGCCCGCTGATATGGATTGGTTAGAGAGCACTAAGTACAATGCTGGTGCTATTGCAAATGTTTTTAACATGCCGCCCCAATTAATTGGTGATACATCATCCACAACATTTGATAACATGCAGGAAGCCAAAGCCGCAAGTTACACAGAATACATTTTCCCGATGCTGGATAAAGAATACAGCACATTGCGTCGTTGGCTTGTGCCTATGTACCCTGATCTGTGCGATAGAAGCGGCAAGCCAGTTGCTTATCTCTACTATGACAAAGAGAGTGTTGAGGTAGTCCAGGCTGTTATACAAGCACGTAAAACCGCTGCTTCCCAAAGGGCCAATCAGTCATGGTCACAAGGCGCGGCGTCCTCCTGTACGCTCAATGAAGCCAGAGAGATGCAAGGATTGCCGCCTGATCCTCAAGGCGATATCTACCGTATTGGCGGTGTGTACGTGCGAAAAACCGATCTGGACAAATACGCAGAGCAATCACTGACAGTTCCCGCAGCGCCGCCTATGCCTATCCCTGAGCCAATCGAGGATACTGGCAATCCGAGCAACCCAAGTAACCCGAATAATACACAAGACGACACGCAACCTGCGAACGGCACAAAGCCGACGCCTGGAAAGAAGCCCAATGCAACTAATCCTGGCGATAGCAATAGCGGTAATAGCAAGCCTGGCAATAAGCCTGCCGCTAAACCTGCTAGTAAGCCGAAGAGTCGTGAGATCGGAGATCCAGAAGCACTTGATCTTACGAGCAAGCAGGATAAGGACACCAACCGAGCGGTGGAAGTCGAGAGAGAGCGATGGACCGACGACGCTTCCGAGCGCATAGACGTGGGAAGCAATGATGAGAAGCGTATCAAGCGAGAAAATTATAGAAAATTTATGGATGAGGTATTAGTATGAAGACGAATGCAGAGCTTTTTAATAGAGCAACGCATGCAGGCTATGACTATAAAAAAGTCTTTGGCGTATATCCCGAAAAGATTGGCATTGCATATGACCGCATGAAGCACTTTCTCTATACAAGTGTTAATTTTCCTGAAATGGAAGATGCCACGATTGCATCCTTTTCTCTTGTTGACGAGAATTGGCCAACTGTCGGATTCCATACAGTCCCTTTTGTTCCTATTCTGGGAGATACCATTGATCCCGATGAAGTCTATCTGCCAGATCCGAAAATGGGCGACAAAGCTTTTAGTGGTTTGGCGCTTTGTCGCATGGTTGAGACAAATGGGGCTTTCTATGAAATGATGCTTTATCAAATGGCAAGAGAGGTATTGGTATGAGCATATTAAGATTCGTAAAGTGTGAAATGTGCAAAAATACATTTCAATTGCCATTGGTATCATCTCTTGCCCCCTACGAGTTACCCGCTCTTTGGCTAACTCTTTACGAAGGCAACTCAGCAAATCATGAAGGTAAGCATTTTTGCTCTGAGGAATGCCTGCGGCAATATTTTCAGATAGCGACTATGCCGCAAAAAACAGAGCTACCGTCGCTTGACGAAGATGACGACCTACCACCAGATGAGTTCTTGCCATTCAGAGGCAAGTGTTTGCCTGATGGTCGCGTTGTGTCTTTGGCTGATGGGGCTATTTATATTCCAGAGCCACAAGAGAATCCAGATTGCAAGGCGCGGCGCTTCCTTCTTGCAGATGGTGAGACAGCGGAGTTTACCGATGGTGTGAAGTGGGGCGATGGGAAGGTTTCCATTGAAGCAAAAAATCAGAATGAAATATGGACATACGATGCATGGGATGATTTGAAAAAAGCGAATCAAGGCTCTGGCGTGCAATGGATCGATCAGGAGGTGAGCAAGTGAGTATGCCGCCTAGTAAGATTGATATCTACATCGATGGGCAAAAACTTACCTACGGTTTGTTGCTTGATAAGCCGCAAGAGGGACGCCGCGCCATTTTCTTGCTTGCTCAAAGTTATGGTAAGCATGAGCATCATAGCGTTGCTGATTTGGAATGCGGGAATATTGCCAGGGTTTTGGATGGACGCCAGACAGCATTGAGAGAAGCTGCTGCTAATCGCTTTCCTGAAGATCCACGATCTACAAGAATACATGCTTTGCATTATAAGGCTGTAGAGAAAACACCAAACTATCTTGCATGGAAATATGTGTGGCGAAATATCCAGCAAAAGCATATAGATTGGCTCTATCAATTGCGTGGTTGCGGCTTTATCAGTGGGCTTATTGTTGACTACGATTCTGAGTATCAAGGTGACATCATCCCACCTGGTCAAATGGCGATTGTTGGCGAAGCTGGTAACGATGAAATCGTGTATGGAGGTACTGAGTGAGCAACAGTTTGACAGCAACACAGAATAACAAATCTATTCGAGAAGAAAAGACGATCCAATTTAAGATTGAAGCCAAAGGCATTTCCACAAATGCGCAAGGGCAACAGGTTGGCAAGATAGAAGCATTTGGGGCAATGTACAACAACGTTGACGATGGGGGAGATAAGATCTTGCCGACAGCTTTCTCTCGCACTGTCAAAAATAGCAAAACGCGTGCCGAATCGAGAAACAAGCCCTACTTGCTCAAGATGTTGTGGCAGCATAAAACCGATGAGGTTATTGGCGGCTGGTATGATGTCGATCCTAACGATCCCGAAGGGCTGCGCTGCAAGGGAGATATTTTGCTTTCTACCCAGCGAGGGCAAGAGTATTACGATCTGGCAATTGCCGAAATGATGGATGAGTTTTCAATCATCTATGAAGTAATGCCTGGTGGTTCTACCTGGACCAAAGATGGTGTGCGCGAATTGTCTGAATTACGCCTTTTCTCTGTAGATCCTGTTACCTGGGGCATGAACGACAAAACATACACGGTTGGTATTAAATCAATGGATACAGAGCAAAAAACCGCATGTGGCAGTACATCCGGTCCAATCGGGCCACGTGACGAATCGTGGAGTGGGAGCGCCGCCGAAAAGTGGATATGGGGCAAGGCACTAGGCGATGACGACAAAGTAAAATCTGCCATTGCCAAGAAATACTTCATGAAACTTGACGGAGATCCAACGCTTAAAGGCTCATACGGGTATCCATTTTGGATCAACGACCATATCAGCGTTGGTGGCGTTAAGGCAGTTGCGGGCGCTCTCTCAGGTGCCAGAAACGCCGATGCTGGTGGGGATACAGCAGGCATGAAGAAGAAAGTGGAAACACTTTATCGGCGCATAAATTCTAAGTATCCCGAAGCAGATCCGCTTACGCCGCCGTGGAAAGACGACGATGGTAAGTCTGGAGGAAGAGATATGCAACTTAAGACTCTCATGGAGCACTACAATCAGCAAATGGCCTGTGATTTGCTGAGGGACTGGTCAGATGTTTACCTGGCTTCACTTACTCAGGCTATCTTTGACGCCTTTACCGTTGGGGATGTCGATAGCGATGTATCACAGGCGCTTGACGACTTCAAGGCGCTCATTTTGGGTAAGTTTGTGCAGCAAGCAGAAGACGTGGATCTATGCGGCTATCTTGCCGACAACTCCTATTCCTATACACCTGGTCTATCTGCCATGCAGAATGGCTCAGGAGGTTATGGATACATGTCTCGTTCTAGCCAGATGGACCAGAAGGCAGGTAAGCCAATCAGCGCCGCCAATCAGAAGATCATTGATGACCATGTGAAGGCTATGAAGTCTATGGCGAAACAAGCCAAAGCTGATATGCAAACGCATGTCGATTCAATGAACGATACCGTTGACAGTATGTCTGGTAGCAGTAGCGATAGTGGCAAATCTCTTGGCACTCTTGCCCAAAAAGCAGGACGCCCCTTGAGTGCAACTAACGCTAATGCACTGCACGATATGGCTGATAAGGCTATGTCGATTATGCAGGATCACACGAAGGCACTCAGCAAAGCCGCCAATGGATTAGCTGATGCTGTGACGCCACCTGTGAGTGATACCGATGGTGAAGATCCTATGGATGACCAGGATGAACAGGTAGAAAAGAGCCTGAGAGATGGCTTGCTAGAACTCAAGGCACTCTCAGCATAGAAATAACAAACAGACAGAAGGAACCACAGACAGCGTTCTGAAGTTCGCCCGTGAGTGTCCGCGCAATACTCACACCGAGCAAAGTACACCCGCCTGAGAAGCACTGTACAGAGAAGATCGACTGCACTACGTACCGGAGTCGCATGAAAAACGACAAAGGACTAAGTACATGTCAGTTTCAGCTTTAGAAGTTAAAGAGTTGGTGGACGAGACGAAATCTCTCCACGCAAAACTCATGCAGCGTGTGGATGAATCCGACAAAGAGCGGAAAGAAGCACACGAAAGCCTGACCAGTCAGACCGCCAAGATGTTTGGCGAAGCAACGGCAACCATCGAGCGCATTAACGCTGAGTTTGCCAAGTTGCAGGAAAAGTACGATGCACTTGACCGTGAGCGCAAAGAGGCACAACTTGCCGCTAATCGCCCACCGTTCCACGGAGTCGAGTTTGGCAAGAAGCAGCGATCCGATGCCCACAAGGCATGGATGAAGGCTATCAAGACTCGTGACAACGGCCTTCACCTGACATCAGAAGAGAAGTCGCTGATTATCCCTGCCTACATGCCAATGGAGCAGAAAGCTCTGTACGCTGCCGACGCGACCACAGGTGGCTACTTTGCTGCTACGGATTTCTTGGACGAACTGCTCGCCTATCGCTTGCTGATCTCGCCTATGCGCTCGATTTGCCGTGTGCAGGCTACTTCGGGTGAAAAGGTTCAGATGCCCTCTCTGGCAAACGATACCACGGTCTTCTGGGCTGCTGAGCAAGCGGCGTTCCAGAACTCGCAAGATCCATCCACGAGCATGGTTGAGATCCCTGTGCATGAGATCCGTGCATTACTCAAAATCTCTCAGCAGAACTTGGAAGATAGCCAGTTCAATCTGGAAGATTTTATGAAACAAAGGATGATGCTCGGTTTCGCAAAAAAAGAAGGTTCTGCATTTGTTGCTGGTAGCGGCAATGGACAGCCCCAAGGCATCATGACCTTCCCGACGAAGGCTACTACATCCTACGCAGGTGGAAGTGCTGGTAAAAACAATGTTACCGATGCTATCCCATACGTGCTTTCTGGCGGCGCTGCTGGCAACATCATTCAGGAAGACATCACCAATGTGCTGATGGACCTGAAAGCCGATTACGACAACGCCAACACGGCATACATCTTCACTCGTGGAACACTCAACACGATCAGACTCTTCAAGGACTCCATCGGTCGTCCTCTGTGGATTCCCTTTGGCGCTGATGTCCCCTCCACGGTTAACAATCGCAAATATGTCGAGATGCCTGATATGCCTGAAATTGCGAGCGGAAACTTCCCAATTGCGGTTGGCGATTTCAGCAACTACATGATCGTTGATCGTGTGAACCTGGCTATTCGCGAGCTTGACGAGTTGTTTGCTGTTTCCGGTCTCGTAGGCTTTATTGCCCGTATGCGAGTTGGCGGCCAATGCTTGCTTCCCGAAAGTTTTCGTGAGCTTAAAATCAACTAGTGTAAAAGTACATAGGAGATAAATAAATGCGTGATATTGTATCTGAGGTTGGTACGTTTTACACAGGCTTAACGGCTTGCCCGACCATCTCTAGCACACAGACATCCGCTGGCGTGGCGTTGTCAGGCTTCGATGGAGCTATGGTTTATATCCTCAATCCCACGGCCACGAGCGCTGGTACCATGACACCTGTTATCCAGGTCACAAACGACAACGCGGGATCGCCAAACTCGTCTAACTGGACAAACGTCGCTGCTACTGACCTTGTATGCTGGAACGCTACGAGCAACAGCGTCTACACGCCGGCTAAGGTCAATGATGCTAATGGCTTGCCTACTGGCAACAGTCAGCCTACGGTACTCAATTCCAGTACAGCGATTAACCAGCGTATTGGCTACATTGGCACGAACTTTACCACAGGCGGTGGTACCACCCTCGAAGCTGATTGGATTCGCGTTGTGTCTACCGTCGCATCGTCCTGGTCGGCGCCGTATGACGTGATTATCTGCCTGGGACGTGCTCGTGTGAAGCCTAGTGCGGTATAGAGAAGGAGCAATAAATCATGGCTTATCCTACTGTTCCTACTCAGCCGTCGTTGCAATCCGCGCCGCTTGATGGACAAAAAGCGACCTATTCGGCATCTGCGCTCAAGCTTGGTGTTGCAACGGGCGCGAATGTGGTTTTTACGCTGACAGGTAGCGCTACGAAAACCGTTCGTGTCACGCGCATTGAGATGTCAGGCACATGTGCGACTACTGCCAAAGACATCAACTTTTTCATTGCAAAGTACTCAACTGCTGCTACAGGCGGCACTACTGGTACTGCTCCAACGATTGCGCCTCACGACGCCAATAGTGCGGCGGCATCGGCGGCGGTTGCTGTTTACACAGCCGATCCTACCGCTGGTACATCTGTCGGAACTATCCGCTCAGGCAACCTGTTTATGGCGGTTACTGGAGGCACTGTTGCAACTGGCATGTATGCCGCTAACTTTGGTGATCGCCCATCACAAGATCTCGTGTTGCGCGGCATTGCTCAGCAGCTCGCTATCAGTCTTAATGGCGAAAATACTGCTACATCGGTCATGGATATAGTGGTTGAATGGGTAGAAGACAATAGCTAAATGAACGCTGTTCTGGGAAGCGAAAGAAGCATTTCTCCTCGCTTCCCAGACGGATATGCCAGGAGGGCATCTAAGTGGCTGGAACTGTACTCGGATCAGAGGGCTTTATCGTCCTAACACCGCCAAGTGTTGAGCCTATCACACTAAGCGATGTGAAGGATTGGATCAACGTCGATTTTAGCGACAAAGACGCACTGATAAGCAAGCTTATCACACGTGCGAGGCGTCGTGCTGAGACGCTGACAGGTAGAGCACTCGCTTCTCAGCAGATCCAGTGTACTTTTCCGATCACTAGGTCGCAAGGTGGGGAGTTGAGCGGGCCAATTGACCACGGACCAGACTGGTATCAATTTAACGAACAATTGGGCGCAAATCCGTTTGGAGCGGCAATGTTCTATTTTGACCTACCAATGGCACCAATAGATGTAAATCAGGCAGTATTGATAGAAACAAAAGTAACGGCCTTTGAGAATTGGTCAACGTTTGCTTCTGGCCTACCTTCGGCGCTCACAGCGAACGTGTGGATTGACAACAATCAAGAACCGGCAAGGATGTATTTCTCTGATCCTGTTACAAGCAATTTCTGGCGATTTACGTACTATGCTGGCTATGGCTCTAATACCTTTCCATTGCCCGAAGATCTGGCAGAAGCACTTTTTGAACTCGTAGCGGTGTGGTACGACTGGCGAGATGGTAGCGCTCCTGCTACACAGATTCAGCAAATCGAGAGCAAGTTTTTGTCTAGACGCATATCAACGGCATGGATATAGGAGGATTATGGAAGAGAAAAACAAGCATGCAACTGAGAATGATGTGCTTGCATGGTGTCGTGAGCATGGGGTATCAATTCGGTTCCTGAAAGGCTCGGTACGGATTGAGGCAGATCCTAAAGGGCTTCTTTTGGGTAAAGGAGAAACGCTCTTACATGCGTTTCAGGATCTTCAGGAGAAACACAATCCTGAACGCCTGGCTCTGATTGATGTTGCGCATCAAGCGTACTATGGATTGCTTATGGCGAATCCGCAAGATGCTTCTGCATATGATGAAGCATATGGTGACAATGAGCGATGGGCGTTAGTGGTCAAAGCTATTGTCCGTTATCTCAAGTCTCACGGAATTCCATCCTGCTTTATGGGTGAGGATTAAATGTTAGCAAAGAAGCCAAAACGACAACCGAAGAAGAAGCCTGAAAAGCCCGTTGAGCAGGCTGTAGTGAGCGTGCCTGAGAGCAAGGAAACGGTTGTTGAGTTTGATTTCTTTTTGCCATATTGCGGCATCAGGAGAGCGAAATGACCAAGCATGAGGAAAGTAACAAGGAAGAGGCGTCGAGTAGCATTCCACCCACTGTAGAGCAAGCATTGGCGGGACAGGCCGATTGGGTACGGGCAATTGTGCGCGAGGAAATAGCCAAGTGGGAGAAGCGGCAACTTCACGAGCGCCGATTTGGTGTGCCGTATCCGCCAAAAGAAGTCAAATAGCAGAGGCGCAATCATGGATGATCGATACAAGACGTTTCAGATCGTGATGTGGGGCCAAATTGTGACGATAGAGACAGCCAAGATGATTGCGCTGGTTACGAGAATAGAACAATGGATATGGAGGCTTAGGAGAAGATATGGACGATAAGGAAGATGCAGTATGCCCGCATCCACAAGAGTTTCAGGCGAAGATGCTGAGTCTTGGTTGGGACTCAAGGACATGGGTGCCAACGCCCGGTGTCACGGATGAGGCAACAGAGTTCTACGTCACGCTTGGTAATCGCCACATCCATATTATAAGCATTGCCGAAGCTATGGCGCTCTCAGATGATGAGTTGCGTACTCGCATAGAGCAAGCTGCTGGAATGAGTAAACATGACCTATGTGAGCAATACGGTGCTAATAGTGCCGAAGAGTGGCGAGAACGGTACGGCAATCTTGAGCAAGAGGTAATTCTATGAATGATAAGGAAGAGCAGCAAACTACGCACATCTATCTTGATGGCATGGCTATTTCGAGGGAGTTGGGTGAAGAATTGGTATTTGTGCCTGCGGGATCAAAGCTCAAGGAAGCGTTAACTGAGGCTGATTTAATGTGGCTTACTGACGAGATTGGCAAGAGGCTAGCAAATCGTATGAGAAGCAGCATGATAAGCCATATGGGTATAAGGGCATGAGCGACGAAGCAGCAACACAACCGCTACAAGAGCCTGAGCAAGCACAGGACCAACAGATGGTGAGCAAAGACACGCAATTTGCAGGTTTTGCCGAATTGCTGCTCGAAGAGCTGTTGAACAAACGCGACGGTATGATAGACACATCGGATTGGTGGAAAGAGCAGGCAAAAGTTACTATTGCCCGGCGTGTCTATGATCTTGCTTGTCATGTTTCCACCCAAACACTGCTGATAGCACATGGCGATATGAGCAAGATACCGGATATGACTACGTGGACAGAGGAGACGAGCAAGTGAGCGAACGGCGCAAGATCAAAATTGTCACTGATGCTGTGGGGATACCTCATGTGTATGTGATTGGGACAGACATAGAACTCGACGGCGTGCTCTCCTGCAATGTGGTTGTCAAGCCAACGGATGTCCCTGTTGTTCAGATAGAGATCATGGAGCCGGAAGTCGAAATAAAACCAGTGTCTAGAAAGTAGGGACAACAGGATGGATGACAGAAAACAGGGGCTAGTAGATCGGATCAACAACGACTTCGTGTATCATCAGCCGAAGCCAGGTCAAGCAGAGCGCTATGTCCAGTTACGAGATAAGGCAAAGGAACTAGCCTTGCTCATTGTTGATCTGACGCCAATCTCACGTGAGCAGTCGTTAGCATTGACTGAACTGGAGAAGTCAATCTTTTTCGCAAACGCATCTATTGCTCGCAACGAGTAGGAGTGTGATATGAAATATCGCTGGTCTCATCCACCGAAGATCAAGCCACTTGCAATATAGTGGCGATCGGAAAGGTGAGTATGCATGAGAAAGATGCTCAAGAGGAAAAGCAAATCATTATGTGTAATGTGCAAATACTACAAGACCAATGGCGGGTGTAGGTGGACAGACAAAGAGAGAGATGCAATTAAACGATTTGCGAGAGCAGTCAAAGAACAACGATGCGAAGATTTGTAAGGAAGGGCAATCATGTTCACGCCATATAAGAACCACACCACGAGGCTAGCCGCTACCATGTACGCGCCATGTGCAAGCGTTGGCTGTATTGAGCACGCCAAGCCTGAGAACGCCATAGAGGCAAAACTAGACATCTTTGGCTCTCCACTGGTGCATGTGTGCTTCTGTGATGGTCATTATGGTTTTCTGATGGGCGATACAGCGGAGCATGAGATTATACCGGATATTGCGGTAGAGGAGAAACCACTACACACAGGCGGCATTGCCATTGTTGGCGAAGCTGGTAACGATGAAATCGTGTATCTGCCACAAGGCAGTAGCGTTTATCCAGTGGCTAAGGAGTAGGTATGGGGCAAGGCATCATCTCAGTAAGCAGCGCAATGTTTGAGGAGCGAGAGCAACCGCGAACATTGGCAGAATGGCATGCATTGCTGATGTTGCCAGTGGAGTACAGAGTGCTTGAGGCGAAGGCTGATGCTATGTATCCGCTCTGGCTTATCACTGTGGAGAATGATGCTATTCCAGTGGTCAAGGGTAAGAAGTTGTCGAAAGGGTATTATCTTGAGCGTATCGAGATCGACAAGCCAAAGAAACGTGTAATTTGGTCACGAGAGGAGCAAGCATAAATGGCGCGAGATGTGCATATTGACGCTGGCTACTTTAACAAGCCAATCCAGTTCCAGTCCGAGCAAACTACTCCTGATGGATCAGGTGGTAGTACAGCAACGGGATGGACAACTGCTTATAAGTGCATGGCTCATATCGATAATCTTACCGATTCGACAACAGCGATTAGACGCATAGCAACACGGCCATTTCAGTTCATGCAGCTCTATCCTCAGATGGACGCATTGATGTCTATACGCTATCAAGCAAGCACGGCGCTTACACCAGCAATGACCATACTTTATAGAAATCGACGATATCAAATTATTGATTTGATTACTCCACATGAGGAGTTAGTTGCGATTGTAATACCCGTAGTGCTCTATCAAGCGCCTGGTACACCGGGATAAGGGGGTAGTATGACGATTGTAGGCGGATCATCGCTGCTTCCAACACAGGAGGCGGTCTACACGGTACTCACTGGCAATGCAGGCTTTACTAGCATCTGCGCAGGTCCTTTCGATCCAGCCCCGATAAATCAGGCGTTTCCTTATAGTGCGTTTGGGGCACATACCGAGTCCGCTTGGTATCAATTCCAGAAAACCAGCAAGCAGATTGATTTCGTTATTCATGTTTATAGCAAGCAACCAACATTTGCAGAAGCGATGACCATCTTGAATGTGATTAATGGCTTGATCGAGGGACAAACGCTGAGTTTAACAAGCGGGAATTACACCAACGCTGAGAATGGTGTGCTATTTGTTAGTGCTCGCAAGGTTGAGGAGCCTGATGGACTCACACGACATCTCGAATGTAGATGGCATATCTATAACAATGCCAACTAGGAGGCGTGACGCAATGACACCAGAACAAGAACAGGCACTCACTGACAAGATGGCTGGTATCGGCTACCCAGATTTCGATGTGATGCCAGGCGAAGAGAGTGTGCTCATGCTCCATGTACAGAGTAAGCTGATTGGTGGCACGCTCTATGCATTGGGATTGCCAGATGAGCAGTTGAAGGCACTGATTGATGAGACGGTGGCAGGAGGACAAAGCTGATGGGCGCAATCCGATTGGAGCACGCAAAGGGTAGGAATTTCACTGCTGAGGAGTTGGTTGGGCGACAAATCAGGATTGAAGGGCCAGTTCCTAAGAGGGGAACGCAGCCTATTGGGTACAACATGCTGATCGTTGCCGATGATGAGAGTATCGATAATGCGTGCAAGCTTGAGTTGAGCATAGAGCCTGATGCTGTAATTGAAGCAAGGGTGACGCTCTATCGCTTTGACTTGGCAACCGCAGAAGAACGTGTGCCGACTGAGGTGGTTACGCTGAGGGATAACATCGAAGTGTCGTTCTCTGCTATCGTATCGGAGGTGGAATGATGGGCGCAAGAGTCATTATCGAATGGGATGGGTTGGAGCAGGTAATCTCCAATCTCGCGGATCTTGGGGAGAAAGCACCGCAGAACCTTGAGCATCAGATGGCAGAACTGGCAAGCGCAACGGAGGATGCATGGAAAGAGAGCACGCCGCGACGAACGGGCAGGCTGCAAGAAGCAGATATCGTGGAGACGGGTGGCATGTCATTTACGCTGAATAATGCTACCCGGTACTACGATTGGGTAGATCGGGGGCACATGACTCCAGCAGGTTGGCGTACCAGACATGGCTATCGTCCCGCCAAACGCCGGTCTCATGTTGAGGGGCAAGAGATGACTGATAAGGCTGTTCAGTTTATTGAGGAGAATATTGAGGATTATCTCTCGAAGTTCTTGGATAACATATAGGTGTTGCAATGGAGAATTCAGTAAAAATACATTGCGAAACAACAGGGAAGCTCCTTGCGCGCCGTGATGAGAATGGCGTTTATTTATGGTGCAAAGAATGTAAGGTTGAGCATTTTATTTCGTGGGTTCCCAAAGATAACAAGAGTGAGGAAAATGCCGATAAAGTAGTTTCTGGAGAGGTTTTATGCTATAATCTGAGTATATAAATTGTGTGCCTCTGCAAGTGCGCTAACACTCCAGAGGCCGACCCTGAGTGTAAGTTCAAGGCAAGGTTATTATACCTTGTTAGGAAAGGGGTTTCTACCATGTCTGGGCCAAAAGGCAACAAGAATGCTTTGGGATATCGACACACTGAGGAGGCAAAGAAACATCTAGCGGATATCGCAAGAGGTAAGGAGGGATCAGAGAAACAGCGGCAAACTGTAATTGCTCTAAACAAATCAAGATCGGGCCAACCTGGACATCTCCACACAGAGGAGTCACGTCGAAAAATAGCAGAAGCCCATCGAGCACGCTGGAATGATCCCGAATGGAGAGCTAAAAGAGCCAAACAACTAAGGGAGGCTTTTGAGCAACCTGAAGCGATAGAGAAGATGAGAGAAGGCGTCACTGCCCATTGGTCAACCATTAGTTACGAAGAGAGACTAGAGCGCAATGCTGCAGGGCGAAAGGCTTCTCTGGAAGCAAATCCAACGAGCATTGAAATAAAGGTAAGTCAATACTTAGAAAATCTTGGCATTCAATTTATTGAGCAAAAGCAGGAAGGCCCATACTTTCTAGACTTTTATCTTCCTGTAAAGAGGGTCATTGTAGAGGCGATGGGATGCTATTTTCATTCTTGTGCTGTTTGTGGGAAGCAAAATGCTTACAAGCCCGATGCTCCTGCTTATGACGCAAGGCGTAAGAATTATCTAGAAAAGAGGGGGTATCACGTCATTTGGATATGGGAACATGATATTAACAGGGATGTTGAGTTTGTACTTCGCCCTCTCTTGGAAAAATGTGGGGCGATAGAATACCCTACGGGGTAACGCAAAATTAGAGTTTTGTCAGAACAATAGAAAACGCAAAAGAGCCTTGAGCCACGGAACTGAGCATATCAGTATCGTGGCTTTTTTGATAAGTAGCCTTGAGCCTTGAGCCTTTTGACTACCAGTATCTTTTGGTAAGAAAGGCAGAAAAGGCATTGACAGCTTTAGCAGGAATCGGCGCGTCGGTCCAAGAATCTAGCACGGCCTTTACTGATTCAAGTAAATGGACTCTATCCCTCAAAAACGCCACCAAAGATGTCACCCCATTCGGGGCATCTGGCAGTTGGGCTATAAACATCCCCACGATCAACTCATGGACCGCAAAGGTATCTGTGTTCATTGATCCTAGCGACACAGCACAATCAAACCTCAACGCACTGCTTGGGACAGTCGTATCACTCACGCTCAATGTGAGTGGTACGCCTCATGGCTGGACAGGTAGCGCAATCCTCGCAGGCATCGATCCTAGTGTGGACGCCCAGAGTGCGGAAACATGCGATTACTCCTTTACTGGAAGCGGATCGATCGCTTATTCCTGAGCTTAAAAACAAACGGAGAGGAGGTAACCGCCATTAGCGCATATGCAGGCATAAATGGGGATGTTTGGCTTTCCACGTCACCCCCAACGGCACTTGGCTCACCCGAATCAGTCGCTGACTCAGGTGATCATATTCATTACTTCACAGCAACACATCCGGCGTGGGATTGGACAAAGACGTTGACTGTCCAGTGCTCACCAAATGGCTCGTCAGGCTGGGCAACCGTGACTGACTACATCTTTTTCTGGCCAGCCGGTGAAGTTGTGTTTAACACGGCGCGCGTACCTGGCACGAATAACTTCGTGCGCCTATCTGCTGGCAGTTACTTCACACTCTCTGCTCTGGGGGGCGCGCACATGTGGAAAGCGACTGGAAAGGCTGCCACCAAAGATGTGACGCCGTTCCAGGCCAGCGGTCATTATCAGCAAAACATAGCGACCATCAAATCGTGGACGTTCTCTGTGGACTGCTTCTCTCAGGATGCCAGAATCATGAACGAAATGGTCACGGGAATGAGCGGCATCAACACCTCTGGGGGAGTGATCGTTTGCCAGTTGTGGTGGGACGAGACGAATGGCAGGCGCTATCAGTTTTTCGCGCTCCCAACACAACTGGACACAACTGTTGTGTCCAGCGACGTGGACAAGCAGACGGTGCAAATGACAGTCACCGGGCCACTCTATCAGATCACATCGAACACATTCACGACAGCAACTGTCACACGGATGTAGAAAGCACATACATGGCAAAGATAGTAGAACTGGACACAACACAGGAAAAAGCGTCGCCAAACGGCCATGACGATACATGGCAGAGTTTTGATAGCGACATTGCACTGCTGCAACACATTCTCTCGAAGAAGCCTGCTGAGAAGCTAGTAGACGTACCAGAGTGGAACGTGCGTGTGCTTTGTCGTGCGCTCACCGCTGAGCACCGCATTGATGTGGAGACAAGGGCATACAACGCGGAAACAAAGAGAACCAATTACAGCGTTGTCTCGCACCTGATCTTGATGTATGGCTGCTATAACCCAAGCACCGGCAATCCCGTTTTCTATGGTCTAGACGATAGCGAGGCTGCGCGAAAGCAAAAAGAAGCCACCATGAAGACGGTACTCATGCGAGAACAAGACGGCGGCGCTATTGAGCGCCTGTCGTTTGCCATCTTGCGTCTCTCTCGCATGCTGTTCAACGATGCTGAAAACGCGAAAAAAAACTAGAAATTCGGTCTTTCTATGACGCTTATAGGCTCACTGAGCGGCTTGGCTATCGGCACATTGAGGATCTCCTGCAAGAGATGACGAGCGCGGAGCTGACCGGATGGCTTGCCTACTTGCAGGTGGATGACGAGGTACAGGTACAGCGTCTGGCTTATGCCATTGTCAAAGCGTTCAATGGCGATCAAAAAGGGCCGACGAAGAAGCCAGCGAAGCGCATAGAAGAGGATGAGGAAGTCATAGACACGACCGATCCTAAATTCGCTGAGCAATTTCAAGGCTTTACGTATGCGAAGCCACAGCCACGCGTGCCAACTAGGCAGAGCAGCACGGAAATACTTTTCGGGTGAGAAAGAAATACGGTATAAATGACGATATTGGCAGTTGATACAAAGTGGCATAAGTTGGCTTGTAGAGCCAATCTATGGTATAATATGGGTACAAAAAAGATGTTCGCTCTGGCGGTGCTGGAACACCCCAGAGCTGATGACAAGAAAGGAACTCTCGTCATGTCCTCAAGTATACCACGCCCTAAAAAGCCTGCCCTGGAACGTTTCCTCTCGTTTGTTGCCGTGCAAGAAGACGGTTGTTGGCTGTGGACGGGATGCATAACTAAAGGTGGATATGGAAGTTTTAGAAATGAACACGGGAAAACCGAAAATAGCCATAAATGGGCTTACAAGGTCTTTATTGGACCTGTCCCTGAGGGGTTAGAACTCGACCACCTTTGCCGAAATCGTGCCTGCGTAAATCCAAATCATCTAGAACCTGTTACTCGTTCCCAGAATACTGTTCGTGGACTAAAGGGAATACTTAAACCAGGCAAAATATCTAAATATGTAGGCGTGTATTGGACCGAACGCCTACATAAGTGGCGATCCACCACGAAAATCAATGGCAAAAGTTACTATCTGGGGCATTTTTCCAGCGAAGAAGAGGCGCATCAAGCATATGTACAGGCTTGTAAATCTTATGAAGCAGATGGAACAATCCCGGTAAAACTACTTACAGCAAAGAAAACATCTCGCTATCCAGGGGTATCATGGCACAAACGTAAAGAGAAATGGGGGGCATCAGTACGCATAAATGGCAAACAATGTTACATTGGCTACTTTGTGTCTGAGGAAGAGGCATATCAGGCATATGTAACCGCCAAAACGAACTTTGAACAATATGGCATTCTCCCTCAACCAAGATCGTATGCAAGGAAGTTGCAAGAGAGAGGGGGTGATTGATATCAGCGACATTGGCGAAATAAAAGCTCGTGTGACCATCTCTTATGACGGCGCGGGGATCGACGAAGCAAAGAAAGACCTCTCAAGCCTCTCGGATATCGTCGGCGGTGGACTGACAGAGAATGTAGGCACCGCGAATGAAGCACTGGCGTCGCTTGACGAGCAAATGGGCAAGAATGCGGGAAGTGCCAGCGATCTCGTCTCCTCTGTTGGCGCGATCGAAAAACCTATGCAGGCCAGCGCTGATGCCGTCTCCTCTGTCAATGAAGTCCTGGGTGAGCAGCAAGCGGCGGTAGAAAATGCTGGTACGGCACTGGAGGGCATGCAAAAGCCACTCGAAGATACGACGACGCTCATGCAAAATGCCGCACCTCCTATGAAAACCGTTGTCGAGAATGCGACGGCAATGCAGGCACCTCTGGACGCCGCCAACACCGGCTTCGTTCAGATGTCCGAAAGCCTCAACAACGCTGTGCCACTTATGCCTCAAATGGCGTCGGGCATAAGTGGCGTTGCTGAGGCACTTGATCCTAAAGCGCTCGGACTCAGCGCGGCCACCGATAATCTTGCGGTTTTTCAGGATGCGCTGAGCAATCCTCAGCCGTACCAACTAATCGGTGCGCATCTCGACAGCACCGGACAGAGTTGGGGTGATTTCTTCTCCTCTGTTGGAACCACCAGTGCCACATTTTCACAACAGATGATTGACAATGCTAAGGCGTCCCAGGCGTCGTTCGGCACTATATCATCTGGTGCTCAAAGCGCAGAACAGTCATTTTATGTGGTAGGGAATCAAACCAATGCACTAAGCCAATCCATTGCCGGTATCAACACCTCTGGCGGCGTAGGAACTGCGCTTTACGGACCAGCAGATTCATGGAGCAAACTAAATGCTGGCCTGGCGAGCACGGAAGAGGGGATCAATAAACTCGGTGGCGTGGGGGCAAATCTCTATGGCCCAGAAGTGCCCATCAATCTGGGTAGCATGTTTGATGATATATCGGGGAGCATGGGTAAAGGTTTTGGGGGCTTCGTACAGAGCTTCGATAGCTTTATGAGGCCATTGATGTACCTCCAAATGGCCGGTATGATGGTTGGCGCGGTTTCAACTGGAATTTATAATATGGCGGCTCTGGCAGAGGGGCCAGCCGCGCACTCGATCGGGTCCTTCACCGGGGCTATTGATGTGATGGGGCAGCAAGCGCAACAGACGGGGCAACAATTCTCAGAGGGTCTAGGTCAAGGCATCCTGCCGATGATCAATGCGATGAATAATGTCAGCGGCAACAGCAAAAATACTGACTTTTGGGGTGCCGTGGGTACGGGCATTGGTCAAGTGGGTAGCTTGCTCGGAACGGTTGGACAAGTTGCTGCTGGTGCGATTATGGATCTGCCGTGGCTTGCCTTTACGCCGAGCACGAATATCTCGTCTATGCCAGGCAATAACTTGATGCAGCAAGGATGGGAGGGACTGCAAAACCTCTGGGCGCAAATCACAGGAGGAAAAGAACCCTTTCCAACCCCTGGTACACCTGGATCACAGGTATCGTCAGTCCAAGCGTCAATCAATGCAGGCATCCCCGCTATGTATGCGCAAGCGAATGATCCAGGGTACCTGGCCGCTCAGGCGTACGCAAGCAGTCAGATGGGCTACGCGACACTAGGACAAACTCGCTACGATGTGTCACATCTCAGCGGTTTTGATACTGCCCCCTGGTATCAAGGCGTACCTACAGCAGCAGCGGGTCCACTTAACTATGCACCGCAAGCGTATCAACAATCCTTAATGCCACAGATCCTCGCAACTGGTGGTGCCGGGTCCGGTCTTGACGCTGTGGACCTGAACCGGCTGTACTTTGAAGCGGCGGACGCGCGGGCTGCACTGGTTGCGCCAGAAACCCCTGGTTGTTTCCCTGCTGGCACTCCTGTCTTGCTCGCTGATGGCACTGAGAAGGCCATTGAAACTCTGCACAGTGGAGATCGAGCGCTTGCCCACGATGGCACCAAACAGGTCACTACAACGATTTTAGCACTTATCAAGCCGCCTCCAAAGCTCGTTTACAAACTGGCTTTTGACGATGGCAATACATTAACGCTGACTGATTCTCATCCTGTATCGACGGATCGGGGTTGGAAATCACTCTCACCTGATGCAACGCGAAAAGAGAATCCTGATTTTGCCGTAACAGTATTGCAGATCGGGGATCGCATCCACACGGTTGGCGGCACCTGCACACTGCTGGCAATACAGCCATGCGAGATCGTCCAAGTCTACAACATCACGGTTGGCGAGCAGCACACGTTCTATGCTGGTGGTATCCTCGTCCACAACAAAATATCAATGACTGGTACGCAAGTTATGCAAAACGTGGCGAATACCACCGTGCCTGACATGGACATGAAGAATACCAATCTCATCCAAAGCCTGGCAAGCAACTTTACCGGAGCCGATATCTCACACACGTTCACAGCGTCGGTCAATTGGGCAGCAACAGGCGACTTAGCGCATACCTTTCAGGGTTCTCCAGGCTGGGCAACAGTCGGTGAGTTGGCACATATATTTCTGGGTGCTCCTGATTGGGCAACAGTCGGTGAGTTAGCCCACACATTTCAGGGCATTGCTAATTGGGTGGCAACGGGTGGCTTGCAACACTCCTTTGAGGGGATTCTCAACTGGGTAGTTCCACCAGAGATTCAACACACGTTCGAGGGTATTGCTAATTGGGTGACATCGGGCGAAATGGCCCACACATTTCAGGGATGGGCGTCGTGGGTTGGACAGGAACTCACCCACACATTCACTGCCGTCGCGAATTGGGTGGTATCTGGGCTCTCGCAAACAGCTTCTGTGCCTGGATTCGCTGCTGGTGTTCAAAATTTCGGCGGCGGTCTCGCTGTCGTGGGTGAGTACGGGCCTGAGCTGGTGCATCTACCTCAAGGCACCAGCGTGTACCCGCAATCAGCAACAGGCGGCTTTTCTGGCCTCAACATGGGCAGTATCGGTGATAGTGGGCAACTCAATCTTACCATCAATCACACAACGATGCTCAATGGCAAGGTCATGGCACAAGAGACGATCCCTTTGATTGCTCCAATCCTTAGAAGCCAGATGGCGGTGCGCCGATGAGCATCACATGCACCATCAGCGGCGTCTCTGTCACGGTTGGCAACGCTTCATTTAGCTTGCAAGACCCGCTTGAGAACAGATCCATCCTCACGTTTACCGTGTTGGACTCAGCAGGCACCGCAATATACACGCGTGGACAGCCGGTCACGTTCTCAGATCCCGGCATCCTGAGTTACGTTGGCTATGTCCAATCCGACGCGCCAACCAAAGACGGTTTGGTACTGCCGTATGTCGAACACATCGTCACCTGCATGGATGGTCAATATCTGCTCGATAAGCGCTCAAACTCAGTAAATTACCTCAACTGGATAGCGGGCAACATCGTCGTTGACTTTGTGCGCAGAGACCTCGCGAATGAGGGCATAACGATTAGCGCTGCAATGCGTCACGACACAACAGTTAGTGACTTCAATCAGGGCAATCTCGACGGGACGGTGGGAGCAATCAATACTACTCCTGCCACTACGCTGAATGGGGTTATAAGCACTACAGATGACGGAGATCTAGAGATAGCGGGAGCTGGTAGTAATCTCACCATTTCCGAATCAACGACAGCACAATTTGCCGCTGGTACGCTCACTAACGTTGCTGCATCGAACAATGCGCTCTCACCATCAACGGTAAGCGCCTTGTCATTCACAGCGACTTTGCCGGTGGCACTCGCCACAAACAACCTCTATATGGAAATCTGGTCGGGATCTCAGGTTGTGGGCACCAATGACACGCTCAATTATGACATCTGGATCAGTTCAACGTCACCAGCGTTCAATGCAGGTGTCGATCTCAATTTCAGTGATAGCACCAGCCTTAACACTTACGTGGGTCCAACCGATGACAACACCCTGGCAGCCTCGCCTACAACCGATCTTTCAGGGTACGCCAAAGACACATGGTACACGCGCTCTATCGCACTCGGCACTGTCATCAATGGCAAAACGGTCAATAGCGTGTGTGTAGCCGTGGCTGGCAACAGCGCCGGGACGTACAACATTTTCTTTAAGAATATCTATCTCGGCTCGCACTCAGGTAGTCCATTCTTTTCGACGAGTGCCACTGCTACCCAGGTCAACCCGTCCACAGTGTTCTCTAACGCGACCTACCCCGGAACGTTGGCATCAACAAGCGTGGTACAGGCGATCAGCTCGAATACTGTGAACCGGGTTTCGTCTGCCTATTCTATCGACGCCGTGAAGCTAACAAACTCTACCTTTATCACATGGGATTCAACCTCCCCATCCAACTCACTTGTGCAAATGTCCGTGTCCTACGATGGCAACGCATTCTTGCTCTGTACGAATGGCGCGCCGCTACCGGGTCTACCTGCCGGGTCAAACGTGGCTGGAACATCGCTCTACCTGCAAGAGATCTTCGTCACGGGTATCACACCGACCGCGTTTCCGTCCCTCTCAGCGGTGACGGTGACGCTTACAACGGCACCCAATGCCACGAAGAGTGATGTCACAACCAGTTACGGCACCTCTGCACAGTGGAACGCAGGGACGCTCACTGGTGTGGCACCCAACGCAAACGGGGATCTGACTTTACTCAATTCAGTACGCACATGGAACGATAACCTGATCACTAATCAGACATTTTTTCCATCGTCTGGCGGTTCGCCCACTCAGTCGGCCAGCGGTGGTACATATAACCAGATTATCCCAGGCAACGGGAGCTTCCCAGGCTTCTGGGCGCTCTCACGGATGGACTTTATTGCGGCAAGGGCGGATTTCTCCCTTGATGTTGATACAACCTTTGCCTTTTCCGGCTCAGGAACGCCCGTAGGGAAGATAGGCATTGTCTACCGTGGCACAGGGTGGTCTTCGGCTGACCAGAACTACGCCTATGTCGTGCTTGTCACCTGGACAAGCAGCCCAACCATCGAGATTGGTTACGGATCGAATAGTAGCGGAGGTTCGACTGGCACCTACACGCTGGTCAAGAACGCCTCAGTCGCGCTTGGTACCGGCTCGAATCATCTCAAGATTGTCGTAAGTGGCAAAACGCATCAAGTCTTCTGGGCGGGATCGTCAAGCCCGATTCTCACCGCAACCGACTCAACCTATATGAGTGCGGGTCAGTTCGGCATTATCACCTACGGCGACGATGTAAGCGCGACTGAAACATTGACTGGCAAGTATGACAATCTGGTGGTTTCCTCGAATATCGGCACGTGGCAATCGGGTTCTGTCTCCCTGGCTGCGCTCACAACCATCGAGGGAAGTAACATCTCCTGGCTGGAAACGCTGGCTACAGGTGTCCCATCGGCCACGGCCATCGTCTCAACGAGTATCGACGGTGGCACGACTTGGAAGCCATGCACGAACAATGCACCCATTCCCCAACTGCTAGAGGGAACAAACGTGTCGTCCCTCTCACTGATTGCGCGCATCATCTTGTTCAGTGCGACTTATGCCGCCAACCCCGTCATCGGTGGCTTGAACTGGCGCGTACTGGGCGCATTCCCAACGGTGACAGGCACGCGGGACACGGCACCGTTGGGCAATGATATGCAGATCACGCGTACGGTCGGTAGCGGCTGGGGCAATGCGTTTGATAGCCAAACCTGGACACAGGCAGGCACAGGCGCTACAGCAGTGGCGACAGGCGAAGCGACGATCACCAACACGACCGGGACCGTCTATATGCGGCTCGGTACGCGCACCGGGACCAACATCCAGGGCACGCACCGCTTCTCTCTCTCGTCCAGCGCGGAGACGGCGGGAATCTTTCTGCGTTACGTGGACACCAACAACTACTACGCGCTCGCTGCCACGACGAGCACAACCTCCATTCTTAAGAGACTGGCAGGCGTAACCACGACATTGGCAAGTGTGAGTATGGCGCTGAGCATCAATACTCCGTACCAGATGCACTTTTTGACAGCAAACTCTGGGCCAGTCTCGCTCTTTGGCAATATGTGGGCGGATGGAAGCCTAGAACCAACGGTAAATTCACTAGGCCAGTGGAATGATAGCCTCTGGGTTATCACAGCACTTGATTAGATCGAAAGGACATATCACTTATGGGAGCAGCGACAGTTTTGGCCGAAGCGGGGACAGGAGCATCAGTCTCCTGGGCCACCGCAGAGGGCGGCGTTACCTGGAATCTGGCGGATAGTATCACCGCGACGACGCCAGTTGCGATCCCGACAGCGACCGGGACCAATTTTTCATGGATCAAAAATCTCGTCTTGTACGTGACGGTTGCCGGTACCACGGCCTTTACCAACCGCACCGTCAAGGAATCGAGCAGTCTATCAACTGGCCTCGCGTTCTTCTTCAAAGATGTGGCCGTTGCTTCCTATGCTCAATCCGCGTCAGGCAACAGGCCGGCATCGTCAGGATCAAATGGGGCAACGCCAGCAGGTTATACAGCTATGACAACTACGGCACAGCAATGGGACAACACAAGCCACTCTTCGGGCAGCACAGGGCCAAACGGGGATATATGCGTAATCGTGGCAGGAGTAGACAATACTTACGTCGGTGGTGCAGGAAACGCAATTTCAATGAATAATGTGATCCTATCCTACGATGAGGCATAGATGAAAAAAGATGTATATGCGTGGGCTGTTCTGTATCACGACGGCTCGTCCATTCAGGAATACGATCGCCCCGATGGACACGGATTTGCCGTCGTTGACAGCGCACAAGTCAGGCGCCTCACGCTGACATCCCCTGACTGCTCACATTCCGTGGTGGTGCCCACCGGGGCTATGCCCGTCTTTTTTCGACGCAGGAGCATCGCATTGCAGCCAGGCGGTGATCCGATTCCGACTGTGCATTGCATCGGGTGGAAGCGCGAGGACAAGGCTGTTTATCTCTTCATTTCTGAGGATGGATCAACGCTGGCTACGGAAAATCTACAGGCGGTGTAAATTGTCACACCGCCTGTTAAAAGTTATCGATCAGAATAATCGCCCGCCTTCGGGCCATTCATGGGGTAATTTGACATGTTTTCGGTAATTACATGTCGGGCATGCAAGCACCAGATTATCAGGCCAATTAGTACCGCCTCTAGAAAGTGGTATTACATGGTCAATATGATATTGTTCCAAATGTTTTTGACAGTAGTAACACTTGGATTTTTGGGCTTGCAACTTATGTTGAATATCCTGTGCGGTGTATCTTCCTGGAGCAGCAAGATAGCGAGCGCGCCTAATATGACTCGCTATTCTGACTCGTATTTTTACATCCTCTCGCTGGAAATATCGCGATCTGTAGGCTTGGTATTGCTCAGTTTCCCTCCATGCGCGATGTTTTTCTCTATAATATTCTGCTCGTTCTCTTCTGTATTGGCGAGCGTATGCTCTACTATGTTGCTTATAATGCTCAGTTGCACGCTGCTTCTTGCGCGAAAGTACCGCACGCTCAGGATTTTCTTTTCGCCAACGAGCATTCTTTGCTCGCTCTTTCGCGAGTGCATTTGGGTTGTTCCGACGAAGTTTACGATTGTATTTATTCATGCAGTCTTTGCACTTTATATACAATCCAGTTGGAGAATAACTATTCTTGCCAAAGTATTCCAATGTTGCAGGCTTGTTTATACCACACTCAACACAAGTGAGAGTAGGAGGAGGCTCAACTTTTTGGGTTTTACGCATAAGGTCATAGTTTTTGATGCACTCTTTGCACCAGGATGTAACTCCATAAAGCCCTCGCTTGCTTTTACTGAAGTTCTCAATAGGGAAGATAAGTTTGCATTGAGTGCATCGCTTATGCCCAAGTGGAAAATTTTCAGGCGTTTTTCTAATGCGTCGATCCCTATGATACTTGTTGATACAATCTTTCCTGCAAAGATTAAAACCATCTTTTCTATGCCCATCACGAGGGAAAAACTCAGAGGTGAGTGGCTTAAACTGCTCACACTTAGTGCAATACTTTTGGGGTATACTGGTATCCATAGTAAGGCTCCAATCCTTGCTATCAGCCAGGGGGTGTTACCAGCACCGCTCTGGTACCACATTATTACCCCTCAATTATACCATGAAGCAGCCTCTAGAGCAAGTTTAGGGGGTGTTTTGTGACAATTTTCTATGGCTCGTCGATTGCGAATGGCACCATTACCACGGCCAATACTGCCTCTACCACTACGGGTGGCACCGAGACCAGTAAGACAAGCACGTGGTCCGGTGGCAATCACTTTGCCGAAGTATGGTCACAGGGCGGATCGTCTACACCTGCAACGTCTATCCCGGCAACACCTGACGGGCATGGGTGGGTCACGGCTGCTCCTGGCGCGGGATCATTTGCGAACGCCAACTGGTCCGCATCTATCGCCCTCGCTCTCTCCAGCAGCTCCACCGTTTCGTGGACGGTGCGCTTTTTCAAATATAGTTCTGGCACCTATACCTCTATAGGAACGATTGCCACCTCTGCTGCCAGCCTGGGCACCTCGCGTACCGTTATTTCTTTCGCAGCAACCTCAATGGCACTGACTACCTTTGGGGCAGCCGATCTGCTGTATGTGGATCTATGGATGCAAGACACGACCGGGGCGGGCGGAGATAACGCGATTGTGTACGAGTCGAACAGCGCAACTCAGGGGGTAGCCAATGATGTGCAAATCACCACGAGCACATTTACCCCATCTGGCACTACCAATAGCCGCACTGTTCCCGCTACTGCTGCGTTGCTGCAAACCAGTTCACGCACCGTGCCCGCTACCGCTGCCCTCCAAGCAACAAACTCGCGGACTGTACCTGCAACGGTCGCATTGCTCCAAACCAGTAGCAGAACCGTGCCCGCTACGGCTGCCCTGGCCAACACATTCAGTAGGACCGTTCCCGCTACTATCGCGCTCGACCAGCCTAGCAGCCGAACGGTTCCCGCTACTATCGCGCTTTCAGGAACGTTTAGCCGAACGGTTCCCGCTGTTGTTGCTCTCACTCACACGAGCACGCGAACGGTCCCAGCCAGCATCGCTCTCTCAACGACTGGACATCGGACTATTCCAGCCAGTATGGCGCTGACCATCGAGATTGCCAGTGGCGGATTCGGCGTGTTCGCAAGCGGACCAAACACGGTTTCTTTCGACCATCTGAGATTTACCGAGTATCCTGATCCTGCTCTATGCCTCGCGCCTGTGTTGCCGCGTTTGGGTAGCACCACCGTTGCATGGGATGAGGCTATCCCGACGAACGGAGCATGCACAGTCAAAACAAGCCTGGATGGGGTCAACTGGACGGCGATTCCTACACCAACGGCCATGAAATTTGATGGCACGAGCGGCTATATCAGCCTGCCAACAACGGGACTACCAACTGGGGCTGCAGCGTGGAGTATGGAGTGCTGGTGTCAGATGCCAAATCCGCTACCAACGACAGGGACCGGATTCAACACGACTATGAGCATGGGTACGCCTGGCGTCTCAAACGAGTTTGCATACATCTACTACCGCACAACCGCGACTGCATTTCGTATTGACGTGGTAAGCACAAGCATTCAAAGCTCGGTAGTTGTTCCAGGTGGCATCTATCACTTGGTTGCTACCTATGATGGCACAACGCTCAAATTTTTTATGAACGACATATTGCAGGGAAGCGCAACCGTCACGCTCAACATCACTGCCAGCATTGCGCAAATTGGCAATGACAATTCAGGAGACTTCTGGGCAGGAGTTGAGCAGGCCAGCGCGTTCTACTCTACCGCGCTCTCTGCCGCCCAAGTCAGCAATCACTTCGCAGCCGGGCTAGTTCCCAATACCTACAACGCGGTAGTGCTTGCTGACTCGCCAATTCGCTTCTACCTGCTCAATGATGCCGGTACGACAGTCGTCGATAGCGGATCACAGGCGCAAAATGGCACAACACATGGCACAATCTTGGCGAACGTTCCAGGGATCATTGCCAGCACCAACAGTAACACCAACACGATACCGGGCCTGACTGGGCAGCCTGATCCAACCATCGATATTTTTACAGTAAACTCGTCAGCAAATTATACGAATACAGCCAAATCAGGCGGTAGCGTGTCCACGGTGGCGTATGACACAGCAAACAGCCGCATAACGCTTTCAGGCGGCTCCGGTGGTCTCTATCTCTATACTGCCATCAACGACAATGATGTGGATTTGATTGCTGATATGGACGAGTCGGACGCAGGCGGCCTCGTGTGGCGATTTGTTGATACCAACAACTACTACGAGTTGGGCGCATACGATGATAGCTCGTCCAGCGGCTTTACAAATCAGCTGCGCTTGTACAAGGTTGTGGCTGGTACTCGCTCACTGATCGGAAGTGCTTCTGTCATCTCATGGCCACGTTCAACGCCTGGCAGTAGCCCATACAAGAGAATCCGAGTAACGATGCTCGGAACCACGATCACCGTGTATTTTGATGGCACAGTCATGCAAACCGCGACGGATAGCACGTTCGCGAGTGGTCAGATGGGACTACGCAACGACGGGGGCACATCACGCTACTATCAGCTTCGATTGCAGGCGGTTGGGGATTATGTGAGCGGCACACCTGCTGGGGATATCGTGACGAGTGATTTTGTCTACACACAAGTAACACTCTCGACGACCGATCCCACCGTCAACCCGCGAATCCAAGACTTGACCACAACGGCAAATAGCCCATCCGTTGGCAACGGCCTGGTCATCCCGCAGTTGCATGATCCAACCAAACCGTTCGCGGCATTCTACAACGCTGAGATGGACTCACTCGCACAATCGAGTGGAGATTTCTATTGGGCTGTTAACAGCAATGCACTTTCCTTTGTGGGTCGTCAGGCAGTACCCGCGCCCTGGTGTCTTCACAGTGCAGATTTGTTGTTTACCCCAACCGTGAAGCCGACATTCAGCGCGGATCTCTACCGCAACCGCATGAAGATCACCAACTGCCTGGGCACAGTCACCATCACTGGCGAGCAGAAGATAGCCGATGGGACAGCTTCTTCGTGGCAGATGGCCTATCCGCTCTACAGTGAGCCGAGCATAAACGTGCAGGGTGTTTTCAAGACGGTCGGCGTGCAGGGCGGTACTGTTATAGCTGATTTCTACTGGCAAGCGGCATCAAACAGCATTAGCCAAGACCCAAGCGCGGCAAAGATCCCATCGGGCTATGTAATCAGCGTCGATTATACCGGCCAATTTCCGACAACAGTCGTACGTGACAATTTGCCAGAGCAGGAGGCGCGCAAATCCGTTGAGAACAACACCGGCATTATAGAGATGATCGAGGATGGCAAGCAGATGCTCGTGAGCGCGGCGCAGATCTACGCTGATGGCTTGCTTGCCCGCAATGCAAACAACAATACGGTAGAAATCGTGGTCACAACACAAAGGAGCGGATTACAGAAGGGGCAAGTAGTCCCTGTATTCTTAGAGGAATTTAACATCAATAATGCGCAACTGCTGATCACGAATGTGGCCACGATCGGAGAGCAACGGGCAGATGGGACAATTTTGTATCAGTGGACGATAACAGCAACGAACGGCCCGAACCTTTCTAAGTGGTCATCGTCATTAGGTTTATGAGTGGCATTACGCATAACAAGGAAAGAGGCAATTATGAACTGGTTAAGTGTTTTTACTACGCTTTTTGATATTGTATGGCTTATAGTGCTGCTCTCCGTTTTATGGCGCATTATGCGAAGTTCAGAACGCAACTCAAAGGCCAATCAAATCATTGCCGAGACGCTGATTGGCACGTCTGCAAGCAACGCTCAGAGCGCAAAAGAAGCGGTCAAAGTGGCACAAGACGCAATTGATTTGCTAAAGGGACAATTACATGGGGCTAAATAATCCAAATGTATTTCTGCCAATTATCAGTATTGTTGTCTCTATCCTTGTGGTAGCAGGCGGATTTGCAGCATTCA